GCAGAACCACCAGCACCAGCACCTCCGCCAAGAGCAATATAATTAATCGCTCCTGTTATTGAAGAATTTGCACCGTTGCCTCCCCAACCAGCAGGCGAAGCACCATTAACACCAGCAGTTCCCCCACTACCCACATTAACAGTATAATTACCAGAGGGAACTGATATATTTTGTAAATATACATATCCGCCTCCTCCACCACCGCCACCAACATAAGAATATCCACCACCACCACCTCCACCAACCACCAAGATATCGCATAGCGTACTTTCCGGAAAATTAACAGTATATGATGTTTGCGTTTCTGTGCCTCCACTATGTGTGAATGTCAGGTATTTATAATCACTATTTATAACGACTGGTTCAAGTTTTTCTTTTCCATATATATACCAGCCTTGAAATACCAATAAACCAGCATCGTATGTATGTTGTTCAGATACAACCATTAAATAATTTTTAAACATCAAACTATTAGTAACAGTTTGTTTGACACCAAAATCACCTCCAGCATTATATGTATAATTCGTTTCAGTATGTAATAACGTCCAATCTGAAGCGGTTGTAGTATTCGTATTTGAACCATATATTTTAAATGCTTTTGGAGACCTATATTTTTGAACTCCTCCTAATATTCTAAATGAAGAAAAGACAATACCAACAGGCATTTCTATTTTTATCCATGCACCTTGAAAAGTTGGGTTATAATAAAATGATGAATTATATGTTGTGCTATTCGTCCACCCTGTCCCTACATACCACCCACTACCATCTGGTAATGCCACATTATCATCATGATTAAGAGCAGGTCTATTACCACTTGTACCTATGACATAATCATTCGTTAATCCATATATGAAAAGACCACTACTTCTACCACCTGCTGTTTGAGTACCTCCTACTGAAAACTTATATAATCCCATGCCGTATGTATTTTTAAATGTAGATGATGTTTGTTCGTTGTTTCCTTGAGTATTCGCTGTATCATTGTATGAATATGTATATGAAAAACTTGTTGAATGGCTTGCTTCTATAGAACCATTTTGAACAGTATAAATACCATTGGTATCATTGTAAGTAAAATACCTATATGGAGGATAAATACTTTCAACATTAAATGTTTGAGGATCTGTAATTGGAGTCATGGACGATGACGAGGTTAATTCAAGCGCTGCCGATTGATTGAAAGACTGTCTGCGATATCGTATGATGATGATTCCTGAACCACCGCTACCCGCGAACCCACCATTGAATCTTCCCCCGCCACCACCTGAACCGGTGCCGTATGTTCCTGATGTAGCAAAATCTCTTGGTGCTGGTCCGTATGTTCCATTACTTAAGATATATATCATACCATTACCTCCAATACCACTACCACCAAGACCTGCTGTTAAGGAGGTATTTGTATATTGTGCGGCACCACCACCTGCCGCATAAAACTGTGATACCCCAATTATATTAATGTCAACCCCTGAATTACCATTTGTGTAATTTGTTGCGACTGGACCAGCTCCACCACCTCCTCCTCCTTGTATATCATTCGCTGTAGTAGTATTTTGTCTCCCGTTATTACCTCCTGCTACATAAGAAGAACCATTCCATAATGTAGCAGGTTGAGTTGCTGTCCCAATAGCATTTAAAACATACCCATTATCATTTGTTTCCATTGTACCACCACCTGAACCTCCACTACGTCCAGGAGTATTTTGAGGTATATTATATGTCCCCCCTCCGCCTCCACCAAATCCTCGTAGTTCTCGTGATACACCTCCTAATGTTAAAGAAATATAAGATGTCCCGTTACTATTCATTAAAGAACTATCAACTCCATCTTGATCGGAACCATATATCCAAGATCCAGCACTGGAGTTTGCACCAATACCTCCCCTTCCTATTTTTACTGTATAAGTTCCAATAGGAAGAGTCTGATTTATAGCATAAACAACACCTCCAGCACCTCCTCCAGCACCGCACCATTGACCGCCAGCACCACCACCACCAACCACCAAGATATCGCAAACAAGATTCTCTGTAGTCGTAATCGTATAATCCTTGGTTGTTGCGGTTCCCGAATAAGGAAATTGGATATATCTATCGGCGGTTCCTGCGATTATACTAGAGGTCACTGTTTCACTTGGAGGTTTCCTATAACGTATGATGACGATTCCTGATCCGCCATCTCTTGCGTATATTTGTTCGTTTGTAAGCGCATTAACACTCCAACCACCACCGCCACCACCCCTTCCTGCTGTAGGAATACTTCCAAATATTGATTGTGTTGTAGTAGCGTAAGCACCAGTTCCACCACCTGCGGTGACCGCTCCCGATGTTGCTGGAACGTTACCTTGATTAAAATCATTATATACACCACCAGCACCACCAGAACCATACATAATAGGACTTCCACTGCCTATTATATCAATATTTACTCCAGCACCTCCAGCACCTGATATATTATTTGTTGTATCACCATTACCACCAGCTCCGCCAGCGCCACCTCCGCCGCCGCCAACGTAATAATAATAATTTGGCATTTTGATGGCACCAATACCACCAATGTTGCCACGAATTGTTGAACCATTTGGCGATTGATTTGTCAATATCGTAAATGTAGATGAAGAAGTATTTGTTGAAATAATATTACCATTTGAAACAGCTCCATTTGTCCCTACACTCTCACTTCCACCACCTGACCCTCCGGTGCCTCCAGTTACAGAACCTCCTCCAGCTGTGCCATTTGCCGCCCCTAAACCACCGCCTTTTGCCCTAAAAATGGTTGTAGCACCAAATAATATATCGCTGTCATTACCATTTGCCCCTTGTGTATTTCCTACACCTCCTGTCTTGAGTGATATACCACCATTCGCAACCTTTACAGAATATGTCCCAGTAGGATAAAAGACATTTTGTGTATATAATACAGTCCCACCACCTCCACCTGAACGACCACCGCAACCTCCACCACCAACCACCAAGATATCGCAAATAAGGTTCTCTGTAGTAGTGATCGTATAGTCCTTGGTTGCACCATTTCCCGAATAAGGAAACGATATATATCTATCATTAGTCCCAGCAATTGTCCCTGAAACGACCATTTCGCTAGGAGGTTTCCTATAGCGTATGATAACGATACCTGAACCACCGTCTCCACCAGCGGGTGTATAATCAGCCCCCCCGCCACCTCCTCCTCCTGTTCCATTTATTCCAGGATAACCTTTACCATTAAGAGGAACAGTGTCTACACCACTACCACCCCATCCACCTTTACCTCCTCCTCCTAACCCCCCATTACCACCTTCAGTGCCACTAAGTTTAACACCCTGCCATCTTCCATTTCCTCCTCCTCCGCCAAAATATAAAAATCCATCTGCTTCTATTACACCACCCCCAGTATTCGTTCCAAATAAAGTTTTGAAATCATAGTTAACAGAATTAATTGTTGCTGATTTTATTCCTATACCTCCATGTGCTCTTTCAAGTTCAGCATTACCGCTATCACATATTGCTAAAGCATTTTCTCCAACACCTCCTGCTCCTCCACCACCTCCTCCGTGCCCTGGATTGCCAAAAGCATTACCGCCATTATTACCATATTTAATACCAGTAACACCATCTAATACAGGTGTATAAGGAGTCGCAGCACCTCCAACTCCAGCAGCAACATTGTAGGCATCTCCGCCTCCTCCCGAACCTCCGCTACCACCATTCGCATTTGCGAATTGCCCTCCACCACCTCCGCCTTCTGCTACAACTTTATTACTGATATTATTTGTTTTAAATATTTCACTATCATTACCTTTATTACCTACTCCATTCAAACCACCTGCCGAAACTCCTCCTAAACCCCCTTTACCAACCTTAATAGTATAACCACCATTCATAGTAACATTTGTCATAAAAATAACTGCCCCTGCCCCTCCACCTCCGCCATGTGATTCGCTTCCACTACCACCACCTCCAACAATCAAGATATCACAAATAATATTCTCTGTAGTCGTGAAAGTATAATCTTTGGTTGCTCCAGTTCCTGAATAAGGAAACGATATATATCTATCAGTCGTCCCTATCGTTCCAAAAGTAGTCCCAGTAACTACAATTTCTGTAGGTAGAGGAGAAACCACAATTTCATTCGGGATCGACGAGGGAACCGCAATCTCATTTGGTAGTGTCGTCACAAAACCATTCGTAATATTCAAAGACGTATTGCTGGTAATACTATTCGTAATAGTAGCGCTACTAGCGCTCAAACTACCGGCTGTTAATGCACCTGATATGTTAGCATCTCCTACAACATCTAGAGTTCGTGAAGGAATCGTCCCTATGCCAACCCTCCCATTCATTGTGGTATTCTTATGGATTATTGTTTCGTTCGAAGAGAACCACGCCAGATCCGCTACGGTATTCCCAAAAATCTGCGTGCTATTCTCACATTGTAGTTTAAGGGCGCTGTTAGTATCATTAATGAACCGATAGTCATTTTGAGCGTCCGCACCAGTTCCACGGCGAAACTCAACAGTCGCTGTGCCGGTTGTTGCGGTATCTAGTAATAACCTAGAGTTGCTAACGATTGCTTGTGTCTGTCGTCGGTATCGTATGATGACGATTCCTGAACCGCCTTTGCCACCACCAATAGTTCTTGACCAATCACCGCCACCACCACCACCTCCTAACCCGTTTATACCATTGTATCCGTTTTCGTCTGGTGCTCTTGAACCTAATCCACCACCACCGATTGGAGCATTTTGTATGGTTGTATCAGTTCCTAGATTAGTATTTGCACCACCTGTCCCGCCTCCAGCGTAGTATATATTTAGACCAGTTATAGTATTTAGCACTCCATTGCCTCCTGTCCCGCCCCTGTAATATTGAGTAGAACCACCCGCAAATACACCAGGTGAAGCAAAATTAGCATTTTCACCTATACCACCAGCACCTCCACCACCACCTCCACTTCCATAACCTGTTGCGTTTGCTGTTCCTCCACGATTACCTTGCAATGATGTATATGTTTGTTGTGTAATATTATCATCACCATTACCTCCATAAGACCCTACTTGTCCTATTGTATGAGCTGGAGCTGTTTGTAGAGAACCTCCACCTCCTCCTCCACCATACGCAATATTATTTATAGTTCCACCGGTTATTGTAGAGTTATATCCTTGTAGTCCATTAACTGTAGTTGAACCAATACCAGTTCCGCCATCACCAACACGAACAGTATAATTACCTGCAATCATACTAACATTACTTGTATATACATATCCTCCCGCACCACCACCACCAGTAGCACCACCACCGCCACCACCTACTAATAATATATCACATACATAATTTTCAGTTGTCGTAAAAGTATATTGTGTTTGTCCTGTTAATCCAGAACTAGTGGTAGTATAAGGGAACGATATATATCTATCAGTCCCTATCGTCCCAGAGGTAGTCCCTGCTACTACAATCTCTGTTGGTGTTGTTGCGATTGTTGTATTATTATAGATCTGTAAAGGTGTGATAGGATCTGTTGTACCAATACCAACATTACCATCGTTATAGTATATTTTAGATCCAGAGGTGCCGGCTACCGTAGTCCATTGACTAGAACCGCCTCCAATGGAAGTGACTCCACCTACATAATTGGTAATCACATTAAGTGCAGGTTCTTGTATAAGCGATATAGAAGATGATGCTGATTGGGTTAAATATCTTATTATTACGATGCCTGAACCGCCACTCCTACCATTAAATGTAGCTGACCCTGTAGATGTAGACCTTGCCGCACCTCCTCCACCTCCTGTTCCATTTGTCCCATCTACATTTTCACTTCCACCACCTCCGGTTCCTCCTGAACCTCCTGTACCACTATGAACGCCGCCTCCACCTCCTCCTGCAAACCACCCTGATTGACCTACTGATGTTCCAAATATAGAACTCATATTTCTTCCCACACCTCCATCTCCAGCCCTTGTTGTTGAAACGCTATTTTGTCCAACAGCACCAGCACCACCTCCACCTCCTCCTGTTCTTCCTACTCCTCCAGCAACAGTTCCATCACCTCCCTTAAATCCTTGTCCTGTTGTTCCAGCTCCACCTGTTCTATTACCAGTCTCAGCATTACCAGCACCACCACCTGAACCACCAGCATTACCATTCGTACCTCCACTATTTACACCAGCACCTCCTCCAATTGCTATATTAGTTCCGAATAATGAGTTCTTACCATTTGAAGCAACTGTTCCTATCGTATTTTCTGTCCCTCCAGCACCACCATTACCTACCCTAATAGTAATATTTCCAGAAGGTAAAGTAGTATTTTCTAATAATATAAGACCACCAGCACCACCACCAGCACCAGCGTTGCATCCACCTCCGCCACCTCCAGCCACTATTAATACATCACAAACAATCCCACCACTAGGCACAGTAATAGTATATTGTGTCTGTCCTGTACCAGCTCCCGCAGTTTCTGTAGTGTATGTGAAAACCTGATATGTATAATTCCCTGTCGTTCCCGTGGTAGTTGCAGAAGGCGAAGCAGTTATTGTAGGCGCAGGCGTAGTACTATATGTATTAATAAAATTAGAACCAGCAGCAATCGTGCCGCTATTTAATATAGAATACGATACATTACTAGTCTTTTTATTTACAACACCGAAAGCCCCTTTGTTATTTACAATCCTCCATCCGGACTTTCCAGCATTACCTGTTTCAATAAAACCTTGTATAATATCCATATTATTATACTATATATTATTATCATAAAAATAAAGTTTATCTATTCGTAGAATACATGAATCCTCCTTTTAACTATCTACTGTGATGTTGCTAGTCATCTCTTCTAATATCACATTGCTAGTCATCTCTTCTAATATCACATTGCTAGTCATCTCTTCTAATATCACATTGCTAGTCAGCTCTTCTAATATCACATTGCTAGTCAGCTCTTCTAAAACCAAGTTAATCACGTTACTCGTCATCTCTTCTAATATCACATTGCTAGTCATCTCTTCTAAAACCACATTGCTAGTCATCTCTTCTAATATCACATTGCTAGTCATAGATATAATGACAGTTTCTAAGTTGCTAGTAGTTGGCGTAATATTGAGGATCGTCTCTATCGTTTTCAATTCATCATCCAGAGCTTTCAAACGATTATCTTTATCATTATTTATTTCTATTAACTTCTTAACGGCACCATATAAGGAGTAATTTATCTGCGATATGTCTATAGAAAGCAGATCAGGGATATTTATCGTATCACTGTAATATCCTTGAGTTGATATAGATTTTGGGAAAATGTCAGATACTTCCTGTGCAATGAATCCTAACTGGGTTTTATCCCGATTCACAGTATTAAATCCACTAACATAATTGAATCGGTTTAATTCTAACCGATTGATATTCTCAAAACACTTGTCATAGGATGCCCTTTCAATATTCTCCTTAATTCTTCTATCAGAACCAATGTTCCAATTGGCGGTTCCCGCTGGATTTGTGATCGCACCAGCAGTGGTGATCCTGATATAATCGGTATCAATGTTGGACGCTGAAGCGAATACAGAAGAGATGACTTTGAACTCGCCATTGAAGTTTCCGACCTTGTAGTCGTGATTTGTGTCCACAACGGTTCCTCGTATGAAGTTGATAGAGGATGATGATGAGGTTGAGGGTAATCTGTAGCGTATGATTACGATTCCGGATCCGCCGTTGCCTCCGCGCCCGTGTCCACCACCACCACCTCCTCCTCCACCGCCAGTAGTTGCCAATCCAGCTACACCATTATTATTTCCACGCCCTTGACCTCCACCTCCTTTACCACCTGTTTTATCAAAAGCAGTAGCGGTAGCACTATTATAGTGATGACCACCACCTCCTCCACCCGCAAAATAAACTCTATCTTCTCCAGAAATATATTCTCCAACCCCTGATGTTGGTAAGTTAAAATGTGTTTTTAAATTATATATAGTACCTGATAATGTAATTTGCGCTAAACCGTTGCCTCCGATACCTTGTGTTGTAATTAAACCATTATTTCCTCCAATTTCACCAGCACCTCCACCTCCTCCACCTCCGTATCCACCATCATTATTACCACCTTTATTTCCATATCCAAATACCCCACTGTCTCCATTCTGTATAGATTGTATTGAACTACCACCTATTCTTTTACCAGTTGTATCATCTACTACTGAACCAGAACCACCACCTGAACCTCCAGAAACACCCGCATATTCTGGTGGAAATCCAGAACCACCTCCACCACCTCCTTTCGCAACCAAAAATGTATTTCCACCAAAATTAATAATTGTATCACTACCATTTGTTCCAGTGCGTGGAACACCAAAAGAACCAACATCAATACCTCCCGACCCAACATTTATCGTATATGTTCCTGTTGTAAATAATTTATTAGTAACAAAAACGAACCCACCGGCGCCTCCGCCACCACCATCAGTACATCCACCTTGTCCACCACCACCAACCACCAAGATATCACAAGATAACGCTTCAGTTGTCGTGAAAGTATATTGCGTTTGACCTGTTAAACCAGCACTATCGCTTGTATAAGGAAATACTATACATCTATCCGTTGATCCAATGATGGTTGAAGTCGTTCCAGCAACTACTATTTCGTTTGGGAGTTTCCTATAGCGTACGATGATTAAACCGGATCCGCCATCACCACCATATGAACCCGCATTACCACAAGCACCTCCGCCGCCACTACCAGTATTTGCGAATCCATTTGTTGGAGCGTCTGAAAATACTGTTTTAGTACCCGCGTAATCACCTATTCCACCACCACCTAAACCTCCAGCTATTTTTGCTTGATTTGCTACTGAAGCATATCCACCACCACCTCCACCTCCTCCTATATATAATAAACCACCAGAAAGAACCCCAAAACTACCCCAGTCGGGAGCAAAGTATGTTTTGAAATTATATTGCGTTGAATTGATTGTAACCTGTGCTAAACCATTACCTCCAACACCAGACCTACCTATAACTCCAGCTGATCCCGCAGCACCAATACCACCTCCACCACCGCAATTTGCGTTTGGATAGGAATTATTCCAATATACCGAATTGCCACCAACATTACCATATACGCCGTATGTTGTTGATACACTTGGTGTTATACCAGTTATACTATTAACTATATTTAATGAACTTACAGCACCTCCGGAAACTCCAGCATTACCTTGCCAAAAACCAGCACCTCCTCCACACCCCCCAGTTTTACCTATAAATTGTGTTATAGAAGAATAATCAGCGCTTTCTATATTACCCGCTCTACCTCCTCCAACCGCTTTGTATATTTCTACTCCTGAACTATTTAATATTGAGGAATTCACCCCGTCGGTAGATAATCGTGTTATTGTGCCAGTGCTACTCAATATACCTCCAATCCCGCCATTACCAACACGAACAGTATAATTTCCTATATTAATACTTTGATTAATAGCAACTATACATGCGCCAGCGCCTCCTCCGCCAGCATCGCCTACACCACCGCTACCACCACCGCCGATCATTAAGATATCACATGATAAAGATTCATTCGTCGTGAAAGAATAATCCTTGGTTGTTCCGGTACCCGTATAAGGGAATATTGTATATCTGTCTGCTGTCCCTATGATTCCTGATATTGTTTCGGTGATTATATCAGCTGGCGGTTTCCTATAGCGTATGATGACGATTCCTGAACCTCCGTTGCCTGAAGGATTTCCATTAGTATCATTACCCTGTGCTCCTCCACCGCCTCCAGTACCATCTAAACCATTCTGTGCTGTACCATTATCACTTCCATATCCTCCTCCACCTCTTGACTGTATTGTAGGATATGCTGGATTAAAGACCTGTGAAAGAGTTCCTCCCCACGCTGTTCCATTTCCTCCTCCAGCATATACAACTGCTGTTCCTGTAATATCAACAGCTAATCCTAACCCTCCATATCCATCATTTACAGTTGCTTCTTCATCGTGATCCATACCAACACTTCCAGCACCACCTCCACCTCCTCCTTTCCAATCTGTAATCTGTCTTCCTCCTATATTACCACGACAACCTTCAGGACTTGCTAACGTATTAACATATTGTTTATTTGAAACAGATACGGGTGCACCATTAAATATATTATTAGGTGATAATGTTATACTACTGTCGTAATTGAATCCTTGTCCTCCATTAGTATTCGCATAAATAAATGGTTTGTTATGTTCATATAAACCATACCCTCCAGTACCTCTTCCTCCTCCAACAGCATAATAATTTTGCGTACCATCGTTTTTTATAAACTGACTAAATCCTCCATCTTCAGCAGCGCCTACTAATGTAGCCGGTTGAGTTGCGTTTGATGGTTGTCCTGCACCTCCTTTTCCAACCTTTATATTATATGTTCCATTTAAAGTAATATTCTTATGATATATTAAAGTTCCAGCACCACCGCCTCCTCCGTGTCGTTTCCCTCCTCCTCCACCACCACCAACTACCAAGATATCACAAATAAGATTCTCGGTAGTCGTAAAAGAATAATCTTTGGTTGCGGCTGTTCCTGAATAAGGAAACACTATATATCTATCCCCTCCTATAATTCCCGAAGTAGTCCCAGTAACCACGATTTCATTCGCCAGAGGCACCACCGAAATCTCATTCGGTAGTGGAGGTGATAAACCATTATGAATTGTAAAAGACGTATTGCTGGTAATACTATTCGTAAGCGTGGCATTACTAGTGACGCTCAAAGAACCCGCCACCGACAATACCCCAGATACGTTGGCATCGCCTACAACATCCAAAGAACGCGATGCGTGATATACAGTCCCAATGCCAACCCTACCATTCATTGTAGTATTCTTGTGAATTATAGTTTCGTTAGAAGAGAACCACGCCAGATCCGCTACAGTATTCCCGAATACCTGAGCGGAATTCTCGCATTGTAGTTTAAGACAGCTATTAGAATCATTAATGAAACGATAGTCATTCTGTGCATCTCCACCAGTCCCACGGCGAAATTCAACAGTTGCTGTTCCTGTTGTGGTAGCATCTAGCAATAACCGAGTATTCGCATTATTATAGATATGTAAAGGTGCTATTGGGTCTATTGTGCCGATACCAACATTACCGTTATTATAATATAACTTTGAACCGGATGTAGTCCATTGACTGGATCCTCCAGTTCCTCCAGTTCCTCCAGTTCCAGTGCTCACAACATTACCGCTCCCCGTATAATTTGACACATTGATACCGCTGTAGGAGTTTATTAAAGTAGAGGGAACATTTGAGCTTGTCCCAATACCACCATCATTTAAAATAGAAAAAAATACGTTGTTAGTCCTATTATTTAAAACACCGATCGCTCCACCATTATTCACGATCCGCCAACCAGACTTTCCAGCATTACCTGTTTCTATTAATCCTTGTATAATATCCATATTATTATACTATATAATATTATGATTAAAGTTTTTCTATTTTTTGTAAAAGAGTATTATATTTATCATTTAATATGCGGTTTTCTCGTTTTAATTCCTTTATTGCTTCTACAAAAACCGGTGCTAATCGTTCATAGGATATCGTAAGGTAATTTTCACCAGATTTGGAGATCTTGTGATCGTCCGCATCTCTAGACAAGTCAAATGGCGCAAGTTTAACGATCTCAGGAAGGACGCTTTGGACATCTTGAGCGCTTAAACCGATTTCTTGCGTGTTGTGTGCGATCCCATTCAAATGCGCGAGTTCGTTTGGTATATAATAAAAACCATTTAATTTGTCAATGATTTCTAGAGGTTCCTGAATATCCCCTGTCTTGGTTTTTAATCGTTCGTCAGAGTAATATGCGGACACATCACCGGAACACGCAAAATCGCCGATTACATGCAGTTTAACAGCTGGATTATTCGTACCGATACCAACATTGTATGAAAGATTATAGATATTGCTTGTTCCTACCGTCCACAAGCTATCACCAGAAGACGTGATAACTGTGCTGCCATAATTCGGGACGACATTAATATTACTATAGGATGCTATAGAAATGTTACTACTTACACCTATGCTACCGTTATTTAATATTGAAAATATATTGCTTGATTTATTATTTACAACATTGAATATCCCGTTGTTATTGACGACGCGCCACCTCGGTTTGCCCGAATTCCCAGTTTCAATCAAACCTTGTAGAATATCCATATTATGCTTAGTTTCAATTATAATATAACGCGATATAAATAAAACTAAGTGCTAAGTGCTAACCGAATAGTTTCCGCATATTATTCTCAAATTGAAGGCGTATAACAAGTTCTTCCAATGACAGTGAGGAATCCAACATTGTTTGTAAGTGTTTTTAATATTCTTATATCAGTTTTTATTTTGATGAAAATAAAAGGTGTCGTCGTATATTTCTACGATGATACAATAAAAAATGATGTTTCTTATTTAAAATTATTAATACATACAAAAGTATTATGTCAAGTAATACAGATTTGAAAAAAATATCAAATAATTATAATCAAATTAAATTACTTAATTTGATAAAAATTATACATAAAAAACGTGTCTTAATCCATATAAAAAAGTTTATTATATGGATGATATAAAAATGTAATTCAAAGGTATATCTTCGCGAATCACGATATCATCATCTGGCGAATCCTTTGCTGGATTTCCCCACTTTGCGATTGTCTGTGTATTAAACAGGTATTCGTCATCATCGGTATTGTCATCTACATTATAATAGAGGCGTATTATATTGTGTGTGTAGTCAATAATATCAGTATTGTTTATTTTGCTAATATACGCGAACATATGCGATTACGATTATCTACGAATCTCTACTAATACTTTATATATTTAAAGTCCTTGTGTTTTTGCGCGGTCTTCCTGCGCCTCTTAATATCTTGATGTCAGCGGTATCCTCAATGATAGAGGTGATTTCTTCGTCACTGACAGAAAGTGTCTCTATGTTATTATCATTATTATCTATAGAAATATTATTATGTACGTTGTTTATAATATTCTCAATGTCAGCGGATGGTTTGTGATTCCGTAGTTCAGTGATATTAGGCGATTGGCGAATAGACTGTTGTTGTTGTGAAACTGGCGACATCATAGGCATACTGGAAGATCCCGAAGGGGCATTTAATGAACTAAAAAGACTGCTGACCATACCAAACAAACCTCCGCTATCGCCACCACTCATACTGTTTGCCATACCAGCCATTCCCGCCATACTGCTCATTCCACTTGCGCCACTACTTAAGGGAATGTTTTGAGCCGCTTGTGCAGCTTGTACAGGATTGTAGTTTCCATTGCCATTTCCGGTATTGCCCATCATATATTGCTTTGCGGCGGCTTGCTGAAATTGTTTCATTAGTTCAGGATCGGATTTAAGGACATTTTCTACGTTTGGCATCGGTTGTTCTTTGAACATCCTGCTTGTCAGATGGAACATAAATGCGCTTCCAGACAGTGCGATAAACAACCGTAGTTCAGGTGCCATCTTTTTACCGGTTGCCTTGTATTTATAGTGGAGTTCTTCAAATATATCGTCATAATCATTGATATTCTCGTTCACCTGTTCTGACCATCCGTCTAATTTTATGGAGAATGGATCATACCGTGTATTCATATACTCCGTTCCTGAAATGAACGCCATCAACATTTTTTGTTGGAATCGCACGCTACCGTCCAGTTCCTTCTCGCGTATCAAACGGTTATATTCAGTCCGCATTTCTTCCAAATCCGAGTTCATATTGAATTTAAAAGGTATCTTAAAACCCTTAGATTCCATACGATCCAGTTGATAGATGATTTCTCGTTTCTCATTCAATTCATTCATCATAATCTCCTTTGCCGATAAATGTCGCGTAGGGACTCTACGAATACCGCTACCCTCATCATCATCTTCTCCCTCTTCGCCTTCTTCGCCATCGTCTTCCTCGTCTTCCTCGTCACCCTCTTCGTCATCCTCTTCCTCATCGTCTTCCTCTTCATCATCCTCTTCTTCTTCGTATTTTGATTGTTTTTTAAATTTGTTGCCACCGCTACTACCTGTTTCGCTACGGTTGACGTTTGCGAAGCGCGCGGGTCTCTTATCGCTAGAACTGCTAACTATGCTACTTTTATCGCTATCCTCGTCATATTTCGATATTTTCTTATGTTTATATATATTCTTCATATTTTTCATATAGGCGCCTTTGTCATAGTCGCCATTCACGGAACTTGCGCGCGAAGAAGAACGCGATGACATAGAGATCACGTCGCTACTAATTTTGTTTTTGTTAAATAAAATGTCGTCATTCATAAAATTATTTTGACTCGCTCTTTGCTGTTTGCTCGGTATATTGTAATTCATCGCCTTATTATTAAAGGTATTCCTGTTAATTTCAATCAAATCGTCGTTTATATTATTGAGATTTAATGTTGTCATAGTATATATTTACTTGACTATCAATTGTTTATATAATTGTAAATAGTATTTAAAGGATTAATTCTACGCAGTAACGCACTTGGTGATCCACGTATGTAAAATGATTCGCAATGTTTTTTTATATTTTTCCGGATGAAACTGGACACCTAATATGTTTTTTTTAGAGTTATACGCAACTATTATTTTATTTTTTATTTTTGTAAGAATCTGAAAATCGTTAGGAACTTTCACGATATAGTTTGTGTGAAAAAAATAGTATTTGTGTTTTGGAATCGCGAAGGGTTCGGGTATGTGTAAACTGCGTACATAGTTCATATACCCATGTTTATTCCTTTTAATATATGCGGGTTTCCCGAGCGTATGAATTAACGATTGGAACCCATAGCATATCGCGAGGATAGGTATGTTCGCGAGTAAAATACTTTTGTCAATACTGGAGTGTTTCTTACAATCCACGAAATAATCAGAACCAGATAGAATAATTCCGTCTATCTTCTTGCGTTTCAAGACATTCCGTATGCCCTCCACATCGTCCCATTTTCTAAAGATTCCTTTAGTTCCTTCATTGCGCAACCCTTCAAGAAACTTTTCTTTAATTTTTAGATGCTTAAATATGGATTGTTTTTTATACATATTGATGATCAAGATTTTCATTCAAAACAAAAGAATATATAAAAGGATATCTACTTAATATAAATAAATATTAAATGATGAAAATCCTTTTCTTTGGTAGCAGGGGGTGGATCGGAAAGCAGTTTGGCGAATACCTGAATCAACACGGTATAACCTACATTAGCACCGATGTACGCGCGGACGATGAGAAGGCGGTGGAGGAAGAAATTAAGTTGTATTCACCTACACACATCATCTCTTTTATTGGACGAACGCACGGGGGCGAACACAATACCATTGATTACCTGGAACTACCTGGAAAACTCAAAGATAACATCCGGGACAATTTATATTCGCCTCTTGTTCTCTCGATATTGTGTGAGCGCTATGACATCCACTATACGTACTTAGGGACGGGTTGTATTTTTAGCAGTGATGACCCTACGAAGTCGTGCATCGGCGACGATGAGAAACCGGATTTCTTCGGTTCTTCCTATTCGATTGTCAAGGGTTTTACGGACAGACTCCAGCATATGTATTCCAAAAATACGCTGAACTTGCGTATCAGGATGCCGATTGTGAATTTCCAGCATGACAGGAACTTTCTAAGTAAAATTTTTAAATATAGTAAGATTTGCTCGATGCCTAACTCTATGACAGTATTGGAGGATATGTATCCAGTCATAATGGATATGATCGTAAATAAAACGACAGGGACGTTCAACATGGTAAATAAGGGCTTGATAACACACAATGAGATTTTAGAAATGTATAAAGAGCATATTGATAAGGGTTTTACGTGGGAAAATTTCAGTGTAGAAGAGCAAAATGCGATCCTGTTATCAAAGCGTTCCAATACGCAACTATCAACTGATAAACTCTATGCGTTGTATCCTGATATTCCAGATATTAAAACGTCTGTTGAGAAATGTATTACGCAATATCATAGGAAACCTAAAATATAATACATTTTATTACCTTATTTTTTTTTTATAATCTCTTTTTCTATTATAGAATCAATATGAAATATATGGATGCGTTGAAAAAATATAACGAGGGCAAGGATAAATGGTGCACGCCTCGCAAAGGTTCTGTCGATTGGTTGAAAATACGCGAAATGATGAATGAGAAGTCAGCTTCGCTAGCAAGGTCAGCTTCACCTGTGAAAGCAAGGGATACACTTGAATTATTGAATGTATCTGGCAGAGATAACAATTGCTTCTTTAACTCTGTTTATCTTCTTGTAAAGGAAAAAGATGACAAATGGAAGAGTGGTTCCTATTTAAGGAAATTCCTTTGTGATAGCTTTTTACAGGAGGCGACGATTAAAAAGACGATTAAAAGGTTCAATACCTATTTAGAACTCGTTCAATTTTATTTGAGTGATCGTATAGCGACGGAAGAAATCGCGCAGTTGCTATCTGTGAATGTTGGGGAGATAAAATCATTAAAGAAGGCGAATATTAAGAAGATTGATTTAGAGAAAAAAGCGGACGTCGTGAAGTTATTAAAGACACATTTAAAAGTATCCGGGAGGATGCCATCGGAACCTGAGATGTCCTTGGCGATTGATTACGTTGAGAAGAATTACAACATTGTCGTATTGCCAATCATATTAAATCATACGACAATGAGTACGGATGTGCGACACGAGATGCTTGACAAGGTTAGGATGCGTATCCGTGAAAAATTAGAAAATGTAATGAAAGCGTCGGGATCATCGCGACTACTTCACAGTGCCAAAAAATATAATTACGGGGTTATTATAACCGACAATACACATTATCAATTGTTGAAAATAAATAATAGGGTCTTGAATACGAGCGCAGAATTAAGTAATTTTATTGCGTCTCAAGAAAAATCATTTAGTTTTCGCAGAACGAATGTAAGAAGTCGCTCTTCATCCTAGACAATTCATTTTTATATTGCCATAATTTTATCAAACTTTTCAATAAAATTTGCGATAGTGCCGTCATTCACAAGTACAACATCATACGGAATCTTCATATATTCTCGCTCGGATATATGCGTATCATTGGTAACGGATGATGACGCGTCAAGATTACTAGGACGCACTACACGGATAATAATGACATCTGCCTTTCGTATGTTTGGAATTTTTAATAACATCTCGTATTCGTGAAGAAATCGTAAGTCGCTGATCACGAACTTTGCATCCGCGTTTGCGTTTGTAATATAATTCTTCAAGTTATTCGCAAAAAAGTTTCTCTTTATATCGGGCAATAACTCCTGTATTTTTTCTTGCATGACTTCTGTACCGAAGAACTGAAGAGCGGATCTCGGTGTAATCCCCCACTTTTCATCAATCACATCTTTTTTATCTGTTCGCACTTGTTCGTCGTCAAAGTTAAACAATGCTTTTACAGCCTGTTTCAGAGAATCGGCAAACGCGACCCTTTCGTATGTATAATTTTTAACCAAATGTTCTGCCAATACATCTTTCCCGCTTCGCTTTGCTCCACAAATCGCGATAATTTTGGGCATTTTTGTAGAGGACATATTTGATACTGATAGGATAGTGATATTTATTTATATACTATTTAAATATCATTTTTTTATAGTCAAAAAATAAAAATATATATATAATTACTCAGAATAATAATACCTATAAATTACATCGATTATGATAGGATGCTGGAGATATTCAAGATCGTATTAACAAAATACATAAATTTTAACAAGGATTTACCATAAAATAATAATATAGCTTCAATAGACGATGATAAGTGTAGTGTTGTAAAATGGATATATGGGGGAATTATAGATCTTTTGCTAACGCGGCGGGAACTCCCAAATCCATCCTTCTCTTTCATATTTTTCATTCACACCCCCTGGTTTTTCTTTAACCCGTGTACCCCTAATTTCAGTTGGTCGATTTGGTGTTGATATAGTTAGCATATCTTGTTCATGACGTGAACGTTCACGTTCAGTACGTTCATCATGTTCTTTCATTCTTAAAATTTTGTTCGTTTTTCCGCGTTCTTCAGCTAGTTTATTAAGTTGATTATTTCGTTCTTCTTCAGCTAATGGCTTCATTAGAATATTATGTGTTTTTTCTTTTGCTTGTGCTTCAGCTTGCTCGCGATAGAATAAGTCTGTAATTACAACATTACCATCAGCAGAATAAGTTAAATAGGGGTCAATATATCTGTTTTTTATAGATAATAGGTAGCCTTCTTTATCTTTATAATCAATACTTTTTAATTCTTCTTCTATAATGCTTTCATTAATTATTATTCTTAGATTATTAAGTAAAACTTTAGTATAGGTTGTGAAAAGAGATTCATCTATTATATTTTTTATTGCTAATTTATATATAGAAGAAATTAATAATAATTTAATACGATCTCTCATTGTATTAATTTTTACGGTTGTTACAGTAGGGGGTATATAAGGTTGTATGGGTTGAGGTTGAGGTGGAGTTGTAAATTCTCTATATTCACCATTTCCTAAAGCTTCTATAAAACGATTATTCCTTATACTTTTATCTTCCGGGCGAAGACTATCTCTGGAAAGGGTTCCCCCTCTCTTATATTTTCTTGGAGCCTTAAGTAGTTTAGGAGCCTTAAGTAGTTTAGGAGCCTTAAGTAGTTTAGGAGCCTTAAGTAGTTTAGGAGCCTTAAGTAGTTTAGGAGCCTTAAGTAGTTTAGGAGCCTTAAGTAGTTTAGGAGCCTTCAGTAGTTTAGGAGCCTTAAGTAGTTTAGGAGCCTTCAGTAGTTTAGGAGCCTTAAGTAGTTTAGGAGCCTTAAGTAGTTTAGGAGCCTTCAGTAGTTTAGGAGCCTTAAGTAGTTTAGGAGCCTTAAGTAGTTTAGGAGCCTTAAGTAGTTTAGGAGCCTTAAGTAGTTTAGGAGCCTTAAGTAGTTTAGGTTTCATATATTATATTATATTATATTATATTATATTATATTATATTATATAATATGTTTTATTTTTATAATATGTAAAATATGGCTTATACTATTGAATATCAATTTTTTATAGTCAAAAAATAAAAATTGATATTTAAGAATTATGTATTACTTACAATACAACAATGTTTTCTAATCTTTGCTGGGACATTCTGGACATCTACTACCAGAAGGGCGGTTCTCCTGAGTCATCAAACCCGCTTGTAAAGCACCAGATAGATAGTTATAACAAGTTCATTGATAATACGTTAGGGCAGATTATCGGCGGTTTCAATCCTATCAAGGTCAAGATAACAAATCAAAAAGCAGACTTACCTGACAACTCCTATAACATCTCTATCAACATCCTTAACCCGAGTATTGTAAAACCGAATTATCAACTTCAAGATGGAACCCAGAATATTATGACGCCGTATATTGCTCGTATGAACAATATGACGTATTCAAGCGGTATCTACGTAAATGTCCATATATCCACGGAGATTACGAATAAGAATGGGATGACTGAGAAGTTTGACAAGACCGTCAATGGTGTCTATATTGGCAAGATTCCAATAATGGTTCGCTCCAAACTCTGTGTTCTCAGTCAGATGCAAGGAATCTGTGAAGAGAACAAGAACGAATGTATCTATGATTTCGGTGGCTACTTTATTGTGAATGGCAACGAAAAGGTGTTGATTTCACAAGACCGCATTAACGAAAACAAGGTGCTTGTGTTCCACCCGAATAATAACGCGGAAGGTTTGTATGCTGAAATTCGCTCTATGTGTGATTCAACCTATCTGCCTCCGAAGACTACCTGTCTGAATATGAGTGGTAAGTTGAATCACATGGGGCGCATTATTCGTATCAATACCTCTTTTATTCGTAGCGAGGTGCCGATCTTTGTGATTTTCAGGGCACTTGGCGTTCTTAGCGATCGTGAGATTATCAATCATATTGTATATGATACGGACAGTGAGAAAAATCAGCGTATCATCAATGAACTTATGGCGTGTTGCGAAGATGCCTGTGATATCAATACACAGGAACACGCCGAGAATACACTGATTAAAATTATGATTGGAGTGAATAAGAACAACGACCACGAAACGAACAAGGCGCAACTACATAATAATCTTATGAATGACTTTCTGCCACATGTCGGCAAATCTTATCGTCGCAAAGCGTTATACGTTGGTTATATCATCCGTAAGATGATTCGCATCTATCTTGGATATGATACCTATGACAACCGTGATTCCTATATTAACAAACGCGTTGATACACCTGGTGTCTTGATGAGCAACTTGTTTCGCCAGTGCTACGGGAAGATGACGAAGGAACTAAAAATCGCGATTGAAAAGGAACTTAACTTGTGGCGTGGAAATGCGAACATTCCGATTTCAGATATTATTTCCGACATTAGTATTCACCGATTTTTCAAGCAATCGCTTCTGGATTCGTGGATTCGATATTCGCTCTCTACTGGAAACTGGGGTATCAAAAGCATCGGTACATTTCAAAATATAAAGCAAGGTGTATCACAAGTTTTGAATCGTATGTCCTATGCGAGTACGCTATCGCACATGAGGCGTATTAATACCGCGATGGAAAAGAACGGGAAACTTGTTCAACCGCGTAAGTTAGACAATTCACAGATTGGTATGATATGTCCTGCTGAAACGCCAGAGGGTAGTTCAGTCGGTCTTGTTAAAAATATGGCGCTTAGCACCAATATATCGATTGCTATGAATAGCACACATATTCGGCGTATCTTAGTAACTCTCGGAGTGGTTGTATATGACGACTCGTATACGATGGCGAATCCCGATAAATCACCGATTGAATATTTAAAGCAAATGGGTAGCGAAGACAATGTATATGTTATGGTGAATGGTGATATTATAGGGTATTATACGAATCCCGACAAATTGTATTTGACATTGAAGCATTATAAGCGTAGTGGGGTTATCTACCCGATGACTTCGATTGTCTGGAATATCCAGAAGTCGTGTATCATTATCAGTACAGAAGCGGGGCGAATGTATAGACCGCTCTATATTGTTGATATCGATCCTGTAACAAATAAGCGCGAATTGCGGATTGCGCGTGTATTGCGCAGGAAGAATATCAGTTGGAAAGAATATATCGCAGACAAGCATTTTGATTACTTTATCGTCCCGAATGAAGTAGCGAAGAATCCAGATGATCCGGAAAAGTATCTAGACGAAGAAGGATTCTTAGAATATATGGATTGTGATGAAATCAATTCAGCGATGATTGCTACGTTTCCTGTAGATTTAGAGGAGGGTATCAAAGGAACTGCTCTGCCGCCGTTTTACACACATTGCGAGATTCACCCTAGTTTGATGAATGGTATTCTCGGAGTTAATATCCCGTTTAGCGATCACAATCAGTCGCCTAGAAACTGTTATCAATGTGCGATGGGCAAGCAGGCACTCGGTGTGTATATGAGTAATTTCAATAAACGGATTGATACGATGGGGAATATCTTAAATTATCCTCAAAAATCATTGGTCTATACCAAGTTGTCAAAATATACGATGGCGCACAAATTGCCTTCGGGTGTGAATGCGATTGTTGCGATTATGACGCACACTGGATTTAACCAGGAAGATAGTATTATGGTGAATCAGTCTGCTCTTGACCGAGGGTTATTTACAAGCACCTATTATAAGGCGATGCGGGATGTCTGTAATAAGAATCATAGCACAGGCGAAGAGGAATTATTCACGAATCCGATTAATATATCTTCGCAAAAGCCGTATTCCTACGAGAAACTGAATGACGATGGTTTCGTATCTAAGAATACCTATGTGAATGGCAATGATGTAATTGTCGGTAAGGTGATGCCTAAGAAGGCGAACGGAGTGATCACGTATCAGGATAGTAGTCTTACGATGAAAGCAAATGACGATGGATATATTGATATGAATTATAATGGTATCAATAGTGAAGGTTATAAATTCTGTAAGGTTCGAATTCGTAAGAATAGGAAACCGGAGATTGGCGATAAATGCGCGAGTTGCAGTGCGCAGAAAGGGACGATTGGTATGATTTACAGACACCAGGACATGCCTTTTACAAAAGATGGGATTGTTCCGGATATTATTATGAACCCGCATGCTATCCCTTCGCGTATGACGATTGCGCAATTGATGGAATCCATTATGGGGAAGGCGTGTTGTCATATTGGGGCGTTTGGTGATTCAACGCCCTATACCGATTGTTCGGTGGAAGGGATCACGAAGGTTTTGGAAATGTCTGGAATGGAAAAATACGGCAATGAGATTTTGTATAATGGGCGAACGGGGGAGCAAATCCATACGGATATCTTTATTGGACCAACGTATTACCAGCGATTGAAGCATATGGTGTCAGACAAAATCCATTGTCTTACGGAAGACCATGACGTTTTAACAGAGGTTGGGTGGAAGTGTATTCGTGAGATTACAACAGAAGATAAGGTTGCTGTTCTCAAAGGAGATAAGCTTGTGTATGAGAAACCGATGGAAGTCCACGCATATCCTGAATATTCGGGTGTGATGTATAATATCAGTAATACACTTATTGATTTGAATGTTACTGAAGAGCATCGTATGCTTGTTAAAAATGTTAATACCAAAGGGTATGACGAAGGTTATATATTGGAGAAAGCGCGCGATATCATTGGTAAATACGTTCAATATAAAAAGGATTGTGTATGGGATGTTCCTGATTATCAGTTTATGATACCTGGTAGCGATAAGGAGATTAATATGGAAGCGTGGTTATTATTCTTTGGCAAATGGATTGCAAGCGGATGCGATAATAAGGTGCTTTATCAATTCGGTTCGCATAATGATACTGAGGATACCAAGAATATTACTGAATATTTATGTAATATCTATGCGAATACATTGTGTATGCCTGAGTGGGTTTGGAAGTTAAGTAGTAAACAGGTGCGTATTTTGATGAAGTCTATGATTGCGACGAATATGGCATTGGGACATAATAAATATGAGAATATGTTTTGTGTAGAGAACGAGAAACTCGCGGACGATATGATGAAACTGTGTATTCACGCTGGTTGGAGTGGTGTAAAGAGTATGTGGAAAGAAAATATTTGGAAGATTACGATCATTAAGAAGAAGAATAATGCGTATGCGAATGCGAATGATACAAGGAAGGAGAAGCAACATTGCGAGCGCGTGTATCGTTACACGGGTGCTGTGTATTGTATTAGCGTATCAAGTGAGGTATTTATGGTTCGCAGGAATGGTAAATCGGTATGGACAGGGAACTCGCGTGGTTCAAATGGACCTATTGTGATGCTTACAAGGCAACCAAGCGAAGGAAGGGCGAGATCTGGCGGATTGCGTTTAGGAGAGATGGAACGGGATTGCTTTATTGCACACGGCACATCTAACTTTCTTGCGGAGAGGATGCTTCATGTATCAGACAATTACAGAGTGTTTATTTGTAAGAAATGTGGGATGCACGCAAACGTGAATACGGACAAGGGCATTTATAGTTGTAAATATTGTAAAAATAATACGGATATTGCACAGGTTAGGATGCCCTACGCGTTCAAACTCCTCAATCAAGAACTATACACGATGAATGTGATGATGCGATATGTATGTAATTAAAATAGATATAAACTTATATAGTAATAATATACTTATTTATAATAGATATTATGAAGATTCATTATTGTTTGAAGACACTTGTATTCTTTTTTATATTTGCGACGGGATGTTGTGGTGATAAGCATCATCATCGCACGATCGCGCTATTCAATAAAAGCATATGTAAGAGTATCAAAGAGAATAGTGACGCCTTCATTCCGTTTAAGAAAGGGGTTGTGTATTATGCGTGTAAGCATCGCGAGACACGAAAGGGATCTAACCCATACGCGGTAGTCGCGACGGATATATTGAGAAAATATATCTATATTGTAAATGTCGTTGTGATTTATATTATTTTGTATAGTTTATAAGTAGGAAGATATGGGTAGTGAAATGGAAGTACCTTTGTTAGAATTTGTGGATGAAGAAAAGGTGGCTGTAGTGGATGAAGAAAAGGTGGCTGTATTTAGTTTATTAATTGAATTGTTGGATAATGAATTCAAACAATATAAACGGGAAGAATATGAAAATAAAAATTTTGAAAATATATTAAAAAATATATTGTTATTAATAACTAAAAAAGATGAATGTCATAAATATATTAACAAAAAATTTAATAAAAAAAATTTAAATATATCACATATCGGTTGTAAAAAAAGCAGAAAAATAAATGATTTATACAATTTATTAAAAGAATTACATAAATACGGATTAGAACAAAGGAAGCAGGAAGTTTATAAATTATTAATTGAAATTTCATCAAATGAAAATGAAAATGAATTTGAATTTGAATTAAATATTATAAAAAATATGCTTTCAAAATCAGAGAAAGAGCATGAAAAAATGCTTTTAAATTCAAAGAAAAGAAAAGAAATGAATAAATCATTAAAAGATAATGATGACAATATATTAAAAATAATAAATATTGATGGTAACGATAACTATTTATATATTGTCTATAATACAATAAACATATACAACAAATTATGTGAAAACGGAATAATACTAAGCGAAATAGAACCAAGAGCAGAAGAACTAAGCGAAAATATAATAACGAAATTTAAAGATATTAAAAAAGAAGATTTTGAAATACATAAGAAATTCATTATGTGTATGATAGCAGTTGAATATATAAAAGAAATGGAATTAATTATGAATCGTTTAATAGATTACGAAAGACTTGATGACCTAAAAGACACTTTAGAAGCCACTTTAAAAGACTTTATGGAGATGAGTAAAAAATATAAAGAATATATAGATGAAAACGATATAACTATCAAAGGATTACAAAATGGCGGCAATGCCAAGGTAACGAAAATAAACAAGAAGGAAATTTGTGGCAGGGAACGATGTATCTACAAGAAACCCGGTGACCGTAAGGAATACCTAAAACACAAGGGCGAATTGATAACCGTAAAAGACTACAAGAAACGAATGAAAGACAAGAAGTAATACGAAGCATAGATTTTCCCTTATTTTTAACACATATATAAACATAAACTTTTACTATATATTCATAAAGTATGGAAGGTGATAATTATAAATTATACAGAGTACTAGGAGTCGCAAGGGATGCTTCACAAGATGATATAAGGGCAGCATATAAGGCGCTTGCGTTTAAATATCATCCTGATAAAAACAAAGGGAACGCGGAAGCAGAAGAGAAGTTCAAGGAGATCTCATCCGCTTATAATGTATTGAACAATGAAGCGGAAAAGGCAAAGTATGATTCTATCGGCGACGCCAATTATAACAACGGATCGGGCGGAGGAGGAGGTGGACAAGATCATAATCCGCACGATATTTTTGAGGCGTTCTTTAGAAGCAGAGGAGGACCTTTTGGGGGGATGGGAGGGCATGAAGACATCTTTTCATTTGGGATGGGAGGATCGGGTGGTAATCGGCAACCCCCTAAGAAAGCTTCGTCTATAGAGAAGACGTTTGTTTTCAATTTAGACGATATCTATAGTGGTATCAATAAGGATTTGAATATTAATATTCGCAAGTATTGCCTGAAATGTAATAAGAAATGTAGTAAATGTGACGGACGCGGTATCATACAGCAGATACGAAGTCTAGGGATTATGCAACAGATCTTTCAGGGGTCTTGTGATAGTTGCGAGGGTTCTGGAATAACGATTGAAGGAAAGTCGGGATGTAAGTCGTGTAATGGCAAAGGGTTTTATAACGAAGATAAAAAGGCGACGCTAATTATCCCGAAGGGAATAGACGAGAATTATAAAACCGCATTTCCGGAATTAGGAGAGCAACCGCGGATACCCAATGTTAAACCGGGTGATTTGATCATCCATATTAAAATAGAGGAACACAAGCACTTCATACGCAAAGGCAATGATTTATATTATAAAACGGACATATCCTTTGTAGATTCCGTGGTGGGGAAAGAGATTGTGATACCCTATTTCAAAGAAAAAATAACCATAAACACGAATATATTTGGCGTCATCTCAAATGGCAAGAACTATCTGTTAGAAGGTAAAGGGATGCCCGTGTTAAACACGACGAATAAAGGGAATATGTTCCTGGAGTTCGCGATCCAATACCCGAAGATCAAAAATGCGGATAAGATTGGAGAACTGCGGGCATTGCTGAACGACACCTTTTATACTTAATATTCCATATTTTTTTTACTTTCAATAGCATATAATATATTGTATAAAGGGTCTATATTAATGTTGTCGTCGTATGCGTATTTTTTTATGAAGTTTGCTAAACGTATTGAATGCTCGTCGTTTAGTTTTTCGTCGGTATTCGCGGTAATATAGTATTTATACTTTTTCGTCGCCATTTTCTTCTTGTCAAAAAAGAATACTTTGCGACTTTCCTTATCATAGTAATCTACGAATTTTTTTTTCTTTTCTTGTAAATCAAATATATAGAAAGCTTTGTTCATTTTAATAATGTTATCCGAAGGCGAAAATAACAAAGGTGAGATAATCTTATGATCACCTGTTGTTATTCGCGTTTCCTCGGTTAGAAAGTTATATTCAAATTTCATAATAAAATCTTTTATGATATTATTGCTATTATTCACATGCACAATATAGATGTTATAGATATATGAATTGTCATTATCGTTAATATTTAAATTGATAATCTCTGTTATATCGGTGCATCGCGTCATTTTACTCGCGATACGATAGATATAATCGCGGTATAAAACATACAATACGCCAAAAATTATAAATAAAAAAAGTATGTTTATAAAAAACTGGTATTTATATTGGAAAATAACAACATTATAATCCTTTACGTCTTCTACGAGTGCTGAGATATCCTCTATATATTGATTGGATGCATACTCAATGCTATCAAATATCTTTACGATATCGTTAATAGGATATTTTGTTTCGGTTTCGGTATTGTTATCCCCCATATTAATATAGAATGTCTTAATACTATATAATATTTTATATATAATATTTTATATATTTATATTTTTATCTCTTTGTATTTTTGAAAAAATAATGTAATCTATGATGGACATAGGATAGTTTATATTTTGCGAATATCCCTTTGTAAATTTAATGAGTTCGCTTGTCGTATAGGAATGTATCATTTTAAAATCCTTATCCACAGCGTAATACTTGTAGTTATTGCCATTAATTCGCGTGCTAATGTCTTCAATGATATCCGGTTTCATTGTCGTCAAATTTAAATAGTTATAATTAAAACTATCGTGGAATGTTTGTTTATCTTTATCTAGATTTTTCAAAGGCGACAAACTATATGCTTTCTTCCCTTCGTCCGTATTAATTATTTCCAATAATTTAAGTTTAATATATCTCAATTCTGTTTCTTGATCAACTGATTTTGGAGATATGGCGTTTAAATTTTTTATTTGTTCTTCAAGAGTATTTATTTCTTCCAAGATTGCTTTGTGATCGTTGATACGGTATTGAAAGATTGTATCTTCGCCTTCCGTATTGCCGTATTCGATGTTTGTGTCCATCTTGTTAAAATCATAGGTGATTTTAATAATATATTCGGATAGTTTCTTTATCCTCTTCGTGTTGATGATGACGATCGTATAAACATAGGGTGTTTCTGTGTAAACGCTTTCGTCAATAATTTTAGAGATATTATTACACTTGGAATATTTCTTTGCGTTTTTATAGATTGTATCCCAGTATAAAAATATACCGATCATTACAATAATACATAGATATAACACCGAATAAACGAATATCGCGATGTCGAATGGTTGTGTTATTGTGTTTATCAGTTGGCACGGGAACGTGTCGATGAATATGGATTCAAAGAAGTTCCGTATGGATGTAAAGAAGCATTTTATTATTGTAAGGCGGTCTAAATTTTCCAAACTCAGATCTTTATTACATATTTCATTCATACCAAAATTAGTACTATTCTTAGTATATTAAAATAAATTAAAAATAGAATAAATAAGTAATTTTATCCGAACTATCCGAGGCGAATATTCAATTTATTCGCACTGCTTTTAATCATATTTAGGGTATCGGGCATATCAGGCAACATCGCCACAATATCCGGGCGGGCAATCGTCATATTACGATACGCATTTGCATCCTCGCGTTGTTTAATTGACAGGTACGATCCCCTGTAAAAGCGGTCTTCCTTTCGGTCGTCGTCCTTATATACTTTTTCAAAATCATAATCGATATACTCGCTATTTGGTTTGGGTATATTGAATGTAGGGAGACCGCCGCGCCCGCCGATAAACTTTTCCTTACATCTTTGTTGTGCTGCTTCAAATTCCTCAGGGGACATAATAGCTTTTAATAAATTAAGAATATATCTTGAACTGTCATTTAATTTTTTATCTGCCCCCGTTTTTTTAAAGAACCATTCGAACGCCCCGTCATCATTCAATTCTTTAAATGGCGGCATAAATGCGAAGGGATTATGAAAGATGATAGGTTGTACTATCAATCCAATCATCCACCCAAGTAATATTAAAATTTCAATTAGTAATATAGCGCCTATAATAATCAAATATACAAGATGTAGAGGGCGAATATTGATGAGATTATATATTACGATAGGTAAGATCATTACAGGTTGCAACATACCGAATGTGTATCTTACAAAAGGTTTAAATATTATTGTGACTTCAACAAGAACGTCAATGATCGCGATTAACCCATAAATAATAAAGTTGGTTATTAATGCCAATTGAATATAAAAAAGTATATATATCCAACTTGTTTTAATCATTCTACTATGTACTTATCTATTTACATAAGTCAAATTTATTCTTTTTGTAAATGTCGCTGTAATAATCGTCAAGATCCGTTACGCTATTATAGTAGATGAATATAATATGATTACATATCTCGTCATATACGTCAGTGTCAGCGCAAATGTCCATCGTAACAGATTCGTTAAAGCGTGTCATCACCTTATCTTCAAAGTATTCGTCGGGACCCCCCATTCTTTCCTTGTAATCTTTGATAATTCTGGAATGTAGAATATGAATACACGGTTCTTTGATATTGTTTTTGACATCTTGGTCTTTTTCAAAAAAGTCGTTTATTTTGTCGTAGAATGTTGTCATTCCGGTTTGCGAGTTTATACAGCAAACCCGCGTATCAATTTTCAATACGACGATAAAGAATACTGGACAAATTGAATATATAATATTGAATATATAAAAAATGATTATAGAAGTATTTATATATATTCAATACTAATCATATCGAATGTCTGCTAGAAAGATTTGCTTGAATTGCCCTACGTCTTATTATACTGGAAAGGAACAATCACCTTTACATTTTGGATTATCAGCGGAAGGTTATGAGATTAACTCAATTATGGAAGGATTTGATAAAGATTTGTGGATTGTGGAAGTTCGCAATAACAAGAAGGTATGGACGAAAAAAGAGCATATTAATAAGATGACCTATGAGATACCTTTAATCAATGAGACGACACATGAAGTTATGCGAGCTACGCAAGTTACGCAAGGTACGCAAGTTACGCAAGTTACGCAAGTTACGCAAGGTACGCAAGGTACAACAGAAGAACCTGAAGTGACATCGCAACCCGAACCGATTGTAGAATCTCAAGTTGCGACTGTTGTGCATACACCAGCGAACGATATAGATACAGAGACTGTGGTGACTACCAAAGAGAAGATTAGTAAAACAATTAAACCTACAGATTATACACTGTTTATAACCTATCGTATTAATCAATTGAAGGAGGTTTCAGGAGATAATAAGAAGAACTATGATTGCGCGAGGTATGAGTGGAAGGAATACAAGAATAAACCTGATGAATTACGGAAGATAATGGCGGAAGCAATTGAATATCATAAAAAATGATAAATAGTATTTAAATATATGAAACCTATTAAATATATTAATGAATACTATTTATTTCAACAAGAATAATATTGTTTTAATAGATAGCAGTTATTATGTTTTTCATCGCTATTTCGCGACGTATCGTTGGTTTTCGTTTCAAAAGATAGACGTATCTACAGATGATATCATAAATAATGAGGTGTTTATCAATGCTTTTTATAAGCATATCAATAACGATATCAAGAAGATCTGTAAAAAATGGAATACGAACAAGGATAATATTGTGTTTTGCGTGGATTGCCAGAGGACCGAAATATGGAGGAATGACATTTACGATACCTACAAGGCGACGCGGGTTCAAAAGAATAATTTCAACAAGAAGATTTTTAGCATATTTAACGATTACATTAATTCCCTTGGATTTAAATATCTGTCACAAAGCAGATTGGAAGGCGATGATGTGATTTATTTGTCCCAAAAGATGATTAAAACCCAGTTGGAATTATTAAAAAATATTGATATTAATGTTGTCATTATCACGAACGACAATGACTTTCTACAATTGGTAGATGCGCGAGTTCTTGTGTATAACATGCAGTTTAAAGAGTTGCTGAAGCGCGGTTATAATAATCCGAAGACGGACCTACTATTTAAGGCGATCTACGGTGATAAGAGCGATAATATATCTAAGATTGGCGCGGGAATAACAAAAGAAAAGGCGTTGATGATTTCGAATATGACAGATGACGAAAGAGAAAAGTATATAAAGGAAAGCGGTTATGAAGACAAGTTCCAGTTGAATATGAAACTGATATCGTTTGAAAACATACCCACAGAATATACAGAAATATTCAGTAATAATGTAAAAATAATATTAGAGGATTAGAGGAAAGACTATATAAGGAAAGACTATATAAGGAAAGACTATATAAGGAAAGACTATATAAGGAAAGACTATATATATAAGGAAAGACTATATATATAAGGAAAGACTATATATATAAGGAAAGACTATATAAGGAAAGACTATATAAGGAAAGACTATATATATAAGGAAAGACTATATAAGGAAAGACTATATAAGGAAGTTACAACGACAATGCTTCTAATTTTTTAATACCCTCTATCTTTTTTTTGTCGTGATTGGACATATAATACCACAATTTCTTTTCAGGATCAAAACGACACCCCAGCTTCTTCAATTCATCATTTTTACAAAATGGCACCTTCACATATACCTTCGTATGGACTTCAATATCACTTTCAGATTTCTTTTCAATTTCCAAAATCGCGTTTTTATTTGCTTCGGTTATATTATCCTCGTAATACCACTTTTTACAACTCGTATCCCATTTTGCCCCCAACTTCTTCACAGAATCCTTGTAATCAAATCCAATATTAAGATAATTTTTATTGCTGACAGGTATCTCCTTGATATTTGAAATTAAAGTATTGTCCAACCTATCCGTATGATAGTCTTGTGGTGAAGCGAGGGATACAATCACTCCAACCGCCAAATTCGCCAAACGATCCGCTTCCGCATTTCCTACCGAATGCTCGTCGCTCAATCCCGTATGCGCTTTCACGTGATGTAAAGCAATCTGCTTTTTATATGGTCTGTATATTTCGCGGATTATTTGAATCAAATTGAGATTCGGGGGAACTTTTCCAGCAGTTGTTTTCCATTCATTCTTGAATAACTTGTCCCCATACGCGCCAGCACATTTCATCACATATTCAGAATCCGTATATATATTGATCCTTGTCTTTGACTTTGCGACGAGTTCGTCTTGCATCTTCTCTACCGCCCGAATAAACGCAGTCAATTCTCCTGTATTATTCGTTTGTTTCCCTACAACCCTAGCATACTCGTTGCGTTCGTCGTCTGTCCCGAAATACACACCATACCCTGCGATTGCGTGCGGACTTCCGTTGTGAATACAGGATCCATCAATGTAAATATTCACGGATTCGGAAGATTCACTGATTACTGAGGTTTCATTCATATTGGTATCTGTATTCTTGCTATAACTATCGTTATTATCAATTTTTATTATATATATATATTAAATATTATACCTATAACAAAATGATTAAGTGTATTAATAGTAATATTCAAATATATAGTGATGGTGATTACAACTATAATAATTGGAATCTTATTAACAACAAAGGCATCTTTAATATACTTAATAATACCTCGAATCGCGTTGATTTCTGTATATTACAAAGCGGAAATATAGGTATTGGTAGCACCTCTCCAACATCAAAACTTGACATCGTAGGCAACGTTTCTATACTGGGGCGAACCACCCTAACCTCTAATCTTGTTCTCAACAATACGCGATCAACCGCGCCTATCGCGCAATTCGGTACAAACTCAGACGCGTTCAACAACGTCTATATCATAGGTGGTCCTAGTGCGCGCATCGGTATTGGCACTTCTATACCCTCCGTTCCACTTGACGTAGTCGGTAGAGCGAATATTTCAGGGTTAATTACAGCAAATGGTGGTTTAATCGTTCCCGCAGGACAAACACTGAATATTGTCGACGGGTTATCCACAATATCTGTCAGTACAACAACATTGAATACAAATGTATTAACTGCGTATGGAATAACTAATGCTCTTGGTGGTATTGTAGTTCCGCAAACAGCCGAGATTGTCGCAGACGGAGGCATTCGCGCAACATCTATCTACGCATCCAATTTAATTCTTGCCTCAAAAGGAATCGTTGTATCCGCTGGAAGTTTGCTAACTGCGAATGGAGGAATATCCGCAACAACTATTAACGCTTCAGGGTTAATTACCGCGAATAATGGGATAACAATACCGACCGGCAAATCAGTTGTAGCAAATGGCGGAATCACGACAACAACCTTGGGAACGGATACCTTGGAAGTACGTTCAATTACCGGAACCGCCCCTATTGTTCAATATGGGACAAACGCATCCGCTACAAAAAACATATATTTTACTGGCGGAGGACACGCTAGAATTGGTATCGGTAGTTCTGTGCCCTCGGCATCTCTTGATGTCGTAGGGGGCGCAAACATATCTGGAGCAATTGCTGTTGCTACAATAGGGGCATCGGGAGCAATATCAGCAAATAGTATTGTATCTTCTACAACCATATTCGCGGGTGAATTAATCACAGCAAACGGAGGCGTTACTGTTCCTATAGGTAAACAAATTGTCGCAAATGGTGGTATATCAGCGAGCAGCATCACTGCTTCAGGATTAGTAACCGCAAATGCTGGAATACAAGCGACCACCATAAATACGTCAGGTGTAGTGAATACAAATGGTGGTGTTATATCGGGTTCAACAATCACATCATATGGGTTAGTTACAGCGAACGCAGGTTTATTAGCATCTACAATAACCTCGCTAGGAATTATAAATGCCGATGCGGGAATATCAGTAACCACAATTAACGCAACATCCGCGATAAAAGGCACAACACTTGAAATGTCAGGTTTAGTAAAAACAAATGGCGGTATAGATACGACGACTATTGTTGCTTCCGGACAACTTACGGCAAGTAATGTTATATTGGCGAATGCCGGGATTATCGCAAACGCCCCTATTGTCGCGAACATGGGTATAAACTCATTTGGTGTAATCCGAGCAGGCACGGCAACCACAAATACACCAATCGCACAATTTGGCACAAATACAATTGAAACGAGTAATATATATTTTATTGGGGGAGGTAATGCGCGTATCGGAATTGGTAGTTCCGTTCCGACAGTTTCTCTTGATATCGTTGGTGACGCAAATATTACAGGGGATTTAAGAACAGGTCAAGGAATATATGCGACAAATGTTGATATTTCAGATATACTTACAATAAATTCGGAAATCGCCACAACGCCAAATGCACAGATTGGAAATAACGCAAACGTAACAAGTAATCTTTATTTTATTGGCGGTGGAACTGCGCGCATCGGGATTGGAAGCAGTTCGCCGATAAACGCACTTGATATCCGTGGTGATATGAATATTACAGGAATTTATAAAAAAGGCGATCGTGATATTATTCTGGATACAAGCAACTATATTCTGGCAACATCAAATAATATTATAAACCGTCTAGACAACTATACTCCCTATACATGGATCATTAATCGTCAAACTTCAAACTTATATTACACAATAGGGAATGTAGGGATTGGAACAACAGAACCTGTGAAAAAATTACATATCCAGCATCCAACCGGCGAACTCGTGAGAATTGAAACAAACGCAAGCGGATTAAACCAAGTATCAGGGATAGAGTTTGGTATACCTTCGTATAATACAACAACACGCAGTAAAATAACTTCCACAACTTACGCTGGTGATGCGAGCGACCTACAATTTAGCACCGCATCCGGAGTAAATGCTTCAATCTCAAGACTCACCATTTCACCGATTGGCAACGTAGGTATAGGATCACAGAATCCTCAGCAGATTTTACAAGTCGGAAATGCGGGAAGACTGCGAATTGCGAATTCAAGTGGCGATTATACAGTTATCGGTACAGCCAACTCAGACGATTCCACGAATACTAAAATAGAGATCTCCGGTTATTCACGTAGCGGAAACATCTCATATGTTGCGACAAACATTGAAGGTTCACATCGGTTTATTACAAAAACTGCGAATGAAAGGATGCGTATCACAAGCATTGGTAATGTAGGGATAGGCACTACGAACCCTGATGAATTATTAACATTATATAGTTCGAATACAGTTCTGAAGATAAGGAATAGCGTAGAAGGCAATGGATCTGTAGCGATTAACTTGGAGAATGGGGGATATAGCAAGTGGGTCATACGCAATTCCAATAATCACCTCGCATTTGACTATGAATCTTCAAATCGCCTTATTATGGATGGTGTGAGAGGCGATATTGGTATTGGGGCAAACCCGTCTAGTAATTATAGATTAAATATTTTGGGTAATATTAAAATCGCAGGCGACATCATACCAGATACAAGCGTTGCGTATAACCTGGGTTCGCTTACGAAAAAATGGAAGGACTTGTATTTGTCGGGTAATAGTATCTACTTGGATGATTTGATTGTCTCGCGAGATTCAAATATAAATTTAAACATTAAAGATTTGCGAGGAAATTATAGAGATGTTAATATAAGTAATATTAATTTACATAGCGTCGGTAGAAATCGCGACAATAAGCTCACAATTGGCATAGACGCTGAAGGAAATATTGTGTATTATAATCATACTTCTAATAAAATATATTATCCTGTCACAACCCCGAATATTAATAATACAGAGATCTTAAACAACGTTAATAATATCATTTTAAGCACTTCAAATTATGCGATAGAGACCAGCAATAAACTTATGAATCATATAACAGTGGTTGACAGACATCAAAGCAACTATGTATTTGCCACAGACAATCGTATATCAACGCGGATCACAAATTTAACTACAGATATGATAAATGAGAATTTGGCGGGTTCGAAGAAGTTTATTATTAACCATGCGTATAACAATAACTTACTTATTAACGGGAATTTGACGATTAACTCTAATTTAATCGTGTATGGTGAAAGCACGACACTTGAGACTACTGTATATACTACAGAGCGACTTGAAATCGCGAATAAGAATAACTTATTTCCGTCATTAATGATACAGCAACACGATCAGTTTCAGGATATATTTAGGGCATCAAATCTGGATAGCAGGGTATTTACGATTGCGAATAACGGAGATGTTAATATTTCAGGAATTTATAAAAGAAATAATAGGGATGTGTTTTGGGATACTAGCAATTATATTTTTACAACGAGCAATATCTTAATTGAATATACAAATATGAAATTTAATTATTTGGATAGTAAATTACAAATATTAAATTTGAAAGTAAATCTCAATGATAATAACTCTAGTAATTATATTCTAACCTCAAGTAATAACTTAATAAATAAGATCAAAGAGAATGACAACAACTCTAGTAATTATATTCTAACAGCAAGTAATAATTTAATAAATAAGATCAAAGAGAATGATAATAACTCTAGTAATTATATTCTAACCTCAAGTAATAACTTAATCAACAAGATCAAAGAGAATGACAATAACTCTAGTAATTACATTTTAACCTCAAGTAATAATTTAATAAATAAGATCAAAGAGAATGATAATAACTCTAGTAATTATATTCTAACAGCTAGTAACAATCTAATAAATAAGATCAAAGAGAATGATAATAACTCTAGTAATTATATTCTAACAGCAAGTAATAATTTAATCAATAAGATCAAAGAGAATGATAATAACTCTAGTAATTATATTCTAACAGCAAGTAATAATCTAATCAATAAGATCAAAGAGAATGATAATAACTCTAGCAATTATATTCTAACAGCTAGTAACAATCTAATAAATAAGATCAAAGAGAATGACAATAACTCTAGTAATTATATTCTAATAACAAGCAACCTGATTTCAAAGAGAATCTCTGATTTAACTACCGATATGATAACTGAAAATGAAAATGCCAAGAATAAGTTTATAGTAAATAATAGGTATAATAATAATCTGGAAGTGAATGGGAGTTTGACTATTAACTCCAATTTAATCGTTCTAGGCGATACTACGCGTCTTGATACAGTAGCATATACAACAGAGAGGTTGGAAGTTTTGAATACGAACATTGCCACAACCGCTTTTATTGTTCAACAAAATACGACAGATAGAGACATCTTTGTTGCTTCCAATATGAGCGCGGCGGTATTTAGGGTTGCTAATAATGGAGACGTGTTTATAACAGGTGAAGGCGTTTATAAAAGGAATGATCGTGATGTTATATGGGATACTAGCAATTACATTTTAACTGCTAGCAACAATCTAATCAACAAGATCAAGGAGAATGATAATAACTCAAGTAATTATATTTTAACAGCAAGTAATAACTTAATCAACAAGATCAAAGAGAATGACAATAACTCTAGCAATTACATTCTAATAACAAGCAACCTGATTTCAAAGAGAATCACAGATTTAACTACCGATATGATAACTGAAAATGCCAATGCCAAGAATAAGTTTATAGTAAATAATAGGTATAATAATAATCTAGAAGTGAATGGGAGTTTGACTATCAACTCCAATTTAATCGTTCTAGGTGATACCACGCGTCTTGATACAGTAGCATACACAACGGAACGGTTAGAAGTTTTGAATACGAACATTACCACAACCGCTTTTATTGTTCAACAAAATACTACAGATAGAGACATCTTTGTTGCTTCCAATATGAGCACAGCGGTATTTAGGGTTGCTAATAATGGAGACGTGCTTATAACAGGTGCGGGAGTTTATAAGAAAAATAATAGAGATGTTATTTGGGATACTAGCAACTACATATTAACTGCTAGTAATAACTTGATCAACAAGGTAAGGGAGAATGACAACAACTCAAGTAACTACATATTAACTGCTAGTAATAACCTGATCAATAAGATCAAGGAGAATGACCGCAACTATAGCAATTACATTTTAACTGCTAGCAATAACCTAATCAACAAGATCAAGGAGAATGATAATAATAGCAGTAACTATATCCTAACAGCAAGTAATAACCTAATCAACAAGGTTAGAGAGAATGACCGTAACTCTAGTAATTACATTTTAACTGCTAGCAATAACCTAATCAACAAGGTTAGAGAGAATGACCGTAACTCAAGTAATTACATTTTAACTGCTAGCAATAACCTAATCAATAAGATCAAGGAGAATGACCGTAACTCAAGTAATTATATTCAAACTGCTAGTAACAATCTAATCAACAAGATCAAAGAGAATGATAATAATAGCAGTAACTATATCCTAACAGCAAGTAATAACTTGATCAACAAGGTTAGAGAGAATGATGATAACACATCTACAAAGATATCTTTACTATGTAATACATTACTTGCGGTTGCTATAATTAATGACGGAAATGCTAGCAACTACATTTTAACTGCTAGTAATAACTTAATCAATAAGATCAAAGAGAATGATAATATCTCAAGTAATTATATTTTAATAACAAGCAACATTATTTCAAAGAGAATCTCCGATTTAACTACCGATATGATAACTGAAAATGCGAATGCCAAGAATAAGTTTATAGTAAATAACAAGTATAATAATAATCTAGAAGTGAATGGGAGTTTGACTATCAATTCCAATTTAATCGTTCTAGGTGATACCACGCGTCTTGATACAGTAGCATACACAACAGAGAGGTTGGAAGTTTTGAATACGAACAATACAACAACCGCTTTTATTGTTCAACAAAATACGACAGATAGAGACATCATTGTTGCTTCCAATATGAGCACAGCGGTATTTAGGGTTGCTAATAATGGAGACGTGCTTATAACAGGTTCTGGCGTTTATAAGAAAAATAATAGAGATGTTATTTGGGATACTAGCAATTACATTTTAACTGCTAGCAACAATCTAATCAACAAGATCAAGGAGAATGATAATAATAGCTGTAACTATATCCTAACAGCAAGTAATAACCTTATCAACAAAGTTAGAGAGAATGACCGCAACTCTTGTAATTACATTTTAACTGCTAGTAACAATCTAATCAACAAGATCAAGGAGAATGATAATAACTCTTGTAATTATATTTTAACTGCTAGCAATAATCTAATCAACAAGATTAAAGAGAATGACAATAACTCTAGCAATTACATTCTAATAACAAGCAACATTATTTCTCAAAGAATCACCGATTTAACTACCGATATGATAACTGAAAATGCGAATGCCAAGAATAAGTTTATAGTAAATAACAAGTATAATAATAATCTAGAAGTGAATGGGAGTTTGACTATCAACTCCAATTTAATCGTTCTAGGTGATACTACGCGTCTTGATACAGTAGCATACACAACAGAGAGGTTGGAAGTTGTGAATACGAACATTACCACAACCGCTTTTATTGTTCAACAAAATACGACAGATAGAGACATCTTTGTTGCTTCCAATATGAACTCAGCGGTCTTCAAGATTGCGAATAATGGTGATGTGCTTATAACAGGCGAAGGCGTTTATAAAAGGAATGATCGTGATGTTATATGGGATACTAGCAATTATGTTGCGAAAATTAATGAAAGTTTAATTGATAATATAAAGAACACGAGTAATGATTTGATTGACTACATAATATTCACAAATTCAAACTTAGTAAATGTAAATGATACAATCAATATAAATGATATAAACACAAGTAATTATGTGGAGACGACAAGTAATATAATACAAAAGCGTATCAACGATACGACAACTGACGATATACGAGAAGGGGCAAATAATAGATTTATAATTCAAAATAAATATAATAGTAATCTTGAAATCCAAGGAAACCTTGTTGTCAATTCAAATCTTGTTGTGAATAGTTTGGCATCGCTACGTAATAATGTAAATATTAGAGGTGATATTAATTTCACAGGCGAACTATATAAAAATGGTATGCTCTACCCGAATGGCAAAACATACACAGGGAGTTCATCTATCTTATCGCAATTCAGTCCGATCCAAATGCAATTCACAATGTATAAAAATGTAATTGAGAAAACCGGGAGTGGGTGGCAGTTTATAGATAGTAATATCAATGTCGTTGATGACAAGGTCCAGGGTTTTTGTGTCCGCATTAAACCAAATCATTATTCATCAAAAATATTGATCAATTTAAATTGCCATATAGGTATTGATTATGGGACAGACGCGAGATGGTGGGGGCTGCGTTTGTATCGCAAAATTGGTGAAGCGGGCGAGTGGGTTCATCTAACCGATGCTGACGGTGCTGACGGTAACGAAGGGACGACGTGTTGGATCTCACACAATCTCGGAGCGGAATCCAGTACATATTCGTATTTTATTGCGAATGTGAGCGGTGCCTACTATGATATTCCTGGAATATCAAAGGAATATATTTATTATACTGTGAAATGGTGTTCACTACTTGGTGACAACACGCAAGACGGCAAGTTATACCTGAATAGACCCGCGGTAATGAACGCCTTAAATGCCCCGATTGTTTCGTCTTCTTGGAATATAAGTGAAATATGGCAACTAGAAACCTCGTATTTCCCGAAAGGCGGTATTGTGACCAAATATACACCTACACAAACGCAATTCAATATCTATAAAAATGTGGTAGAAAAAGTGAGCGATGGCTGGCAATTTATAGACAGCAATACATCGGTTATAAACAATACGGTTCAGGGTTTTTGCGTTCGCATAATGCCTAACCATTATACATCCAAGGTATTATTGAATTTAAATTGTCACATTGGTATTGATTATGGGACGGACGCGAGATGGTGGGGATTGCGCTTGTATCGACGGATCGGCGAAACGGGCGATTGGGTTCATCTAACCGATGCTGACGGTATTAATAATAATGACGGAACGCCTTGCTGGATCTCTCACAATCTCGGTGCGGAATCCAGCACTTGTTCATATTTTATTGCGAATGTGAGTGGTGCCTACTATGATCTCCCGGACACGATGGATACCTATGTCTATTATACTGTGAAGTGGTGTTCACATTTAGGAGATATTGCGCAAAACGGCAAGTTATATTTAAATCGCCCGGCGACCTATAGTGCGAACAGTGCTGTTTTGTCGTCATCGTGGAACGCTCAAGAGATATGGCAACGCGAAACTACGTTTATCCCTAAAAATGCGGTTATCTGCCAGAATATGTCTATACAGACGCTATTTAACATCTATCGTAATATTGTGATTAAAAACGGGAATGGTTGGCAGTTTATAGATAATAACATAAACATTATAAATGAAAAGATTCAAGGTTTCTGTGTTCGCATTAAACCTACTCATCCGTCGTCCAAAGTCTTAGTTCATATATCATGTCATATTGGGATTGACTATGGAACGGACGCGAGATGGTGGGGGTTGCGTCTATATCGCAAGATCGGCGAAGCGGGCACGTGGGAGCATATAACAGACGCGGATGGCAATAATCTAATAGATAACCAAGGGACTTCGTGTTGGCTTTCTCACAATTTAGGAGCTGAATCTAGCACATCCTCGTATTTTGTGGCGAATATATCGGGTTCGTTCTTTGACACACCAGGGACGGATAGCGATTACGTGTATTATACTGCGAAATGGTGCTCTATATTAGGAGATAATTCGTTGGAAGGGAAGATCTATTTGAATCGCCCTGCGACCTATAACGAAACCAATAGTGCGGTTCTATCGTCTTCGTGGAATGCGCAAGAAATATGGCAACTAGGGACACCTTATGAACCAGCGGAGTATTCGATCATTAACATATTCAATAATAATAATGTTGGGATAGGCACTACGAACCCCGTATGTAAATTGGATGTTGATGGAACAATTAATGCGACCAACTATTCGTCCATCAGTGATCGGCGATATAAAAAGGATATAAGGAGTGTGGATAGTTCGCTTGCGTTGATTAATAGATTAACGCCGGTATCTTATTTGACGATTGCACAGAATGAGGGGGATAGAAGGAATTACGGGTTTATTGCTCAAGATTTACACGAACATATTCCGGAGGCGGTGAATGTCCCTGTAAAGGAAAATCATAATTATACGATTGAATATATGTCGCTCATCCCGCTTTTAACAAAGTCAGTTCAGGAGTTATCTGACAAAATAAACGATCAACAGAAAACGATAGACGTCTTAATGGCACGACTGAAGGACCGGGAATAAACGACACGTCTCTTTATATACTTTCGCAATTCCTTATATACTTTTTTTATTTATTATATTCTAATTAAATATAATGAGCGTAAAAAACGAAGATACGAAGGTTTCTCCTAATCTGCCTTACAAGATAGAAAAATTGCTATCCAAGACGGAGGCGCTTGTGTTGTTATGTAGTAAGGCGAGCGGTTATTGGTCGATGGTAAAGTTCGGGTTCAATATACCATTGGTTTTGACGTCGTCGGCGATGTGCATCATTAACAGCATAAGCGAGGATGCGAACGAAGTCAAGATACCGAATATCGTGGTGAACGCGATTAGTGTTTTAATTATTTCTCTTAATAATTCTATAAAAGCAAGTGAAAAATGTGATTTATTCCGCAGATTAGGACAACAATTCCTATTATTAGCGGGACAGATTGAGAACGACGATGAAATATCGGACAATGAATTTAATTTATTAGCATTAAAATACGAGAACCTCGTAAACGACATATTATTTGAAGAAATTCCTAACCGATTCAAAACGCAAGTTATTGAAAGTTTCAAACATAGGCATCTGCCTCTACAACTGAACGGATGCAGTGGTAATAATAGGGAGTACATTCCACAGCATACAAATTCAAACTCCGCTGAAATTGTGATACGCCAGCAGAACGCGGTGAATTCGGTCTAATCCATATCTTCGTCTGCATCATTGTATATATTATAATTATCATTATCTTTACTATTATAATCATCGTCTTTTTCTTCGCCTTTATACGCGTCGTTAATATTGCCCTCCGCATCTGCGTCATCTGCTTTCGCTTCACCGTCCGCGACATCAACTTCTTTCACAACCATTATACCAGCAACTTTCATTTGCCTACGGATTTCATTTTCTTCAATATCTAGGTCTTGATTATCTTTTAATTTTTTGATTTTGTATTCTTCGCGTTTTTCATTGATAAAAACAGCGATCTCTTCGGCGGTTAAGAACTTGCTGTATTTTCCTCCAACATAACTTTTTAAATATTCATAGAGTTTCTCAGCATTCTCGCGAATAAATTCTTTCGGAATATTTTCAACTCCTTCCAAATCCGGGGTGTGTAGCGAATTACTTATCACCACAATATTAATTATATTTACGACATCCGCTTCTTCCGTATTATAATTTTTATTTAAATGATAGAGATGCTTGATCATCATCTTTATTTGTTTTACAGAGTTCATAACCATCTCTTTTAATATATCATTCTCTTTGTATTTGGATGACGAATGGACGTTCATATAGATTATCCTGCTAATATTCAGCAAAACCTCCGTGTAATTAATATGTTCACAATTTATAAAATCTAGACTTATATTATTTTTAACATTTTTTAGTTTTTTGATATTATCGGTGATATGCGATTTAGTACTGTCCATATCGTAATTTATTAATTTGTCTATTAAATTGTCGGACAATAAGTCGCTTTTACCGCGCATACTTTTTAACCACTCATCCACGTTATAATTTTTAAAGTTATACACAAAAGCTTCCTTATTTATATACTTCACATGTTTATTTTTCTCCTTAACTTCTTTCATAAATATATCGTCGCTACCGTAGCCGTCGCTATCAACTCCATCATCTTCTCTTTCAATTTCGTCGTCTTTCTTACCTTTCTTACCTTTCTTGTCTTTCTTGCGTTCCTTAGGTGGCGTAAATCTCGTATCCCTAACATTGCTTATTAAACGGACTTTCGAATAATGCTCTTTTAATTTAATGACATCTTCATTTAAATCAATAATATCACTGAAGTTACTGTCTAACTTACGTAGACAACATCCTTGTATATACTTGTGTATTTTCTCAAATTTTGAATTACTATTGGGTGTATATAGAAGTTTATCAATATAAAACATTTCGTCATCCGTATATTTATTCCGGTCTATTGCGCATTTATTCTTGCCCTCCGCCTTCTTGCTAAGGAGTTCTCTTAATACCTCTGCATCCCTGTCTTTATGCTCAGTATCCACAATAGATAAAAAGTTCTTTCGCAAATCTTTAATATTTATAATATAATCATTATTATCCGCGTATTTAATAAAGAAGTCGCTTATGATCTCTATAATGTAATAGAGGAGTCCGCGTGTATTCAGTTTATCGAGATGATTCGGATTTAAATCATTCATATTTAGTGCTACCTGTCCTTTCAATATTTTATCTTGGGTATCCACAATCCAGAAGCAGATCGCATTACAAAAGATTATATTCGTCGTCTCTATAAACTCTTCATTTACCTTTTTAATGATTCCCGCGCGATTCTTATCCGCATTCTTAGCGTTAGTGTACAATATATGCAAAGGCGTCAATTGGGCATATTTCTTTGCGTTATTTTGAGCATCCTCTATATTGTTCTTTTCAAACGCATTCACATATTTTTCATATCGCGTGGATACGCTACGATATTTCTTAAATAAATACGCTGATATATCGTCATAATCAATTTCGATGTTCGCGACATCATTGATTTTCTTCACCAATTCTAGAATAATTCTCAACATCTCAATAAACCCTTTTTCATTTTTAAAATGAATATTTGCTATATATCGATTTAATTCATAGTTATTTGCGATACCTCCAGCACCTCCTCCATCATCATTCGCAAATCCCTTATTTTCGTCATCAATAATGTCATCGTCATCCCGAACCCCTTCATAATTATCTATGTCGTTCGCATCACATATCGCTTTGTTTTCTCGCTTGGATAGAACATACTTCTTACCGTCATTGTCATAATCGAATATATGCTCGCGCGAATGTATAAAGGTATTCTTGACTTTGTCACAATCTAATTTAATACTCTCTATATTTTCTCTGGCATCTAAGATATCATTGATCGTATTCAGCGTATGGTCTATATTGATCGTCTTTATGGATAACTTTAGGTCGTTAATAACCTCCTCAATAGAGATGGTGTTATCGTTAATTTGCTTTATAATACTGTATATGTTATAATGACCCAAAGGAATCACGTCGGTTTGTATGATATCACTCTTGTATTTAAGGATGATGTCTTTTGTTTTTTCAAGGAACGAATGGACTTCTGCGGATATCTGGATGACTTTTAGGGTCTTATCAATGTTATCAAAAAAAGTTAGCTTCTTATTGACTAATAACGGGCGTTTAATTTTAAATACGCGGTGTATATTCTTGCGCTCTTTTTCTTTCTTTATGATAGAATCCATAAGGTCGGTTAAGAGCCCCAAGTCTTTCTCGGTAATAAAATCAAGAGAATAATCATATTTTTTAAAGATATTATTGATATTACCATAATCCAAATAAAAACTGTCTTTATTACTATTGATTTCGCTCATAATCATCTCAATATCAGGGCGCGTATCTTTGATCAATTCATAAATACCCTTATAATTCGCTGAAGCACTGTAGTTTATGTTGACGCTATTTAACAAATGCGACGCTATCTTCGCATACATATAATCATTTGTGGTAACCGTGGGAACCTTATAATATGCCCCTACAATTGGGAGACTAATGTCATTCCCGTCATTAATATTAAAAATGTTTTCAACCTTATCCACATTTCTACAATTGATAACAGGGTAATCTTTGATGATCGGGTAATATTTCGGGAAATCAGGTTTAATGCCAGCTCCTGTGTCCTCTATAAGAATCATGTTTGTATTGTGAGTCGGCTTTAAACGTATCTTGTCTGATTTATGATCATAGGATACACAAAACTTCCGCTTTACAAACTCACTAAGTTCGCCTCGCCTGTCCTTGGTATCATATTTATATATGAAGTTGAGGACAGCATCCGGTGTGTCGTCTTCACCGTATTTTATGATTTCTCCTTCGGCGGCAAATACATAGTTTGCATAATCGTTTATTTTGCCATTCTTAGACTCGCGATGTACAAGTATATCATAGAATAAACTACGTAATAGGTCGGATTTCTTTTTGTTTTTAAAAAAGGTATATAGGTTATTATATATTTCCTCTTTGTCCATCGCAATAAAAGAAGGGTTTAATTCGCTCATCTCTTCGAAACTAAGTATCTCAGTATATTCAATATCATCCAAGTCTTCGTCTAAATATTCTATATCCGTTGCCATTTGAACTTGTGTTTCTATTTATTAGAATGATATATATTATTATTTGACAAAAATAAAAGAGAATATGTAAGTGAAGCGCATATTTATTTAATCGTATCCAGTGCGAATTTCGTCCAATCGTTTTTAATCACGGAGAGTTCTCTTGCGATAATTGCGCAATTCTCTTCTAAGAAAGAAGAGAATGCTCTTGAACTATTTGGATCACTGAGACCCTCCAAAGAAATACGTAGGATCATTAGCGATTTTAGCGGATGCGGGCAAATATATCCAATATACGTGCATGCTATATTATTCTTGTGTTTGTGATTCTCGCGAATAAAATGATTGTGAATATAGGATTGTATTACATTTCCCAGTGTATCATCTTCGTCTTCAATGACAAACTCAAACGTCCCTTGAATATCCTGAAACTGCTGTATCTTCACCTTGTCGCTTGCTTCACTATTCAGTTCTTTCCTAAGTCCCTCCAATTTATGGATCATAATGTCCAACGATTTTGATACCAGATATTTTGGACCAATATTACGATTAATGCTTTCAATGTCAAACTTGAATCGCACAGGGTCGCCATATTTATTTTTGTAATACGAGCGTTCCTTGTCTAAAAGGTTTGTCTTTTTGTCCGCCTCCTTCGGATCTTGGATATACGAAAAGTTTGACAGTGATACTGGGTTAAATGATGCGTTATCGCGTCCTTTACGCTTTACAATCCTCGCTTTGAAATGTAAATGTTCGCCCGTTCTCAGTCGCGTAATAAGGATATGATCCTTGGATGTTTTGTTTGCGGGGAAAACGACCTTCAACTCGTCCTCACTCAATGGTACCGAATTACGCATTGCTACAATATCATTTGTGCGAACATCAATCGTCTTGTTCATAGTATTCTTGACATTCAGCTCAATATGAATGCTATTATCTTCGTATCGCTCTATTTCATCTTCTGTAAGACAAATTGGAATAAGACCGATGCGATGAATAATGATTTCATTGTGAAGGGCACCGTTATTTATTATAATATCCACGCTAGGATCGTCGTTCTCTAATTTTTCACCGATAATTCCAGGGATTGGGATATCAGTCAAAATAATCCTGCGAATTCCATTCACAACCGCGAGATCGATCCCATTGATTTCGAACGAATGACAATCCGATCGTTCATCGTAGTTATAATTTTGAAAAGTAGGCATATTCTCTTTTTATAATTATAATATATCTATCTTATATATCATTTTTTAATATATTGTAAAAAATAATAAATTCGCAAAATTCTATCTTACATAAAGCGCATACGACGAGCGGGTGAAGCTGAGCGACGAACCGGGCGCTTAGCAACGGGACGCTTGGCAACGGGGCGCTTAGTAGCAGGACGCTTGGGGACTCTACGCGGGCTACGGCGGAAGGCACCACCAGATAATATACTGGATATTGCGGATGAGAAATCTTCTTGTTCTTGATCAACTTCATAACCACCTTTCTTGACCCTCTTTATGGGCTTCTTGACCTTCTTTACAGGCTTCTTCATCCTGCGCTTGGCGCCACCTCTCTTTAACTCTTCCATGTATGATTCTGAAGTTCCGGAAGCGCTGGTAGTTCCAGAAGTTCCAGAAGTTCCAGAAGTTCCAGAAGTGCTGGTTTTCTTTTCTTCTTTTTCTTCCTTTCCTGCGAACTGTTCTAAACTTTCAAAGAATCCACCGAAAAGTCTAGTCATATTCTTTGCGGCGGGACGCCTGGCAACGGGGCGCTTGGTAGCGGGACGCTTGGTAGCGGGGCGCTTGGTAGCGGGACGCCTGGCAACGGGGCGTCTATATCTTCTTATTAAGCCACCGTCCATATAATCTTGAAAATCTTCGTGTTGATCTGCCATATATTCTTTCTATATATACGCAGGATTTTTATTTTTTATATTTATAAAAAAATAATTATACAACATATAATATTAAACAAATAAACGCGCGAGTGAGCGGAGGGATTACGAAATTAAACTCGTCATTATTGCGAAACACATTGACGTTCGCGGCAACATCTCGTTAATTGGGTTAGTAGCGAAGAATTGAATCAGTGTTTTAATGTTATTGATATCGTTACATTGGCATATATAATGATATACGTTCGCCAGCGTAATCATTTTCGTTTTATACGTATTCACTTGAAGATTACGCAGTTGCGCAAGATGATACTGAATAACCGGTGGAAACTGCTTGTCCATATCCTTATTCATTTTATAGCGGTTATAGTTCGGGTAATATGTTGTCGTCGCCTTATAATAGGCATAGAGACTATCTTTGATCGTGGATATAATGGTATGAACAAGATATGTAGGGTCTATTTTTTGTCCGTTATTATCCAGCGGTAAATTGAGATATGGGCTATAATTAGCGATATAATCCTTAATCGTATATTCCGTCTTGTTCTTCATATAGACCGAAAGGATATTCATCCACACGTTAGGATGACACGGATCCGTCTCTTCACGATAATTGATCGCGTCCGTTGAAATTTTATACAATTTTACCTTGTCCGCAATATTCTTTTTAACGATTAAACCATAACTATACGGGGAACTATTAATATGTGCGTAGGACTCCTGAATATTATTAAAGGGCAACGGATACTTTACGCCAATCTCCATAAGTGACGGGATAATAGACGACATAATATCGCTTTCAATAAGCGAATTGCGATGCTTCGTATTTACATGAAACATCTCCATATAATTTTCACCGAGAAACCCCGAATAATCTATGATGTGCTTATTCTCGTGATGAACAATAATAAACTCATACGCCATATTCGGATCTAGGTGTTGTGTAAACAAACTCCTAAGTTTCACCGATACGCTATCACTGTCTTCTTCCGGAGTAATATGTTGTTTGAAATATTTAAACAGAATCTCATCCAACATATTACCGTGCGTTTTCGTAGGATGCGAGAATTTTGAACTATTCGCATCAGGACAACTTGAAGTCCCGAAATACCACTCGTCTTTGTGATGATATACGGTAATGATTGTTCCATCATACGCTTCATATACCTTATCTTCTGGCGAATAGTGCGAGTTAATGTAAGTATTATAATTAATTCTCTCCGGGATAGAGTTAGCGTACGTTACGACTACATTATAATTACGCTCCAGGCTAAAATCCAATACGATACTTCTACACTGTTCATACAGTTCTTTAAAGTTATCTATGTTATTGCGAATATAGGAATTGTGAAGTAGGACGATATCGCTACGTCCCTTGAACTTCTTCACTTTAATAAGAGGCCAGACATGATGCTTCTTCAAAAGCGTAATCAGACAGTTCGCATAACTGTTATTTTCGTTATCGGCGTTCGCTTCGTAGAGCTTGAATGTTTCGTCGATAAGAGAATAGAGCGTCGGAACCGGGGGAACAGGAGCGACGGCGACGGCGGTTGGAAATGTAATCGGAGAGCAAGTGGAATTCATCGGACGGGAGATACTTTTTGATTGTATAGTTTATTAGTATACAATCGTTTATATCAATTTTTATGATTATTTATTATTTTTTGTAATATAAATCAAACATTTCTTGTCCAACTTGTTTATGAACTTCTTCGCTTGTTTCCGTATTCTTTATGATTGTCTCGCGCTTAGACAAGAAATATTCAAAAAACGAATAGTCGAACCCCGCTTCTTTTGTTACCATATCAAACAACATCGGATATCTCTCTATGAAAAATTTAAACTTGTCCGTTTGTGTTATGTTATGAACAACCGACGCATGCGATAACTGTCCCGATGTCATACACTTATTATCGTGTATAATTTTCATAATATCTTGGACTAAATCGGTGATCTGCTTATTATCCAATCCATCCTTGAGAAAGTCATGTGTATCACTTGTCTTTTCGTCCCCACGCGCCTTCTTTATGTTCCCTCCGTCACCACTTCCTTTCGCTCTTTTTTTATGCGCACTCATAGTATTTATAGTATAGATTTCTTTATTATGTATTCTTTATGTAAATTTTAATTCCTTCTATTGTAATAGAATAATACGAAAAAATGAAAGGTGATTTAATGTATGCTGAACTGGATTACGCCCCGAATGTGAAAGCACCCGAAGCATTAAAAAATGCCGGGTTATATACTGGCGATGTGTTATTTGATAAGAAACCGTGGGGCAATAACTATGTGATACCACGCACTGAACCCGATGCTGTCGCGTATTGTTCTCATTTTTACGCAAGTCATCATATTCCGTCTTATAATAGACCGGGAAATAACACTATAGATAGTAGTTATTATAAAAAATATAATATACCAGGTAACGAAGGTAATATCTACAACTTCTCTTGTCATACGAATCCTTTATGACACTAGAGCAGCAAGTGCTATCGCATCCCGTGCTTCGGTGAGTGCGATTGTCGTATTCGGCGACGGTTTCTTGATCGTGTCTTTGTGTTTTACTAAAAAGTCGCAGATATATTTGTAGGTTTCGTCCACTTGTTCAAATGTAATTCCCCCGGTGATTAATACGCTACCACTTTCAAATAGTGCTCCGGTAACTTTTTTACATTCGCCTATATTTTGTCCCATACCTTTCCCATAGCAATACTTAGGACACGAACATATACCATTCTTATTTTTATTGTGAATATTCCAGAAATATTCCAACTTGACCCCTTGGTATATGCCGGGTTGAAAACTACACTTGTTGTTGTATTCGTCGTTAATAAACAGTTTGTGTATCTCCTTTCTGCGAATCTCAAAACCTTTTTGAAACTCAGGGTCACAATAGACCTTAAAATCTGTATTTATCATCCGTATCTTAAAATTTTGATATTTCAAATCTAATTTATACTCCTTATCCGGTTCCGTATTTACATTTATAATAATATTCTTGTCAATCGTATTATAGATTTCCGTAATGTCATTGATGATATGATTGACAATATGCTCGGTATCCTTGACATCTTTGATACCTGTCAGTTGTATATTTCCATTCTTAAATATCTTCACGTTCGGTATATATTTGTCATTAAACTTGTAGATCACCGTCACCTGATTATCAAATCGATTCTTTTTCATCGTGTTTTTCTTGCTCTTCCTACGCTTCTTAGGATAGACCCCTTTTGAAGCATCTACACCATTTTTCATACATTGAACCCATACGACCCCCGTTTCACATCCTGCGACAACATTCGTAATCACCTTGATATTGTCAAACAATATTCCTAGATTTATATTTATGTTATTACCGATGTTCGCATTGCAAGTTATCGTTGAGATTCTATACGGAGAAAAGAAAATGTCTGACATTAGGTGCTTATATATAAGAACATATTTCCTTATATCAATTTTTATTTTGAAACGATTAAACTCAATTTATTATCAATTGTGTTTGTGTTTGTGGTTCCGTTTTTGTTGCCTTTTTTTATCACCAGACCCTGGTTCTGGTTGTCTAATTTGATGTGCATATTATCCGTGATATTCTTTAAATACGATGTATTTACTACTTCATAACTGAAATTCGTAGAAATCATTGGAGGGAGATTTAAAATATAGGTCTTGTCGTTCGTATAATGTCCTGTGCGAAACTCTTCAATCGTCATTGGTCCGTTAAATATTTTTAGTAAAAATCTTGAGGGTGCCGGGCGAATAGGATGTGTGAATCCATAGTGTTTGCTAAGCATCTGTATTAAACTATTGATTTCCCACACCTTATCGCTTCCGCAATGCGAAGAGAAGTTGTAGGCATTCGCACATTCTAGCGAGCAAAAGTTTCCAAACAATACATAGGTATCCGTCTTAATATTATATTTATAAGGCATCCCAAATGTCCTGTTATCTATTGGGTGGCAGCACCAATAGCAGTTATTATTTGAATTCAATATTTCGTCGTTATGCGATACCTTCAACGAATACTCGCTATTTGTATTATCAAATATAATATTGTCCTGAATCGTACTATACGTGTTGCTTTCGTTTATATAGAAACAATTTGGTTCATAGGGTTCGGGAAACTCCGTAGTCGCATTGTTCTCCGTTATGTTCAACTTGTTTATCTGTGCGGACGACAAAGGCAACTGTAAAATGATATCGTCGTTATCCACTACCGAAATATCTTTGATGATCGTATTCATTAGGTTTTTTTTCTTCTTCATATCGCTTACAGTATCATCGGCATTTTTTGCTTTTCTAGGCATTTATAATGAAATTATAAGCGATGTCTTATAGTATGTATATAAGCGTTTATTATTTATATCATTGTGTATCAAAATAATCCTTGAAGTATGTTATGTTTTGGATTAGCGCCGCGTTCGCTGCGGTCGCGTCATTCATGGCGTTCGCGATAGGAGATGTGTTTTTATCAACGGGTGTATCAAACTGAACGTCGCTTTTCGCAGATATACATTTCATTTTAATCTCCTTGATCTCGTTATTCAGGGTGTTTATCGTATCGATTAAATATTTGATGATGTATCCTGATAATAAGATCAATATTAATACTAATAAATCCATTTGTCTTTGATTCTCTCTCTTTTTATTAAAGAAGGATATAAAAAATACGATTCTGTCTACGACTATCTACCGAGACCATATAAAATTACACGTTCCATTAATCACCGAGAAGACATTGATGACGCGCGTATATACTACAACTTCTAATTTAACCTCGTTTTCAGTTATATAGGGTATCGATTTTCGTCGCATTAAATCAAATAGATACGTGAACTCATACTTCGTAGTTATATCTTTGCGACTGTCGTTATTCCCCCTATTATAAATATTTAAATATAGCGATGTCGTCGTCATCTGGTTATTAAAAGAGCCCGCACTAATTATTTTCTCCGGAAAAAGCGAAAACGAATAACTATATATTCCAGTGCGCGGGATGTTCGTATGATACTGATACGGTTGAATATTATTATAATAATACGCCTTTTGGTCTTCGCGAATGATGGTGTCCGCCCATTTAATTTGTGCGGATTCTAATAATCCCATCGTCTCGTTGTATTGATGCGAAGCTGTATAGTTGTCGTGTATATTGAATTTATCGGGTATATCGGTTCGGCGCAATACCCAAATGATCTCTTTAATATGATTGTAGGAACTTGTCAACGTATAGTTATCGCCATAACTGGTGATATTTAGTGCGGGGAATGTTTGTCTCTTCACGTAATCCACAACATATTTGACAATACCCTCGGTTCGTAATGAATTTTGTCTATAGGTACTGTCCAAAAATATATAATTAATATCTAGAAAACACTGAATATAACTATCACTCCCTATAAACGAATTGATATTTATCGTGCTCTTGTAAATAATGTTGTAGAATTTAGGCGACATATAGAGTTTCAGTTTATCACACCATACCTGATACAGTTTCTCAATATCATTAACATTGATATCCACTTTTATTTCTTGATTCTGTATCTTATATAATGGCAACGCTAGCGAAGGATTTCGTGTAAACCAGAAGTTCAATGGAACCTGAATAATACGCCCTTTTATGGAAGGGTTATTGGTGTTCGTTTTTTCTGCCGACGGATATACCTTGTTATATATGATATTGTTTTTAACCACATACCTCGTGCTTTTATTATTCGGGTTTATGTATTCTGGGATATTCCCAATCAACTTGTTATATTCCAGGTCGTCCTTGTTCGTTAGTTCGTTCCATATGTTCATCCATTCGCCATAGATTTCGTCAATTATACTTCCTTCAACCCTGATCGTCGCACTTTTAATAAAGTTGTGTCCTACATTATTTACCCAGCGAAAACGATGCACGTCCGTTGAATAAATGTCAGGGAGATTAAATGACAAATACATATTGCTTAGTAAATCGCCATATCGCTTGATTGAAAATGTAATCAATGTATTCTCTGTCGTAAAGGCTAGATTGAGGGACGAATTAATATCAGGGATAATATTTTTATTTTCCATAGAGAAATTGACGTGTTTATTATACACATATTTATAGTAATTGATACAAGGATTTAAATTAATATAAGAATCCATTTGCCCTTTTAAAACTAACTGCGTAATACCACCGCCCATAATTACTTATATTATATTGATACTTTAATATTATCTTATATAATATGATTATGATTATTCGTAGTTCTTTATAAACGCCAATAGATTCTCGTATGTCCTTGCTTGTTCAAATGACGCGACCATAGTCGGAGTGCTTGTAGAATTATCTACCATAATAAATGTAGGGAAACCAGTAATCCCAAACTGATTCACGCGTTCAACATGTTCGCTACGATTGAATTTTATAAGCGATACTTTATTGAACGTTTGCGTATTTAAACGATCCCATATGCCCGATTCGTTAAATTCTACACAATGTCCGCACGTATCCATATAATAATACTCAAAGCTATAGCGTTTGGTAGCGTTGAAAAAACTCTCTTGTATCTGGTCCTTATGCGAGATTATGATTGCGAATACGAATACTGCTGAAATAATAATAATAGAGTATAGAGTTCCACTAGTTGAACCCTTGCGGGTAAATGCTTTCACCATTCAATTCTAACATAATGATATATAATAATTTATTTATCAAATAATATCATTCATAATATCGTATTTTTTTGTAATAGAATCTTTCACAGGATCACTGTCGTTCGTGAAAGTAATATAGGTATAAAAACCCGTATGATTGTTCGCAAAGATAGTGTTTAAAAATTGGTCTATTTGTGCGCTTTCTATTAAAATTACGCGGTAATCCAAAGTATCATAATTAATACCAAAGTTGGATTTGGAGAATGAATTCACTATATAGACGCTAAAATCCTTCTTTTCTAACAACCGTTTATATTCGCTAATATCGCCATCACATACAACGATCGTGCGATAGATTAAATGTGATTTATACATATTATCTAGTTTCTCTACGAATTCCATTATGATATGATATAGAATATACACTTATATTATATCATAGTATATAAATAATTTTTATATAAGATTATTGAATATATTTACTAGTATAATGGATGACAAAGTAATCAAAATACATTTATCTATCTTTCAAAATAAGTATGCTATCGTAGAAGTTCCCGAAAATATACTAAAGAAAGCGGATGCCCTTAAAAAATCTTGTGGTTGCTTTGATTCATTCTACGACCCTAAAATGATATGGGAGAAAAAGTTATACAATAAGAAGGATAAACATCAACATCAACACCAACACCAACAACAATATAATCAACATCCACAATACACACATAACAATACCGCGGTATCGGGTAGTTTTAGTAATAAAGGACGTTTCCATATTATTATACCTGACTTTTCAGATACTTCGATCACGAAACGAGCGTTGATAGGGTATTTAAATAAATTGACCTCTAAAAACAAAGAGATCATTTATGAAAAAATAAAGGGTATGATTGACGCGAACCATACTGAAGAACTATTTTTAATCATATGGTCATATATTAAAGTTACGGAGAGCGGTAGTTGCGAGAACCTATATATTAAATTGTTAGATTACTTCGATATCGCGTTTTTACAAGAGATGCTCGATAAGTTATGGAATAATTATATCCAACAAAAAGAGTGGATACCGCCTAAATTTATCTTTGACAATAACTTACTACTGTTGAATAACGAATATGAGTTATACTGTGATTACGTGAAGTGGAAGAAAGGGATCCATAATATAAATATTATTTGGGTAAAATACAAGCGCCAAGAAATTCCGCGACTATTGAATGATATTTATGATTATCTTACGAAGGAATGTGTAGGTAATTCAGATATACACAAGTATATTATCGATATATTTATGGAACAAATTTTAAAAATATTAAATCTTTATCCATATCCATCTATCGTTGAAAAAATAAGATCGCTTGATATTAAAACCTTTGATAGTTCAACAAAGTTTTTAATTTATACTATTATCGAAAATAAATAATTTCTATTATTATAGTATAGAGAAATTAATGAAGGAAACGGACAGCACCATATCTTATTACAGTAGTGTATTCATACATCTAATATTTGTATTGTTACTCGTAATCATAGGGAGCTATATATATAAGCTTGAGAACGTCGGTTGCGTCTGCTCAGATCATAGCAACAAGGAATTCATAAAGACTTTCACTTTCATCGCATTAGCATATTTCGCGATTACCGCGTTTGTAGACGTGAAGGGTGTCGCAAAAAGTTTGGGAACTGGAATCGTTCAATTACTCGCCGTCGGCACTTTCATATTCTTCTTAACGTTCGTCGTATACATATACTACGCATTTGATTATGTGCGCTATTTAATGAACGAGAAGTGCAAGTGTAGCGAGGATTTACGTCGTGATATTATCGCGATCGGCACAATGATATCTCTGTTCTTATTTATGGTCCTACTTTTCACCATCATAATCATTCCTATATTGATAAGCACCCTTACCAATCTTTTCGTTAAGATCCAAGTATTCGAAAGCGAAGTAGAGGAAGTAATCAAGAACCCCGTAAAATCGATACGCAATAGTCCTGGACGTATCCTAAATACAACTAAGGATATTGGCTCATTCGTTAAGAAAACTGCGTCTAAACTTACAAAGGCAAAGAAGAGGCGCTAGGCGATGAGGTTGATTTATTAATTTTTTTATTATAAATATAAAAAATATATATAATACACAAACTACTCTACGCAAGTTATCTATCTATGTTTATATTTCGCTTTCATCGATGAAGATTTCGGGGAGGTAAGGTGCGAGTATTTCTTCTACAATTAGTTCGGGTTTAAATTCGTCATAGGTCATAAAGATCTTCAACAGTTGCTCTGAAAATCCCGAAATCATCGCAGTTCCTTCTGTTTTACAATTCACCGGAAACGATTCTTTATGACCTGAATTGAGATTCCAGAAGATAAACTTAGGAGGTGTATAATCGGCTGCCTTAAACATCTTCACAATCGTTTTATACAAAGTTTCTATTCCATTGCTTTCTTTCTTTTCATCAGTCGTAGCCTCGTCAAATTGCATATCCGTATAGATAAATAGTTTCTTTGGCATATCTTCGTCGTTGATCGCATGTTCCTTGCCATATTCAATGATCTTCTTGCAACATTTCACAAAATCAGTGTTATAACCGAAATCAACATTAACCAGAGATTTAAAGCAGGTATAAAGCGATGGTTCTACCCCCTTCTCTGTATATTCTGCGTATAAATCGTCGGGAATAAGAGATACCAGCTCAGGATCCGCACTGAATGTAATAAACTTGTTTTTAAACATTCCTTTACAGCATTGCGACGTGATAATGCCAAGTGCGATTGCGACTTGTGCGGGAATACTGCCATTGCTTGCTGAAAACATAGATCCTGACAAATCAATAATTGCCAGCGAATTCCCTAGAATACCGCAACTCTTGACATTATCTACAATCGTCCTCCATTGCAACTCAACTGTCTCATTCTCCTCATATTCGTCTTGCGTATTGCGAAGATTAATATAATAATTCGCTAATTCGTGCGGAAGAATGCCCGTCACATTAATCTTCGCATCACCGCTTCTTACACTCGCCAAGTAATCGCAATACCTATCGCTATCGTGGTTGCTAAACGCCTTGTGTAATCTTCGAGACGCTACACCAGGGACACCTTCATAATTAATCTTGCCCCACTCATTATTACACATCAAACTCTCTACAATATTTATTTTATTCCTAAGTGGAACGAGATATTCCTTTCTATACTTTTCCATCTTCTTAGAATCTTCCTTATCATAGAGGATTGAAGCAATCTTTTTTGCGAATTGCTTGCGACTGTCGTTCCTGTCATTTTCGCTTGGTGCCCACTTCGCACACAGAGATACGCTATTCACTTTCTTAGGATTTGTGTCTGCTGTAGCATCTTCGGCACTCTCGCGAATCTCCTGAATCTTCAACTCCGTAAGATCCTCACGTAATTTTTCCGCAAACAACGTCAATTCGTAATTCTTGTGAATCATCCCATCTCCACAATTCTCATAGCAGATATAGAGCAGATCCTTCCAGCGCCCATATTTATTGACGTAAGTCAGGATATTATTCATATAAGTATAGGGTTTGTTTTCGCGCAACCATAGCATCGCCTGATTTGACACAGTCTTTTCTTTTTTACCCTTCAACCGATCGCGACCGTTGAAAATAACAGCAACTGTCTTCTGGGGGTTAATCTCCCAGCATTTTTCGATAAACTTATAGTTCTCTTCCTTTGCGAGCGAGCGCGTGTACATCATAAAGTAATCGACAATGTGATTTCCACTCGTATCCAATGCGACGGCTCCGTTCTCAGTGCGGGTAAAAGTTGATGCCATTGTTCGTTTGGTTGTTTCGTTCGTTTGTTCGTTGGTATTGTAGTAACCCTTGATGTATCAATTTTTATATAAATATAGTAAAAATAATGAATGAATCACATTAGCTTCTTTCTCTTTAGTCGTAGATGGCAAGTGGCTATTATATAACTATACTTTTTATTTTTTTAAGTAAAATTCTAGCTTTAACAAGCTCTTTCATAACATTATCTTCAACTTCTTTTACAGTTTTTTCTATCATTCTTTGTTTGTCACTGATATTCATGTTTAGTAGTGTTTTCAGATAGGCTCTTGTAAGTATATTTTTTGCTTTAGCTTGTTCTTCCTTTATTATTAAAAATATTGTGTCTAGATTATCAAATATTTTTTTTTCTTCACTTTTTGATCTTGTTTTTAATCTTGATATTGATCGTTTGTCCTTTTTTATTTTAGTAAAATCTGATTCGAAAGTTTTTACAATAGAATTTAAATCTTTAAGTTTTTCTCGCTGTTTCTCTACTACTACTAATTCTGTAAATCTTTCTTGTATTAATCTCCATATTGTATTGTGTTTATTACCTAATTCTATTCTTTTATTAATAATATGTCTTATTTCATTAATAGTATCTATGTCTGTAATTGTTTCTAATATAATTTTTGCCTTTTCACGATCTTCTTCAGAATCAAAATCAGATTTTATTGTGTCTATTAATTTCTTAGCAATAATTTTTGGTTTATTAACTAATTCACTATATTTTTGAAGAATATTATAACGAGCATCATCATCTAATTTATCTAATCTTAATGGCGATCCCGATGATCTAGTAGGTAATCTGGTAGGTGGTCTTGTAGGTAATCTGGTAGGTGGTCTTGTAGGTAATCCGGTAGGTGGTCTTGTAGGTAATCCGGTAGGTGATATAGTTTTAATCCTAAGTAATTTTTCTAAAGCTTTTATTGTTACATGTCTATTAGTTGGTACCGTTGCCATTCCCTTTCTACTTTATATAAAGATGATAATAATATGTCTCAAAAATATATATACTTATTATATAAATCACTAAATGTTATATTTGCCTTGGAGCTTTCAAAAGTCGCGAGTTCTACATTGTAAATTAAACAAAGACAACGCGCCGCTATCGCGACTTCATAGCATTCGCGAGTGGGTAATCCATCAATGTCCGTCAGTTTCTACATCTACCCATTGGTGGTTCAAAGATTTACCTCTCGATACCAAAGATCTATTTTACAATATCGCAAAAGACAAAAGAATAATCGAGATGTTTAATGAATATTTTGGAAAGTGTTATTATATTGATCTGCTCCACGATATGAACGAAGTCTATGTATCGCCTCCATCAAATCATAATGATTTTGTAAAGAATGCGTCTGACACTATATTTTATACGAGGCATATTGACGGACCATTTTTTTCTATTCCATTTGCGTCCTGCTATCGGGTTATTGTAGGACTGGACGAAAACCTGGATATTATGACCAATTTTCACATGACCCCTGAATCCTATATCATAAAAACAGGCGATGTGGTAGGTTTTGATTTTCACCGCGAATGCCATTATATATCGCCGATTATCCGGAATGATGACACGAAGCTAACAACAAAATATCGTGTTATCCTGAAAATCCACTATTGTATATATCCGCGTTGGGCGTGCATTTTCGGGTTTATACTAAGCAAACTTTCAATTTTATATAATAAATTATTTAGAGACCTCTTCTTATTTACATTGAAACCGCGACATAAAAGCACAGCCTACTTGGCGAAACTGATGATCATCACTACACAGGTATATCACGACATAGAATTCTACATTGGTAATAACAATATTCAATATATATCTTTACTACTGTATATAGCATCCAAAACGGATTGGAACGTTTTTTTATTTGGCAGTTCGTTTGTTCATTATTTGCGCTGGATAGATACTGAGAAGCACAACGGCGAAATCAATCGCATATTTCGTCGCGACTATTTTTTTTATAAATTCCTTTATATGCTCAACTATTTTCATATGTATCTTTCGTATTACAGTGAAAGTCCAGTATTCTATACGTTTATGATCGTCCCGCCATTATTTGCGTTGTATATCCGCAACTATACTGCGTTTATTCCAAAAGGTATAGAGATATACTTAATGTGCGCGATGCTAAATAACAATACTCTCAAACTCACGGAGTATATCTACCTATTGATCAACCTATATTTGAATTATTTTCAATTATGTAAAACGATTGATATGTAATATAATATGCTATATATATAGATATATATATGGTAGATGAAGCGAATATGCTACAATTAAAGTTAAAAAATGGCATCCGTGTCATAATCGTTCCATTAAAAACTCAGTTAACCTACCTTTCTGTAAATTATTTATTAGGACGATATAAGGAAAAGAGTAACGAAGCGGGACTTACGCATTATTGTGAACATTTATTGGGATGTTTAACATCACAAAAATACAAGAGTTCGGCATTTGTGAGCGAAGAGATTTATAAACGTGGCGGAGAGTTCAATGCCTATGTATCGGATTATGAAATGAGCATTTACATTAAAGGGATCTATGATGATTTGGCGTTTTATATGGATATACTTTCCAATACTATAAATGATTTTTATGTAGAAGACGATGTTAAATTAAAAGAGAAGAATGTTGTGATTCAAGAATACTTGGGGTATATATCAAGTAGTAGTTATAGGTTCAGTTATAATATTTTCAAATTTCTATATCCTAAATATTCGTATATGGCAGATTATCATCAACAGATTAAAGATATCGCGAAGTTTGACAACAATAAGATTGCTGAGTATCTTAAAAAGCATTTGAATACTGACAACCTAGTTGTGTCTATTTCGTGTCCTTCGCATAAAGTGAATGAAACCGTAGCGAACGTCAAGAAGTATTTCGGTGTTTTAAAATATAAAAAGACTACAGTGACGTATCCTGTTATAAAACATAGTAGCAGGAGTTTAAAAATAGTGAATATAAAGAATATAAACGCGGATAAGAACACGTCGTTTTTGATTCATTTGCCGAAACGCATAGAATATATGTCTGACGAATATTTAATATTATTTTACTATCTTCAACGAATATTATTTCATTTTGATTCGGGTATATTTTACAAGATACTTCGAAAAAAGCTTGGAATCATTTACAATATTGGGTTAACTGTTCAAACCGATTATCATAACCCCGAACTGTCGTATTATAATATAACGTCAAAGTGTCATAGCAAATATACGAATCTGTTCATTGAGAACTTCATACAAATTTTGAAAGATTACGAGATTGAGGACGATCGCATTGAGAATGCGAAGAGACACTTTAAATATCTATATGAGAAAACGAAATTTAATAGTTTAACCTCTCTGAATGACAATTACAAGTATCAAGCTTTATTTCGCAAGGAGATCATAACAAACAAAGAGATCTATGAAAAAACGATATCGCTTTCGTCCCAGAAGATAAAGGAATATTATAAGAATGTGTTCGTAAAGGATATCTTAGCGAAGCATACGCTTTTTTATTATTCCAATAAGAATGTCAATAAACAGATCCTTTCCTTATATACAAAGCATATTCCAGGTGTTGTATGTAAGACGCATTATATTCCTTGAAAAATTATCTTGTGTAATTTTTCATTTTACCATCATTACCTCTATTACCATGTATATTAAGTAGAACAGTATTCAGTAAATTATTTCTTTCCATTATATTTCCCTTATTAATACGTTCTGGATAAAATATATCTTCATAAAAATAGTTATCGACAATATTTCCAATAAATGAAACTCGTTTAAGAGGGTCTATCTTATTTAATACATCTCTTTTAAACGTCGTTAATAATATTCTTGATAGTTCGCTATTTTTAATCGTAATATCAGTAAGTTCTTTGGAATTTAGAAAAATATGATCGCCAAAATCGACATTATCATACTCTACCATTCTGACATTCTTAAACCTTTTTAATAATTCTTCTAATTTATTGCGCGAACCTTCATCTTTAAATGTTATAGTTCGCAATATAATAGTATTTATTAGATCAGGGTTTTTTATTTTTTTATTCAAAACATATACGATTTGCGGAGTTATCTTTAAGTTTTTCAATTCGATCATTTGAGCATCCTCGTCTTGATGAAGTGATACTGCGGAGGATAACGCATTAAAATTCTTGTTAGTTGCTGATAATTTTAGTTTATTTAACCATTGATATAAAACTCTATTCGAAATTTTATTTGTAACATCATTACCAGTTAGCAATTTAATTAAAACCTTCTCTCGAAACTCTACTGGTGAAACTTTACTTTCCGTAGCCAAACTTAAAATATACGTCACGAGGTTATCTGGTAAAGTATGTATTTTAGGAGGGGATGTATTTTGTGGCATTATCTAATATATCTAAAAGAAAATAATGCTAACAACAGGTTCAAAGTAGTTGTATAAGATAAACTTATTTCTACCTTGAAAATAAAATAAGTTTATCTTATTAGAAAAGGAATTAGATGGATTCGACGTTTTTTTATATCTACTTATTATTAATATTTACGGTAACTTTGACATTCACGATTGTGCGCTGTATCTTTAATATACACACATTAGATTTGTTTTTTTACCCTAATAATAAGAATAATATTCTTGAAAATAAAATCTATTTGATATCGCATATCTTCGTTAATTTCTTTCTCGGATTTATCTTCGGTTTTGATATTATACTTGGAATGTTTGTAAAAATCATAATCTTTGAGATATATCTACATATTACGGAGCACTGCGACATCTTCTACTTGTCAAACGCATCCAACCTAATTGTGATCATCCTAATATCACTTGTAAGTTATACATTCGGTAGTATCTTTAACATAGCTATCGCAAAAAAATAAAAAATAGACATATAGACATATAGATAGACAGATAGATATTAGAGATACACGTCTAGGTTTTTATTTTTTCGCGAATGATCTTCTCAATCTTTTCAGAACATATCTTGAAATTAACCGTGTTTCGCAATGGACATCTAAATTCAAACAGCTCGTTATTTCCAACCCATTCGCTATTTGCTGTTTCTACTTGCGTCGCAAAGTATTTAAATATACAATTCGAGTGGAATGTTGAACACACCTTCTCGGTTTTCGTAGAATTGTCAGTAAATATTTTGACAACCTTTTCATTGTTATTAAAACAACTCATACAGATACAACATGTTTCATTTGGTGTTTCTGTTTTAATCGCCTTGTAATTATCAAGCAAGAACGGAAGATTTGTGATTTTCCACTGAATCTCGCGAAACACCATTTTATGAAGTCGTTCAATAACCTTTTTATTATACTCGAAATCGCCACAAGCAAAATCGTTGCGATAATTCCGCATACAAAACTGCGTTTTAAACTCTATGACATCACTCATTATTTTCATAGACATCTTTTGTTTGTTTAAAATGCTCATATTGTCAATGCTTGTCCCTGTGTTGTTTGACATCATTATCCCTTGCTTATTCATAATAAACACATTCGCTAGCATATCCGTATTGTAAAAGGGTGGTTGTATATTCAAATTGCTTGGTATTACAATGTCAAACTCAAAGGACAACTCTACTCCACTATGAACATAGGGAATTCTCCCTACAATCACCTTGTAAATGAGTTTCTTGTGAGTCTTTATCGCTAATCCGAGATAACTGTCTCGGTTTTCATTTGTTGTTGTAAAATCGGACGATGAAACATTCCCGTATCCTACCTCCTCATTAAACGTCTCTTGTAGGGCAATAATAAACGCATTCATATCCTCCTCGCTATACATACAAATATCCATATCCTTCGCAACAATCGCACGTCCCACCGTTTCAGTTTGGTAAAAACGATTCCAGAACTGATGGATGTTGTGCAAATTGTATTTATTGCGATCATTATATATACACTTGTAATGATCGCTAATGATCGTGTCTCTTACATACCCACCATAGATAATTCCGTTTTTATCAAATACTATTTTCTTGATTTTTTCGAATAAGATATACTTTATACGATCAGGCGTAAAGTTAATCTTTACGATATCCATGGTTTGCTTCGTTGTGTTTGTAGTTCGTTTCGTTCAAAGTCGCTTTCGCTTCACAGAATTTGATTGTGTGCGTTTGGTTCTTGCCATACTTATCAAAGACAAATAATCAATTTTTATTATTATTATCATAAAAATAAAAATAAGACGTTTCAATTTAACCAATATCATTCTCTATCTTGGCGCGCGCATAGGCATACATAACTTTTTCAGCAGTATCAATGGGCAGTATATAATCTTTCGCCCCATAAAACTCGGGGTTTTTACGGGAACTACGATTCACCAAAGTTCGCAATGCGAGTAGATCGTGTAACTCATATTGAATGCGGAAAGAATTATTCTTAATGTCCGTAAATATAAAATAGACAGATGGTAGTATCTTGTTGATGCCGTCAGGCATATAGAAACTATTTGGGTATTTAAAGGTAATTTCAAAAATACCCGAAGCATCTACTTTATGAATGTTCGGGGTATTCTCAAACGCAATCTCGTAATTTGGGAAAGGAAGTCCAGAACCCGAGTAATTACTCATTCGATCAATAGGGTTCGCCGCAATGATGACAATATCATTGAACATCGCTATATTTTTCACGGAACCGGTTAGTCGTAACAATGAGTAGTCATTATTGAACTTAATGTTAAACCCGGTATATTCGTCATTAAATATCATTTCTTCTATATTTTACATAGAGAATAAAATAAAAACTTATTATATATCGTCACATTCTTCGTTTCCGTCGTCTACTTCGTTTCCTTCTTCATCTTCGCTATTAAAAACAAAAATGGCATCGTGATAGGTATCCTTATGATCACCTTGTGCTCCGGATACCCCTTTTTCTCCTGGCACTCCGGTATCGTCAAAAAAGATATCGGCGTCTTGATGTGACGTACGACTAACCTTGTTATACGCGTCGATCAATGTATCGGATATCTCATTGTTCGCAATAAGTAGTTTACATTGTTCCGCATTATATTTATGGACAATATCTACTTTGTTTATTTGAAAATCTCGCATCGATACTGCTACAATATCCCCTGTTTCAATTAATACGCGTTTATTAAATCGGCGCATAGATCCGCGAATAACCCCGATCGCCTCCGTACCATTATCGCATAACACGAGAACTCTACAATTCCCTAATACCTTCATTACATATGCGAATACCTCGTAATCCTTATCAATCGCATAGTTATTGTTCGCGACCTTGTTAAAATTACTACTCTTCTTTTTATTACGAATACTTGTTTGATACATTAAAAACTGTAAGCGTATATGTATATTCTACTATAAGTCTTATATTATTTATTATCAAATGAATATTTCTCTTTGGAACGAAGGTAGGTGTTTCGCTTATACCGATTATAAATGTTGCCTTTATATTCGTCATATGATATAATATTCATATTCTTATTTGCGGATGTCTCGTTGTATAAAATCCTTAAATTCGGTGTGCTAGTGCTTCGCATCAGGTTTGGTGTCTTTTCGCGAATTCCGTAAGTTGAATGAATACACATCAAAGTAATTGCGACAACCATAATCATCTTCAAATTCATTTTATTATAAGGTATTGTGTTCTCTATTATTTATATAGTAGTCTATCAATTTTTCTATATGACATAAATATAATAAAATAAAATAGCTTAACAGGAGTACCAAGGACAAACGTAAAGTAGATATTATACAGATATAGATGATTTTTGTTTTAATTTTAGTAAAGGAAATCGTATTTTAGTTTATGTACGTAAAGATACTAGAGAGACTTCAATCGATTATAGTTATCCTAAAACACTAATAAAAACAGTAACATAAATTCAATTGCGATTCATTATAATTTTATTTTCATATAAATAGAAATATGACAAAAACGGGAACTAGTATATGTTCGCGGATCCTAACGCCGAAGCAAGTGGGTCCGATTTGTTGGTTTATGGCAACTTTCGTCGCGATGTTTTATAGTCAGCGTAGCAGAAGATTATTATTGAATGCTTCTAAGCATTGGAATACAAAGAAGGACTTATTTACTTTATTAAAGCAGGTATTGGATGATAAATACTTGAAGACCGCGAGTAGAGAAAGCGACGATTACAAGATGTTTAGCGACAATACCTTTACAATGATATTAGATTTATTATATAAGGAGAATAAGTATGCGTTTCCTTATAACCCAAAAACTATTTCTGGTGGATTCAACTCGGAATACTACATTGGTAAATTATATAAATTATTAAACGTAGATTATAAGATGTTTGATTATAATGTATCGGACGATCATTTATTTTATTCATATTTAAATGAGGAATTTAATAGTATGGAATATAGGATTGTGCGAAAAAATATTAGGACTCTTGTTCATGATGACAGGAGGTTTACATATGTGGATAAAGATATGGTGGCACCGCAAGTTTTGATGGTAATTGCTCACGATAATAAGAAATTTACAAATTTTTACAAATATTTCTTCCCATATACGGTAATAAACGGTAGCGACACAAAGAAAAACCTAACATCATTGAGTGAAAAAATATATTATCGCGGTGTTGAGTATAACTTAGATTCAGTAATATTATCTAATTGGAATAAAAGGAAAACTGGACACGCGATCGCAGGTATTACGTGTAAAAAAAACAAATATGTTTATAATGGATGGACGAGGTCAAGTATGGATCCTATGATGGCAAGGACAGTGATTACACGAAATATACCTTGCGAACTTATGAAATATGAATGGAACATTAAAAAACACAATGATTTTTGTTTAAATACCAGAACGTGTTTCCCTGACATATTGAAAACAAAAAAAGATGCGAAGAAAGTAGATTTATGTTTTAATTTTAGCAAAGGGCGACGCATCTTAGTCTATATACGAAAGGAAACAGCAGTGAATACTTCAAACGAGAACGAAAAAGATACGAAAATTATTCATCGTTCTAAGTCGCCTATCAAGCCGAAAATTATTCATCGTTCTAAGTCGCCTATCAAGCCGAAAACTGCGAAAGCGAAAGCTGTTGTCAAGAAGTCGTGTCCAGAAGGCAAGGTGCGAAACCCTGAAACCGGAAGATGTATCTTGATAAAGAACGCAAAGATAGCAAAGGCGAAAATCGTTGTCAAGAAGTCGTGTCCGGAAGGAAAGGTGCGAAACCCTGAAACTGGAAGGTGTATCTTGATAAAGAATGCAAAGGTTGCAAAGGCGAAAGCGGTTGTCAAGAAGTCGTGTCCGGAAGGAAAGGTGCGAAACCCTGAAACCGGAAGGTGTATCTTGATAAAGAACGCAAAGGTAGCAAAGGCGAAAGCGGTTGTCAAGAAGTAGCCTATTAAGAAGCCCAACGACAATAATGCGGTTGAACTTTCTGTTTTTACTTACATTAGCAAGGATTTAAATTTTAGGAGGACAGCATATTACAATGAGATTATATTTGTCAAATTAGGTAACAAGGTATATAGAGATTTCAGAAGGAGATGAACAAAATGCTCCTGTGAATGAATTGTTGGATATCCTTATGCCTTTTGAAGAACTTATGAAGAACAAGTGTGTAAAGAAATACTATGAGTTATCGCGTATGGCGATTGGAAAGCCAAATATTGATACTAATTATTACAGAGAAAACGTAAATATAAAAAATAACTATCATCTTATCGATACACTGTATATAGTAGAAGATCCTTTAACCAAAATTAAGTTTGCTAAGAAAGGCAATAGTTATCGTCATTTTAACCTGGCGAAGTTAAAAAAGATGACAGTTGCTGACGCGTATAGCATAGATGAGTTCAATAACGAGTATAATATTAGATATGGGGTTGATGATAAAACGCTTGACGAGGTGGTCGCGAATTACACGGCTCTCGCGAATCAATTATAAAAAGAATAAAAAATAATAAATAATACTTTTAAGTATCCAATATATACAAGGCATCGCCCCATTTGTGTATTGTCATATTTGTTAAAACCCGTTTAAAGTTAAATTGTGCTAGATATTCATCTATTTCGTGAATTAACGCACAATTTTTATATAATTCTTTTGAATTCACTTCCAAATAAAGCACCTTTGCATGTTTGATGGATTGTGTAGCACCTTTTAATGCCAACAGTTCAGCACCCTGAATATCAAAGTTCCAAAAATCATATTTTGACGCGTCCAGATTGTTTCGTTTAAAGAACGTGTCAATCGTAATACTATTCATGTGTATTTTGTCTATAAATACAACTCCTGGGTGTTCGGTTGAATGCGTTCCAAAATCTAAGATACTGGACGATTGTAAATTGTTCGCGACATTAAATAAGATGTCTTCATCGTCCTTGTCTGTGATAAGCGCGTGATATACATTAGGTATCCCTTTTGCGATGGATTGACGCACTTTGAACGCTAGAGCATCTACCCACACGATATCTTCGGCTTTAATTCCAAATTTATTATAGATCGTCAATTCTTCGCAGTCGTGCGCGCCTACGTGGAAACATCCTTTAATATTTATTTTTTTAGACGATAATATACCTTTTATTTCTTCAACATCAATAATCATATTTATATGATATTGATCTTTTTTGTATATATATGCTTTAATATCCTTTATATATGCTTTGCTGATTTGCGACTTACGCACAAAAATAAAAAATATATAACATAAATCCTAACCTACCTACAATTCCTCTTAGTTCATCTTACGCCACTCTCTCATTGAGAGTTTGACGCATTCCGCAGCTGTATAATAAGGGTATTTATTTTTTATTTCGCGTGTCTTGCTCCTAATAAAACTTCGGAGCATCTTCTCGGACTTTAGTTCTTCCAATGCTTTTTTCATACATTGTGCGCGACTAAGATGGGGGTTGTCAATGCGAATTGCTACGGATGTCCATCGCAGAAAGTTATGGACATTGATATTCAAAGTGGCAGCAGCGACAGTGGTCATTTTGCTTTGGTTTGCTTTGGTTTGCGGTTCGTTTGCTTTGGTTTGCTTTGGTTTGCGGTTGGTTTGCTTTGGTTGGTTTGCTTTGGTTGGTTCTTACTAATTATTTGTAAGGACTACTGTCAATTTTCAATGTTATCTAGTATTTTTAGAACATATTTAGTATAGTATATATTTAATATTCTTTTTATATTCATGTAATTTTTATATCGGCGTATTATAGAATATAATTTATAAAATGAATAAAAAAGCAAATGAAGCGCTATGTATCCGCAATACGGGAACATGGGCGAATGTTAAACCAGAGCATAAGTTTGACTCCGCAAAGTTTAAACCCGATATCGTATTGAAAGACCTCCCAGACCTATCCCCTAAGATATACAATATGATACAACGCATCAACGAACTTGACGCAAAGGATATGGCGAATGAAAATCGATATTATAAGCATATCATATATAGCGACGTATCCGGTGTATATGGGGCAAAAATGGTTGCCTCCTCTCTAATCGCCAATAAATTCAATCTCATATATTCCAATAAGTTCGCTATCAAACCCGATCTTCAAGGCAAAGATAAAGATAGAACATTTGGTCTTTTAACGACGTCCACAGTTTATCAAAAACCACTCACAGTCGGTTTAAAGAAGAAGATGATGACCCTTATGAACGAGCGCCCCGCAAATATCAATGGTAAAAATATGCGTATTATCGTATTAGATTCGGGATATAAGGAAGGACTGGATGTGTTTGACGTAAAATACATGCACATCTTAGAACCGCTAGAGACAAAGGCTGAATATACACAGGTGATCGGGCGAGGGACGCGATATTGTGGGCAATCCGGATTACCATTTGTCCCGAACGTAGGGTGGGCACTGAATATTTTTCGCTACAATATCAAGTATGACAATGACACAACGGTTCATGATTTATATATTAAACATAGTAATAAAAACATCAGCGCTTTTAATTTTATTGCGGATATAGAGTCGATTATTATTGCTTCCGCTGTGGATACTCCTCTTACCGAGAATTTACATTTACTAAGTGAGAAGAACAACCGCTTCTATGATTATATGATGGCGAAGAATAATATCAAAATAGAAAAACCGAAACGAAAGGACTTGATAGAGGTCGTAAATAATATACGCGGAAAAATCTATACGAATGAAAATAGCATTGATTGTAAGAAGAAATGCAAAGGACCTCTCGAAGATTTCCCGTCAGCAAACGCGTTGCTCATTATCGCAGCAGTTTTCACAATTGATAAGGTTGGTGACGGTGACGATATTCGCATGAAAAAAGGGACGAAGAAACTATATCGAGGAGAGGAGAGCAACAAAGTTCAAAACTATATAAAGGATTCTGAATTATTAAAATACTTAAATGAACGGTTCCCGAAACCGCTCTTGTGTAATATAATAGATAAAAACCAGAACTTTTGCAACGCGATCAATAAACTATGGATGAATCCTATACCTTTTTTAAAATTATATGGTGATAAGATTATTGAGAATCTCAACTACTATAAGAAAGTGAATGCTATTACAGACAAGAACTTTGCGGACGCCCTGAAATTTATTTATGAATATAAGAGTCAAATAATAGTAAAGAAACCTACGTTTGAACCTGTGCCACCGAAAATCAAGATGACGAATTTTGAATTATATAAATATGTAGAGAAGCACTACGCGCCGTATAAATGGGCATACGTAGATATCGTAAATAAATGCGTTGCTGAGGTACCAGTAGTCGCGGATGCTGTGGTCGCAGATACAGATGATTCTGTTCCGGTTCCGGTTGCTCCAGTAGCACCGGTTCCCGCAAAGGGATATAATATCGTCACGTTCTCGCATACACAAAACTTCGTTCAAAAGTTTTTAACCCCGCAATCGCCCTATAAAGGATTATTATTATTCCATAGCGTCGGTTCGGGGAAAACGTGCACCGCAATTGCGACCGCTACGAATACATTCGCAAGGGAGGGGTATACGATATTATGGGTAACAAGACATACACTTAAAGAGGATATTTGGAAAAATATGTTTGACAACATTTGTAATGTGATCATACAAGATCGTCTCAATAATGGCGAAATATTGCCTGCTACGCGAGCGAAACGTATGGAGTTTCTAGGTAAGAATTGGTTACAACCTATCTCTTACAAGCAATTTACGAATCTTATTAAGGGTAAAAATAAATATTATAAAGAGATGGTGGATTTGAATGGCAAGGAAGACCCCTTTCGCAAGACACTCATTATTATCGATGAAATACACAAGATATATAGTTCGTCGCTTTCGGCATTAGAGAAACCGAACCCTGAGGTTCTTCAAACGATGGTTCAAAATTCATACAAAGTATCTGGAAAAGATTCACTGAAAATGCTTCTTATGACTGCTACGCCGATTACGGATGATCATATGAGTTCGGTAAAAATATTGAATTTATTATTAGAGAATTTTGAACGATTCCCTGAAGAATTTGAGCGATTTAAAACGATGTTCTGTAATGAGAACGGGTTATTCACAGAGAAGGGTTCTCAAGAATTCATGAATCGTATTACCGGTTTAGTAAGTTATATTGATCGTGCGAATGACCGCAGTCAGTTCGCATATCCTGTAATACGCGATGTGTTGCTTGAAATTGAAAAGACGCGTGTATCCAATACGGGATTAAATGAAATAAAATCAAAAATACAGGAATACGAGGATCGCTTGAATAACAAAGAGGTTAAATTGACTAAAGATGAGACGAAAGAGTTAAAGAAGGAACTCGCGAATATGAAGAAGGAACAAAAAAACGCAGTAAAAGACAAAGATACGCCGAATAACGTTATTGATTTTATAAATAATTGTTTTATAAAAAAACCATTGGTTGCACGCAAAAATACCAAGAAGGCGATTGCTGAAGATGACGTGGATGGTAATACTGTAAAGGTTGTAAAAACCAAAAAGGCGACAGTCGCTAAAAAGACAAAGGCTATAGCGGAAACGGAAGATGCGGGCGTTGCTAAAGCTATAAAGGTTGAAGATATCGAAGATATCGAAGATGTTGAAGATGTTGAAGATGTTGATATAGGTAAAGTTGATGATGCTGTGATAAAGGCAGTAAAAACCAAAAATGCGACAGTCGCTAAAAAGACAAAGGCAATTGCTGACACAGACGCAACAGGCGTTTCGGATGGTGTGAAAGTTGCGGTGAAGGTAGCAAATACAAATGTACCTGTCGCTAAGAAGGCGAAGGCTGCGAAGGCTGCGAAGTCTCCTAAGAAATGCAAGGAAGGTCAAGTGTTAAACCCGGCTACCGGGCGCTGTATAAAACAAAAGGTAGCCGCCCGTGATGACAAGTATAGTTTTTAGTCTAGGTGCGTTTTAATGAATATAAGAATAATAGGAAAATATATATAGATATGTATATATTATTATTTTCAATTGTTATATCAGCATTTGTTTTAGGTGCTTATCAATATATAGATAGTATAAACAGGAATAGCGAAGCAGAACCGTATGATGTTACCAAGGATTTATTCACGGTGAATAATATTATGGCGTATGTATTGATCGTATCCTCTATATTCTCTGTGATGTATATGGCGTTTAATGACGACACTGATATATTTTCGTCGCTTGGTATAATGGAGAATGACAATACTTCCTATGAAATAAAAAAAATGAATGTGAATCCAAGTGTTCTAAGAAATACCACCGACCCTATGAAGATGGGATTTGAACCCTATAATAGCGGTGGCAGCGGAAGCAGTGTTAGCGATGGTGGCGGAGATGCATCTTCAGTGTCATCTTCGGAGTGCTCGGCAGATAGCGAGTAATATCAAATAAATAATATTTATATTGACTTGGGATTAACTTTCAATACCTTCAAGATCCTCTTATATAATTGGAGTGAAAAGTTGGCAACCGTGGAGTTTTCATATTCTCTAATAATATTTTCTGGAATGTTTAATTTTTGTGCTAATTCTTTTTGTGATAAATTACACGCGTTTCTTGCGTTAGATATTGCGAGTGATTGTTCGCGCGTTATTTTGTTCAACTTAGGAATTTCATCGTTGTCTAATCGCTGGAATTCCTTATTCCCCATAGGTTTCGCGGACTGATGCTGTTGCGCTTCCTTCTTTGCCGCACTATTACTTCGTATTACAACAGGTTCCCAGTCTTGAAAGCAGTTGTTCATATTGATAGTAGTTATATTATAACATGACTTATCTTTATATCTTAATATCGATAATGTTGTCTTTTAAAGTCTACTATAATATTATTATTATATTATAGATATGTTTTCAAAAACAGACGCTAGCACTTTATTAGAAGAAAGATTAAAAGAAGTAAATTTAAAAAATATATATAATATAATAGATGCTAATGATTTTAATAAAGAAGCTTTAAAATCAGAAATAACTAATTATTTAAAAAAAATAACGCGGTTGTGTAATAGTTATATTGACAATAAATTTATTGGAAAAGATGAAAAAGAAATTTTAAAAAAAATATTAAAAAGAATTAATGAAGTTACTTGTCGATCTAAAAATATAATAAACGCAGTATATGATCTAATTGAAAAAAGTCGTATCACTACATATGAAGAAAGAAAAAAGTTTAAAATAGATCTTCATAATTTAATTTCTTTTGGGGCTCCACGCAAAAAGACGGATGAAGAATATATTTATGAATCTGAAAGGATATTATTAGAAGCAGAAGCTGACCGTAGAAGAGACATAAATAGAAAAAAAATAGCAGAATACATAGAAGCAAGAGAATTAAGAGAAACACAAAGAGAAGCAAAACAGAATGAAGCAAAAAAATATATGGAGAATTTTTTGAAAGAATTAAATGTTGACAAAAGTTGTCTAACTGAAAGTTATGATATTTCTGATTTATCACAGATAACTAAAATTTACTTAAACAACAGTAAGCGTAATCTAAAATTGTCTTCTTTACAATTACCATCGGATAGTATAAATACAATTATATTAAAAAATTTTGACTTAGAAGATATAATAGACTTATTTAAAAATTTGAATTTAACAAAAATTACAACGTTGATTTTAATACATAATCAGCTTACATTTAGCGACAATTCTAAAATTTTAGAGTTATTGGAGAAAATAGATAAAATGACGAATCTTACTTATTTTGAGTTTAGCAATTTTAAAATAGATCTTAGTCTTTCAAAGAAAAGTAGTTATAATAAAACTTGTGTGGAATTATTTAGTAGCATTTTAGAAAAGAAATTATTAACATTTTTTTATTTTGATAATAATACTTTTAAAGATTACAATGCTTTAACAAAATTTGAAGAGAATCGTACCAATTATTGGCTCTCTATCAAAGAAAAACGGCTTACTATCGACAATGAACTTAAAAAAATATTAATAATGTTGTTTACATCACCAGGTATAAACCCTGAAAGTTATATTTATGTAAAATGGTTAGAATGGTTATACTCAACTTCTACCGAAGTAATTGTTCAAGCTAATATTCTGATAGAAGTTGGAAAAGTTAAAAAGAATGACCCCTATAAGTATCATAAATATTATATAGAATTTGAAAATAAATGGGAAAATAAAAAATTGGATAATTGGTTAAAGTGGTTGATTACAAATGATAAAATTTATCATATTTTCTTTCATGTAAATGATGATATTGTCGAGCGTTTAAATATATTTATTAAATATTTCAGAACAACAGAATTAGAAGATATACTAAATAATATTGTAAACTGTCTTAAAAAATGTGTAAACGATGCTTTTTTAATATCACTTATTGATTTATATTATAATCATATACCAACAGAACAAAAACTTAATGAAAAATATATTAGTAAAAAATATAATAATGTTATTTTAGATATAGTAGGCTATAAAACCATTATCGATAAAATAGATGATAGATATATGCTAAATGGAGGACGTATAATAAAGAGCAAAGAATCTAAAAAAGCACCTAAAAAAGCACCTAAAAAAGCACCTAAAAAAGCACCTAAAAAAGCACCTAAAAAGGAACCTAAAAAGGAACCTAAAAAAGCACCTAAAAAAGCACCTAAAAAGGAAATAGCTACTCAAAGAATCAAAAGCAAGAATCAAAAAGAATAAAGGTAATTGTAAAAGGTAATGCCAATAATTCTGTATAAAAACACTCAAGTAATCACATCATAATAGACCTTTTTATTTAGTGAATAATAACAAGCCGGTTTAAACTTTCTACCAAATAAGCTTTTGCTACGTAATAAATGTTCCAACTCTTCTTCATTAATACTTTTATAATTTTTCAATTCTCTTTCTGACACATATTTATAATTCATATCTTCCCAGTTCGCAAATGTCGTCGCAACTTCTGGAGGTGAATGATAGGATGTCGCTATTATTTCGTCATCTAGTGTATGATTATAAACATAAGAAAGATAAGAGATATAACACAATTCATCGGGAGCATACGTATCCTTGAACCATAGTAAATAATTATTTGCGCCTTCGCTAGCACTCGCATTTTTCACTAATAACTCACCGTGTTTGCGATTGAGAATACACCATTGCGACGCTTTCTTTATATGCTTTTTTGGTATATATTGTAGGGCGACTTCACAATCTGGAAAGCAATCGTCGGGATCTGCGACGTGAAAATAGGAATGCTTTGGTTCAAGGTAATTATAGAGATGATCAAATGATTTCAATGGAATACACGATCCAGATAAAAATACAAAGTGTGTATTCGCTGGATCTTTTAATGCCTCGCGTATCAGCTGGTTTTGCGCCTTTACGATGGATATATCCGCGTATTTCGTATTTATTATTTTACTCTTATCTATCTTATATTCATTGAAAAACTCCAGTTTATCATCCACCTTATAATGAATGTAGATGTTGTAGCGATTCTTACGGATACCTTGAAAGTATCTATGCCATATGCTCTCGTGATTGATCATATCATATATTAAAAAGAGAAATGCGATCTTATTCATAAATATACTTGTCAATATTAACGACTCATATATTTATATAGTAAAAATAAGTTGTTCACGCTGGGACTTGAACCCAGAATCTTCGCTTCATAAGAGCGACGCCCTAACCGATTAGGCCACGCGAACAATCATAGTAGCGACGAGTTTATTCTCAATTCTGCTACAACCTATATAATAGGTCTAATTCTTATATGATTTTTACGCACGTATATATATAAAATATAAAATTGATGAATAGTAATTAGATTAGAGTATTAGTGTAATCAATCATCATAATATGAGTAATAAAGGGAGAGGTAGTAGATGTTCTATAAATGGAAAAAAATACGAAGTAAAAGTATTCAATATAGTTAAAAATTGTAAACTGAATGATAAACCATTTAACACACAATGCGAAGACGAACTGGGAGGAAGCACGTCAAAAAACGATATCAGTTGCAATATGAATTCAATTGGTGATATATCAATTGAAATAAAAAAGTCAAGAACCCCTGATTGGATGCAATGTTCAATACATTATGATACTATACATAAAAAATGGATAGGAAGCAAATATAATAAAATTCCGGACGCTTCCAAAAAGATATTTGAAGATCTTATTTCCAATATGACCTTATTTAACGGAAATATACCGCCATTTATGGTAAATAACATAACACATGAAGAATGGTTAAAAATAAAAAGTGAAACAAACGATTATAAGGATTTTTATATTGATTGTCCAAATGATACTATAAAGAAATTATATTATAATAAGGGTTGCTCGTATATACAAATATCCGATAAAGGTCTATATCATTTAGGGGATGATAAATGCGAATTTAACGTGCCCGAATTTATATGCGATCAGGAAATTAGAGGAAGAACTAAAATACACCAGCGTAAAAATAAAAAAGGGTTTTGTAAACTATCTGTGACTATTGCGTGCAAACCCAAAAATATAAATAAACTAATAAATAGTGAATTCAACTTGGATAATCAATCCAAACTACCAAATAATTTAGTTTATGATGATAATCTCTGAGGATTCCTTCGTAGTGTTCATACCGTATTTCCAACAAACATCAATAATCGTAAAATCTTTATACAGGTCTCTAATAAACGCACAATTATTATAAGTTAGAACCCAACTTTTCTCTTTTTTTAGAAAATTAAATAACTGTGTATGATCAAACCCTTCGTGAAGATCCCCATTATTCCCGTATAACTTGGATTTACGTTCTAAGTAATATGGTGGATCTAAGAATAGCAATGCGTTAGGATGTTGAGGTTGATGTGTAAGAAAATCGTAAAAATCTTCATTATATATTTCAATATTCGTAAAATCAAGCGCCTCTATCTTATTGATAGACGATTGTGTAAATCTTTTACAACTTGCTTCTTGCGAAAATCCCCCAGACAATGTAGAACCGCTAAACGAACAACGATTGATTACAAAATAATAGATCGCCTGTTGTAATGTATCCGTGTCCAAATCCATAATTGTTTTACGATAGTCCATAAATTGTTCTTTTGATACCGAATCTATCGCACGCAATCCTTCGCATAATGCCTCCTTGTCTATTTTAACCTGTTTCCAAAAATTATATAATGGAGTAAATTTATCATTCGCGATTAGCATTACGCCATACTTATTTTGCATGTAAAACTCAAATGAACCACCACCGAAGAATGGAGAAATAATTGTGTCAAACGAGGTTATATCAAAATGTTTATGTATTACATCCTCAATTATTTTACATGCCCTCGTTTTTCCACCAGGATATCTAAGCGGTGATACATTCGCTGTCATTAGAATATATTGTATTATTATATTTATATTCTATCAATTATTATTTTCACTATATTCATTTAAGTTATTTGCGAAAGTTAATTGAGAGTTAAATAACACATCATCATATTCAACTTGTATAGTCTGCTCTTCTTTGTTCGCGTTCTTTTTTTTAGAAACCGCTTTAGTTTCTAATCCCCTATTTAATTGCCATATTACAAAATGAGGAATGGGATATTCTAATTGCTCGTATATATTTACATATTCTTTCGTAATATTGCCAACACATTCAGCATTTATCTTCTCTGGCTCTGTACGTAAAATAATATCAACCTGATAATACAACTTTTTCATCCTTTTATGGGTTTGTTTATAGGTTACTTCGCGTTCAGCTAGTTTAAAGTTGCCGACCAAACTTAAAATTGTCGCAGTAATACTATTGATAATAATATTCGTATATTTAATACTACCAGAGTCTGCTTCATTTATAGAGTTTAATATTGTCATTGCCCCAGAAGACAATATCAAAGGTATATTTATGAAAGAGCGTATTCTTGAAAACAAAGTACCGCTTTTAGAGCAAAGGACAGATATAACTAAAGACTTGTCTTTTATTTCTTTTAACATTTTCAAATATACATCGTATAACACATTATCCTTATCATCACTATCATCCTTATCATCACCATCTTCTATAGTTTGAGTTGTAGAGTTTATTAAGGTCTTGGGAATGTTATAATTACAGCATATATTTAATAGCGAATTATTAGAATACGTCTGTGGTAATATTGTCCCATTAAGCGACTCTGGCGATTTAGAAGTATAATTCATTACATTACATAAACTGTAATGATATTATTTATATATTATAGTGTAAATAAAAATAAAAGAGACCTTATATATTTAGTTTTTTATGGACGGTTTCTATAGCACCTTCAATCCATGCTTGGCGTTCGCTGTATGTTTCGCCTAATATATAGATATCCTTTGGAATAAATATCGTATCCATTTTATCCTGTATATCTTTTGTATTTATTCCTACATTCCACATATGATCTCCTGCTTCCCAGAAATGCATAGTGATCCATTCAGGTTCCTTGATATTTTTATCCGAAAACATCTCATTCAATATTTTTGTCAAATATTTTTTGACATCTTTCTCATTTTTAAAGGCATTCCAAAAATCGGCATTATATCGGTCGCTATAACTGATCTGTATTAAACCACTATTATAATCTATTGGAATAATAAACTGCAATTTATTTTGTGTATGTATCTTGGGCATATCTTTAAACCATACATCTTTATATTGGGCAAATATTCTCAATAAATGTCCGTCGCTTACAGTATTAAAGATATTCTCGTATTTCTTGAAATACCCTATATTCATATAATCCCCCCTTTTTATTGTTAAATATAACTTAGAATAGGTATGTATGCCACCATTTATTTTTATATGTTTTTTTTCATCATTGATATCTTCCAACATTGATGAAAAATGAACAGAAACGCCAGCATCTATTATATATTTATATAGGACATCGCATAATATATGGATTCCGTCACGCAATACGAAAAATTCATTATTGCGAATATCAAAATCTTTTCGCAATGTCAGTAGACAATTATAGGCATTCATATCATACATCTCGCCAATATATCCGAGAGATATCTTGAGCAACTCAACCTCATTCTCTCTCAATATTAGAGAAAAATAGTTATGTAAATTATATAAACGCGGGTCATATTTATTGCCATTCAATTTTCTTTCAATCGCATATCTCCACAATTCATTTAAGCTTTTGAAATTCGATTTATAATGTTTCAAGAGTTCTTCCTCATTCATCAAGTGTCCCTCGACAAAATACTTGCTATTTTTGCTAATATTTATTATCTGATCTTGAAGTTTAAAATCCTTAATTAGCTTCATCACATATTTATGCTTCTTTCCTAATCTACCAGCACCCACAGAATATCTAAAGCCATTGTGTTCATTCGTATAAATACGCCCACCTATTCTTCCAGAACCCTCAAATATAACTATATCAGTAGATGGAACACCCTTTAATATCAATTTATATGCCAAATACAACCCCGTAATACCTGTGCCAATTATAATATGTTTCATGTTCTATATCTACATATATTATATTTATCATTAATATATTATTAATATTATTCACTACACTTTACATCCTTTACGGATTGGATTGATACGGATTGCGTACTCGTTATTATTCATAGGTTCCAATAGATCGCTATCTAATCGATTAGAGAACGCGTTGGATTTGTCGGGCATCTTCGTAATACTACAATTGTCAAACACAGGTGACGGTTGGTAGATCATTCCTATATTTCCATTATCGCGCGCAGCAATGCTATTCTCAAAAGGTTTCTTAGTACTCATTTCAATCTCCGACGGGTCATTGTTAATATTGACATTTCCAGGGTTCGGTGTATATCCAGCGCTCATCATAATACCCTCACGTGTCCCGTCAATCTCCGCGTTATCTTCAGCTGTTCTGTCGGTTTGTCTGAAATCTGCTCCCGCTCCGGCAATTCCATACTCGTTGGTATCAGACAAGAATTGTTTATGGGTATTTTTAAGTTCAACATTCGCATTCATATAACCACCGAATAAACCTTCCAAAATTCCTCCTAAGAATCCATTCGCAGACTTTCCTTTAATCATTGTCTCTTTCATCGTCGTTTTTGCTATCAAATCAGGGTTATATAAGGAAACCTTATATGTCGTGCCACCGATATTGCGAATACTGTCTATCTTCGGTAATGTTTGTCTCAGTGTCGTTTTTGCGTCATTTTCGTCAAAAACGACATAACCGACTCCTTTTTCACCCTTGATATTCGCTATATTTGTATCGTGTATCATCGTTTCTTTTACGGTCGTCTTTGCGGTATCATTGAGAGCGGAGTATGTCTCCTTGTTGCCTGAAAGATTGAGCGCCTCGCTGTCGTGTATCATCGTTTCTTTTACGGTTGTTTTCGCGTTGTCATTTAATGCCGAGTAGGTCTCCTTATTTCCCGAGAGATTAGCAGATTCGCTGTCGTGTATAGTTGTCTCTTTTACGGTGATTTTAGCGGTATCGTGGAGTGCCGAGTAGGTCTCTTTGTTTCCGGAGAGATTGGTAAGATCGCTATCGTGTATTGTGGTCTCTTTCACTGTAGTTTTCATAATATGATTGTCCGGATCATAGGTGGTTGCTTTGCTTGGTATCTGGATGCTAGGGTTGCCTACCGCCCGCTCCGCTTCAACTGTATATTCTTTCATAGTGTATTTAAGAGCGTCCATTATTGGTGCTACAATGGCTTTCACAAGCGACGATACATTGGATACGACAGAACGCGTTCCGGTGGTAGTTCGTTCATTGTCATAGAGCATTATTGCGTCTTTCCCGTAATCATTCTCTATACCTTGTCCTGGTGAGTTTTCTCCATAATTTGCGGGTCCTTTGTATTCTACGTGAAACTCCGGGCGAGCGGTAGGTCTTATATTTTGCGAAGGTCTCTCTGCTTCCTTTGTGTATGCTCCAGTAGTTTTCAGCCACATATCAGGGGAAACTTCGTAGTTCGTATCTGGGCGATTCTTGTTGAATGGTGTAATGATACTTCGTTGTTCTGTTCCTTTTGGAGGTGCTTGCATCGGTATTTCAAAATAGGTCTCTTTTTGATTTATTTTACTACGAAGTGCATCTAATGTGCGAGGTTTCGCGTAATCCGCTGTATCCATTTGATGGAATCCGCCTGTGGGTGCTGCGTCATATCCTTTGTTAATACCGGGACCAACCCTTATCTTCTCTATCGGGAAAAAGTTATTCACACGTGCCGAATTATTGATACGGGACTTTAAGAAGTCGTCGTTGTTTTTCATACCGCAAATGTTACCACCTGAGTTCATCTCGGGTTTAAATAGACACGGCACTTCTTTTTTATTTTGCCAGAATTGGTTGTTTCCAGTTTTCGTATCAAAGACAGATGACATATTCTCTACATTGGTATTCTGCGTTACATTTTTTCGTAAGAAAGGGGTCATATTGTTATGCGAAAAATCGCCTTTATTGATCATTTCACCCGACAAAGAAGAAACAAAGTTATCCGCGCCACCTGTGTTGCCACCCATACTGCCTCTACCACCAGTACCAGCGTCCATATCAATTCGCGCGAACATATCCGAGTAGGAGGGTTTCGCGACGATCCCTGTTTCATACGGTGATTTTGCTTTTTCATACAGTTTGTCGCTTCGCTTCTGCTCGTCAGCCTTTACCTTCTCCCAATAGGTAGAACTATATATGTTGTTCATTGACGGAATGTCATTATCGTTAGAATATAAATCCATTATTAACCTCTAATGAATGAAGGAAAAAAAATAGTTAATATATTATCTATCGATATCTATCTATATATGTATTTGATATAAGAATATAATGGATTCTATATATAAAATGAGCGTAGAAACTAGTATTACTCAGCAGTTGACAGATTTACATAGTAAATTAAAACTAAATTATGGTAATTTTAGCGAAGAATATCCAGAACAAGAAATGGCGGTCATGTATATTAAACCCGATGATATTGTATTGGAGATTGGGGGTAATATTGGGAGAAATTCATGTATCATCGGGTCTCTATTAAATGATAGTAAAAATTTAGTAGTATTTGAGAGTTTCAATACTTATGCTCAGCAATTAAAAGAAAACAGAGATTTAAATAATCTAAGTTTTCATATTGAAGATTGTGCGATATCCAAGTGTGATTTATATCAAAAGCATTGGGATACGAAACCTGTGGATGAAATGTATAGCAGAGATTTTATTGAACGGACAAAGGTTAAAACTTCAACGTGGAGTGATATTAAAGATAAATATGATCATCTTCTTTTTAATACTTTGGTTGCTGACTGTGAAGGTGCCTTGTATTATATACTTCGCGATGAACCTACATTTCTAGAAAATTTTAAAAAAATAATAATAGAGAATGATTTTAAAGATCTTGATCATAAACTTTATGTAGACGAAGAGTTTAAAAAATTTAATTTTAAACGAGTTTATGTTAAAGCGATCGATAGTTGCCCTAGTATGTTTGATAACGTCAAAGAGTTCTTTTTTGAAGTATGGGAGAAAGAATTGAACTAATATATAGTATTTTTAATTTTTACATTTTACACTTGGATACATTGTTCCGTAAGGGTATCCAGGGGAATATGCCAGATTATCCATTGACTTATTTTTCCATGCATCCAAGTTTGATTTTAAATCATCATTGCCGCTATTATTCGTCGGGAAGAATACAGATTGGTCTTCTGGTTTTTCGATACACGGAACGTGGTTATCCTTTGCGACCATCCTATAATTCACCGGTACCCTGTCAAATGCTTCAATTGCCCGTTCTTGCGGATCAAAGCAAAGCCATTCCCAGCGATTGATCCCTGTTTCCTTTAATGTACAAGGCGGATTGGAAAGTCGCGTGTCTTCGCGTGGAACGATACAGGAACGCGGTTTATCAGCACCCTTGATAGAGCAACCGGTAGGTTCGTAACGTCCTGGTAAATATTCGTCAGCATTACACTTTGTATTCTTGTAATTTAAACCGAGCAGTTCACTTGAATCATCTACAGCCTTTTTCATACTGCAAGTGTTTTGTCCGTAATTCTGGTATCTTAAAGCGGGGTCGTTAGGTACATCTTGAAAGCATTCAACACAATCATTATAGGGTGTTTCTAGGTGGTATAAACCGGGACCGACAGCTCTCTTTAATTTTTCCTTGTAGGAGCAACTATCGTAATTCAACCTCGTATCTAAATATTGGTTCATATCTAATCTAATAAAATAATATATTATTTTATAATAAATAAATAGATATGCTTATATTACCATTATTTGCTAGTTTTTTACAATCCAATACCGAAGGGTTTAATACAGGATATAATAATATATACGACAAGAACGGTAACATCATTGAAAGTGACGTGCTACAATACGATATTATCAGCGCGCTCTATCTTATTATGCGAGGATACAACGCGAATTATTACTATCGCTGGGGGATTGTAGATAATATTTGCGTTGTATTATTATACATCCTAACCTTAATTATATCTGTGTATGCGGGGTATCTATCGTTCAGTTGTACATGGAAAGGAACCTTTGATAATATCATTATAAGGCTTCTCTTCGCGTTTGTGGCGTTTATGTTTGGTCCCTTCTATCTACTATGGTTTTTCTTTGTGAATTACTTGGGTAAATTATGTTAATATAATTAATTAATAAAAAGAATTGATTTATGGTAGCGCTTAACTACATTTATTATAGTTGATTGCGGGCGGCATAGGAACTTCGCGATACATTATGGATTGGCAAGCGGGTAGATGGAGCATCGTAGTATCAATTGGCGCGGTCTTATCATTCTTGATGATTCCGTCATTTGTAGGGACATATTGGTTTGTTCCGCATTTTGAAATGATACGGGTCTGTCCTCGCAGTTCGCTATCTAAATCCACGAGGTTTCCTTGAACATGGGAAACTGCGGTTCCACCGACAAATCCTAATTGATGCCGGCATTTATTTTCGTGTTCGTAGCGATAGGGCGATAGAACATAACTTAGCGTGGATACGTTTTCTTGTAGTTCTTGTTTGTAAGAACAGGTATCGTATGTTGTTCTATTAAAACTCATATTATCTTCTAATATATAATATTTTTTTTATTATATAGAAACATTTTTATTACGCCCGATCCAATTGCAATTTTTATTGAACTCAGCGCGATGTATATACGAGCGGGTATCTTCACCGCCGTTTGTCCATACCGGAACTATATTGTTGGGATCTTGGATATCTTTCATACAATCTAAGAGCGGTATAAAGTTGTTCATTTCTTTTTCCATAATCTGCTTCTTACACATAAAAGGGTTCGTGTTTGTGCCTTCAATCAGGTTTAACTCACTATCGATGTTTCCCGCTCCACATCGCAAACTCGGTCCTGACGTGAATATACGGTTGTTTAACTGGGTTCTACAGCGATCTTGTGTCATCGCATCAGGATTATTACGAAGCATCGAATCATTGTCGATAAGACAATCGTCCGCCAAACCATACCCTGGACGACCGCGTAAATTAGGGTGCTGTAAATACCCGTCCGTCATTCTTACATTTGGGTTTTCGCATTCTACGAAATTATTTTGGTATAAATTATAGTCGACGATTTGGTTATTATGAAGTTCTTTGGCGGTTTTCCAACAATCGTCCGAGCAAATACTTGTAGATGTGTCGAAACTATTATTATTCATATTATCTATTTGTAAATAATAAATAAAAAAAATACTTATCTGTAACTCTATCTTATTCTTTATCCTTGATATAACTATGTGATATACCAGATTCTAATAATTCGTTCTTTACATCAAATGTTATTGTATCGTATTCTTGTTTATATTCCTTGTCTAGTTGGTGATTTTTATATTCATGAATCTTCCAATCATCGCAGTTACTACTTACACCTACCGTTTCATCTATCCTATTATCCATCTTATAAATCTTATTAAATGATTCACCGATTACTACAGATTCATTTGTTTCGTCTGTTGCTTTTACAGTGTTCTTTACCTTGTAATGTAATAAGTTCTCTTCGCCTTTTTCATTCTTGACATAATCCTTATATTCTAATTCGCGCATTGAAACTCCATCGCTTGTCGATTCAATATTATATGTTATTGTCTTCGTTTTTTTCATATATATATTACATATATACGAAATTTTTATATACATTACACATTATTATCATTTCCGGCATGAACGGAATTCAATACTTTAAGTTGCTTATTCGTGTATTGCTGATAACAATTCTTCCTCAGAGGCAACTTATGCTCTAAGAATAATTCGTCTTCGTGCACCCAGTCTTTCATGGTTCGCCGATCTACAATACACGATTGACCACCGCCGCACGGACACTCGCAATTCATCGATAGCATCATATTACTATTTCATTATGTATATAGAGATAATCAATTTTTAATCCTTATATGTAAATAAGATGAAACGAACAGAGAAGGCGTCAGGTACACGATTTCCTATGCGATATTTGCCGAAAATGCTTACACCCGATGATAATGAGAAGCAACGAAAAATGTTGCTAAAATCAAAAGAGCTATACAACAAGGGCATCTATTATACTCGTGATAAACTAGACACTTTTAAAAATAAAAAGTCAAATCATGTTGTGAATGCGCGCAAAATATACAATATAGAAAGCGTGACCCCTACAAAAGAACTTGCGTTAAAAACAGGGTGTACACTAGAGGCGCTAAAAAAGATTGTAAAAAAGGGCGAAGGCGCTTATTTTTCATCGGGATCACGTCCAAATCAAACCGCACAATCGTGGGGACTCGCGAGATTAGCAAGTGCTTTAACGGCAGGTAAAGCGGCTGCGGTGGATTATAAGATCATAGAAGACGGTTGCGATCATAAGAAGAAGGCTTTTATGATGGCGAAAAAAGCAAAACAAAAATATAAATTTGGACAATCTAGTGCAAAGAAAACACCTAAAAAATAAATAATCAACTATGTTCTCTTATCTCTGTGATCACGATATTCAGCAAACGTTCTTCAAATGTAGTACTACTGCTTACATTATTATATACGTCGATCGTATGAGTATTGTCATCGGGACACACCGTATCTTTTGTAAAACACTTGGTACATCCTAACAATACTATAATTTTGTATTTAAGGAGCGGGTATTTACTTCGCATAACCTTATCTAGTTGCTTGGCATCTTCCGTATCATCGGTGATATCTTTATATTTGCCATTCTGTTCTTCGTGGTGATAGCATAAATGCCCCTTGCGAATAAAAAGGACATATTCACCGGTCTTTTCAGCGGTTTCAAATAGATTCAGTAATCGCTCGCATCTTCTTTGATATTTATCGCGATCCATTTGCGTCATTGACGCCTCTAGGAAATCATGGTGAAAATAGATATCGTCTCCATTGATCCTTTCGCTACTTAAGGGATTTGTGAAGTTCTTGAAATTATTCTCTATACACTGTGATACACCGGAATAGGAAACATTCCAATCAAACGGAAGTGACACTTTCCGTAAATTATATTTATTTAAAAAATTCGCTACATCACAATCAATACCGATGGATACAAAAAGCATTTAATATTATTTATACAATTGAAGATATATTTATATAAAAATAAAAAATTTAATTATGAATGGAACTCCTCAAATCCGTATAGATGTTTTCATAACATTTGAGCCCGTTCTCTTTACATGACGGACCCGTATTATATAACCAATCCGCCAGTTTCTCTTGCTCATTCGGTATTGTCGTAGATGGCATCGTATAAAATTGACGCGGTAATAGGGATTTATTATAGAGATCGTCAGTCTCGCGGAATACATTCTCATTAAAATACTTGTTCATATTTTTATTTATTTTTGAGTTTTCTATGGAACATGCCGAGAACATGTTTTTATCCAATACATTCGGGTTCATAAACGGATTGGACCTCGTCGGTTTAATACACTTGCTGTTATTCACGATATCCAGGTTATTCTCATTTAAATACTTGTCAATCTGCTTGTTTTTATCAATTTGATAATTATATACAATGATAGAAATTATCATAATGATAAGCACAAATAATATATATTTCGAATCATTAAAAACAAGGGTGAAAATAATCCCTATAAATAACAACGCCCTTATAATGGCATTGAGTTTATCTTCAAACGTCATATTAATATCAGGAATTAATATAGGTATTGTTAGTATATTCAAATTATCTAACCAAAACATCCTTTTTTGTTCTTATCTTATCCTAATATCTATATTATTTTTAATTAACTCGTTCCTCCTCCTTCTTTTCGTTTCGCTAGTGTCGACTTCAGTTTATTCACAGTCGCCAACTTTTTAAGCGCGGGTTTATTAACAGTCTGACGAGAACCTCCTCTTTGATTCTGATTCATATTACCCATCATATTTTTAAACATATCCATTCCTTCTTTGTTATTCATCATAGACGACATCATATTCATCATCGACGCCATATCCGGTGGATTGGCTCCGCCTCCTCCACCCTGCTTTGATCCTTGGTTTGATCCTTGGTTTGATCCTTGGTTCGCACCTGCTCCAGCATTCCCAAAGATACCACCAGGCATCACCGACGCAAACTTGATCGCGTCCTGAAGCAGGTTCTCTTGTTTCAATTCACCTGACGAAATCTTGCTTGCCATTTTTCTACTAACATTTGAAATAAGTTCACTAAACCCGCTATCGGGATCACCAATCGCCTTTAAAATATCTCCATTATCACCAATAGACTTTTGTAATTTCTCAACATCCACATCCTCTAGAATTTCCTTTGCGAGTTTCCCAAGCATCGTATCTTCCATCCCTGACATATTAAACCCCGCTGTATCCTTCTTCTTTGTTTTTAGTTCGTTCAATCGTGCGATAAGTTTTTTATGCGATTCATTCGTAATACCATCCAACACAATCTCATTCTTCGTATCTTGAAGAACAGATAGATACAACTTCACATCATCATCGCTTAACTCCGACATAAATAAATAAAATACCGAGAAAAAATGATGACATACCGAATCATCATTTACCAGTTTTCTTATCGCAGAAACCGTAATATTTTTATATATACATACATCCTTCACGTCATCCGCAAGAAACCAATCATCCGTAGCACTTATATCATCAATACCAACATAAGAAGTCCAAAAATCTTCAGAGATAGACTTCATATAAATCGTGTATTCATCTGACGATTTATCCAGCGTCGTATAATTATCGCGAATCGCCTTTAAAATCGTCTTTCCAAATGCTACTGAATCGTCGTCCGATTCACATTCCTTCATTTTCTTCGCGGATGTCTTGATTCGCTTTATTAAGTCAATATAATATTGATTAAATATAAATTGATTCGACATCTAGGTAGTTCTATAAAAATATATTATGATAAATTCCTTATATAGATTTTACTAGAACTTTTGCGAGTCTCGTAATTTCTTTAATTCTTCTAGTGATTGATTTGTTTTTTCACTTTTTGTCATTGTTCCTTCGCCTCCGCTCCCACCACTTCCTTCGCTTGTAGAACCAGATGAAATATTCTTTATACCGTCGCTAATATTACTGTCATTCGTTATAAAATCCCATCTATAATTTTTATCACTTAATTCTTTTGTATCGTCTTCAATGTTTGAGAAATTATCCGAAAATGATGCGCTATTTAAAGTGAATGCCATAGGTTCGTCATCCTTATCGCTTCCACTACCTTTACCTGTATTCACCAAAGGTATCATCTCGTTATCGCTCGTTCCAGCCACTGATCCTGTCTTATCCAATCGCGTATTTTGCGTACTACAAAGAATCCCTCGTCCTGGCAATAATAGATGGTCGAATACCGCTTTCCCAAATAATAATTCTTTACTCGGTAGTATCATAAACGCAGGGACAGAGTGGATCTTGCTTTCAATACCTATGTTTTTAGCGCGCAAATCATCAATAGACACGAGTTTAATGATTTTATCCTTGTCATATCGTTTAATGTGATCTAATAACATCTTGCAATGATTACAATAAACGCTATAAAATAATATCATTTACACATATAGTTATAAAAATAAATTTCCTTTATATACTAAATAAAAAAAGATAAATATACATATATCACTTATCACCTTACAATCATACTTCATTCAACCCTTTCAAATACGCACCAACGATTGAATGAACTGAAGCGTTTCAAATCCCTATTTTGTTCCATGTCCATTTCCTTAATTGCCTTGTAAAGATTCTCATTTGTCTCTAGCAATCCTTCCACATTACTTTTAATTCGATTAAAGGTATCAGAGAACATCTCGCTTTCTTTAATATTCAATCCAAACTCCCTACACTTTTCAACTAAAAACGTATAAGAAACGACGTATTCGGGAATCAATTTGCTCGTCGTCTCAATAAATACGTTGATCTGCTTATTATACTTTGACGTATCCTCCTTGTCGTAGCATCTCAGTATTGCCCATATCGGTTCTCCGCGATCATCCGCGCGACTCGATAATTTTTTGAAACCCTCAATCTTATCCCCGCCGTTATTCTCTATCTCATTCTCAATCTTTTCACCATCCATAAAGGTACAGAAGAATACACCACCATTATTTAATAATTCGCTCACGTTCGATAAGAAACCGTCCAGCATCTCCTCATTCTTAAAGAAATAATGGATACCAAACATACACGAACACGCGTCAAACCCGTTCGCACCCCTCCCAATAATACGATTGAACTGTGTATCATTCTTCTTATTCCCTTTACCAAATACCATTTTAAGCACATTATAACTTTCGCGATCGTCTATCGTAGGGTCCTCATTATTTACAGCACATTCACCATCCATTATGGACTTGGCACAATCTCCCACCGCAAATACCATATCAGGGAATCGCATATTGTTATTATTATTTTTCATATTGATAAAGAAACGCTTACGCTCTTTTAACAATCGCGCGTATGCCCCGTGATTTGGACTATAGATGTTGTTTTTTACAAGATCAACCCCTAACACAAACCGATAGTCGTTTTTTATCCATCGGTTGAGGTCTCCTCCCTGTCCACATGCCAATTCCACAATACTACCCTTTCGGGGCGGTTTTGAATATAGCATATCCTTTACACCGTGATTGTGGAACACCAACATTTGATGCGATAACCTCGCGTCCTTTTGCATTGTTCGCGCATAATAAATATCGTTTGCTCCTAGTTCGGTAACATCCATATTATTCACAATCGGCTCATTGCCGATAATGTTGTTTTGAGAAATAGGATTATGGATTGATCGCCAAATATTACAGGCTACACTGAAATCATTCAGCGTCTTTGATAATATGCCTTGACGGTAGATACGCGTCTTATCCTCTCTGACTCGCATCGGTTTCCATCGCATAGAAGGATTCTCCTCGCTACCGTCATAAGAGAACTCTACAATAATCTCGTCTTCTATTTTATCGCCATTATCACATCGTATCTCTTTGTTCGCTCGTATTTTAATAAACGAACTATCAATCCCCTTTTCGTAATAGTATTCGGGTTTAAAGAGACGACATACATACTTCTCACGTTCCTTTATCGCATCGCGGAATTGACTGAACTTGTAGATATAATTAAATACATCATTCATCGTATAGTTATCAATTTGCGATGCGTTATAACCGACGTATAACTTAAATTCAGCATAACTTACTGTATCAATCGTAATTGTCCCAGAACGTTTCACTAAGAAATCAATACTATTCTGCTCGGGCGGTTTCCATTTTAATACTTTGTCCCATCCCAGTTTTTCTGTGAGTGGCTCCGGCTTATTCGCATAATTTGAGAAGACGGCGAGTTTCGCAGGTGTGAAAATAAGACCATCTATTTCATATGGATAGATCATTGTATTCGTTAGTATATTTTTACAGTCTCCTAAAATATCTTTTGAATACAGATGTTCCTTTACAATGTAATCAATCGCAAACTCATTCTTACCCTTGTTTTTCAGAATTTTATCAGTCTTCAATAAATAACTATAACGACTTTCGCTATCCCCATCCGCAATTAAAGGATGCTGAGTGATCTTCTTTCCGTTATAATAATACATATCAAATGAGGCGTAAAGACCGACTGCTGAGTTATCCTTGCGTTTATTACACACTATATATTCACCATCTATTAGTGAATTATATAATTCGCTCGTGCTTTTTAGACCAGTGTCTATCACTTGATGCGAGTTATTAATCAAATACACGCCACCTACGCTATTGATATACATTAAAAGACGTTCACCATCCGCTTTTTCAGTCACCGTATATTCCGTCAATACGCTTGTAATCCCGTATCCATGTTCATAATCGCTCGGGTTGAGCATATTCGCACGTTCTAGAGTGAAAGGTTTAGGGGTTAAAAGTGGAGGTTTCTTATCATCATATCGCCTCGTGAAGATGTCGTTTTTTACAAGCAGACCGTAGTCTTTTATCACGTCTGCTTGCTGATGCTTAGAGATGATAAAGGTATTTAAATGTAGCGCCTGTTCCATTTTAACAATTGCCGGAATTATATTCTCTTTATCTGTATTTGTTATATCTATGTAAAACTCGTATTGTTGAGATTTATTGATGATATTCGCTTTATTCAATGCTAAATGGTAGTCCTTCTCGTCTGCTTCGTAATAGTCGCGGTCATGCGATTTACAAATATTCACAATGTATTTGATATTCGTCACACTGTCAGTATAGGAAATACATTTATTTATTTTAAAGTATTTGCGCATATTAGCCCAGTTCGCGACAGGAGTCGTTTCGGTCTTCCGCAAGTTTAAAAACGTAAGCGTTGAATTGAAAAGCGTATTCACGACGTTTTTAGAGACGGGATTGTGAGTATACCACGTAATGTTTGCGTCGTCGCTTTTATATGTATTGTGATTACAATAATATAATATTTTCTTAGGAGTCTTGATAACAAGTAAATAATCGTTTGCGTATGCGTGTAATGTCTGTGGTTCCGTTTCCTCTACATATCCCTCGTTTTTCATTATATTTACAAAGTTATAATAGTTATCCTCGGACCATATCTCGGTATTCTCAACTTTAATCACATTCTCCTCGTCTTTTACAGCTTTCGCAGGGATAGCGCCGATTATCGTGAAAATAGGATCGTCTTTTGATATTTCCATTTTAATTATTATGTATTATCTAATAAATATAGATATTATAGATTTATATATCAGTTTTTTATATAAATAAAAAAAATGATATATTCTTATAGATTACCATACATTTATTAAAATAGAATGTCAAAACTGTTTATGCCCATCAAATTTAATACAACCATTATATTAACACCGAATGAATTGAATAAACATTTTGAGAACAGCATTCTTACGAAGATCAAGACGACACTAGAGAACAGTTGTAGTAAGCACGGATATATTAAAAAGGATAGTATAAAAATCATTAAGCGATCGCCAGGATATATCAAGGAGGCACATTTTAACGGTAATATAGCCTACGATTTAAATTGTATCGCGGAGATCTGTAATCCGGCGCAAGATTCTATGGTGAAATGTATTGTAAAAGCGAAGAATAATCTAGGGTTGCTCGCAATCGGAAAATACGAGGATATGGCAATTTTAGAAGTTATCATACCGAAGATCACCACAGGGATTCTTTCTGACGTGAATATTGACAACATTAATATAGGCGATGAGATTAATGTCATTGTATGTGGCAAAAAATTCACCTTGTATGACAAAATGATATCTATCATCGGGCGAATTATCAAAGATAAAGTAGATGACGACATTAGCGTAATTGAAGAGGACGAAGACGACAGTCCTTCGATTGAAGACGAAGACGAAGATATCTTGGCGTATGAAGATGATGTATTGAATGACGACGGAGACGTATATGATGATGAGGAAGAAGAAGACGTAGATAATGTAAGGAAAGTTATAATTGACGAAGATAGCGATAAAATCAAAGGAGGGGAATTTAGTATGTTTGAGAATGAAGAAGAAGAGGAGGAAGAAGAAGAGTTGGACGAGTTGGACTTGGATGATGACGACATAGACGATGACGTAGATGACGGAGATGTTGACGAGTTGGATGAATACGAAGAATAGAATAATAGAATAATAGAAATTACTATATAAAAATAAAAACTACTATTATTTAATAATGAATAAAATAGATATATGCAAAGCGATACAACAGAATGTATCTAAATTGACGGAAAGCGAAAATTTAGAATTATTCAAAATAATATTGGATACAAATGCAAACTATACAAAGAACAACAATGGTATTTTTTTAAATTTAAATTGGATTGAGGAGGAGTTGCTTGTCAAAATAAATAATTATATTATTTTTTGTATTAAATCCCAGAATGAAATATCAAAATACGAGCTTATGAAAACAATGTTAAATGATAGCATTAATACAAAGGATTCAGCGCTAGACGAAGAGTCTAGTATTGCCATAGCGGGAGCAAATATAGATGTGTCGTATATTACGACCGCAGACACAAGCAATATGAATATAGACGCTTCTATACCGGTTAGCATAGCACCCAAACAAAAGTTCTCGTCGAGTATGAAATTTTATTTATTAAAAAAGAAGTTTATGAAACAGAATACGTGCTATGCTACCTGTCTAGACAACGATTTAACATATGAAGATTATTTAATTACATAAAAAAATGACACGCAATACTATTATTACACAATATACGATACTGAATGATAGAGATCCTCTATAATAAATTAGGGTCATTGAATGATCTATCCTTGGCAGAATGGAAAGATGTAGAACCTGCGATTTTTAATCGTCACACTCAGTATTTGCGAGAAACACTTCCGGAAGTCGTCAAGGAAATCAAGGAAATCAAGGAAGTTAAGGAAGTTAAAGAAGTTAAGGAAGTTAAGGAAGTTAAGGAAGTTAAGGAAGTTAAAGTGCCAACAAAGAAGAATGATTCTGTAAAAGACACGAAGACGACGAAGTCCACGAAGACGACTACTATTAAACCACTAGATATCATCGCGGATGAAACGACCGCTTTTCGTAATTCAACAGACTATATAAAGGATGCGCTAATCACTTTAATAACAAAAGATGAGTTCTCAAAGATATTCGGAATGACAAAGTGTGCCGAAATAATGTCAGGAATTGTCAATAATCGCTGGAATAAATCAACAGCATTATTTATATCCTTCCTTCTAGATAAAGAAGTTTATTATAATGATAAAGTTATAATATATAACAAGGATAAAAATAAAGGAAGGATTACAATATAATTTATACAATATATAAAAATGTTAGGTATTTATTATAATTAGAAATGAAACGACAGAAAACCTTTTCGCCTATATTAGAAGCGATCGCCGAAGACGGAAAGATGAAACATTTAACTACCTTTGACAAGGCAATTATCGCCGAATTCGCTGGTCTATGCGGGTTTATATAAAGGAAATAAGATCAGTTTATTTTTACGAAGCAATATGTTCGCAATATGACTACATAATACCTTTTTATTTTTCATTTTCACTTTTTCACCAGGAATCAATTGACTAATCATCATATTATGGTCTTCTTCCGTATATGTATCGCATACTCTACCTGTTTTCTTACCGTCTCCAGTTGTAAATAGTTTTAATATATATTTATTTTTTACACGAACGATAATGCCCCAGGGAGTTTTCTCATTCGTCATATCGTGTGGCACGTATTGCTTATTATTTATACGATTACTAAAATATTCCGTAATATACTTTGAATTCGGGCGTATATTCTGCTCGCTTAAGGTGAGCGTATTATATAGTTTAATACTCTCTTTTATTTTCTTCATTTGCATATCGTCAATCATCTTTATATATTCCGGATGACTCTTGTATTTTAGGACAGCTTTCTTGTCATTCTCGTTATATTGAATATATGTATTATCAACCTCGCTATTTTCGCTATACATATTGATATACCCGATATATTCATTCGTATTTTCCGTATAGGAAGGAATATCATCTCCTTTTATTAAAATCCCTTGACGATAGAGACATTTACTTATAAACTGTATATTCTTGTCAAAGGGATCTAGTGCCTGTGATGGATAATACTTCAAAATATATAATATTAATGTTTTGAAATCTTCAGCTGTTGTATTTAAATAGAAGGATATCGTAGTTTTATAGATGTCATTTTCATCAATCTCTAATTTATCTAGAAGTTTTTGAATCACCACCTTATCATCCGGTGCCGGACTTGCGTCTTTTGCTTCGCTAGCGGGTTTTACGATGTCTAGCATATCGTGATTATATCGTATGATTTTATTAGTATTCTCTTGAATATCAATTGGATTTATTAATAGCCCGTCTTTATACCTTGTGATATACTTACCACGCAGAAAGATACTTGGATAGAGTATGTTTTTAATCGCATACATTAAAATATCATTGTCAATATTGCCACCCATAGCGTCTTTTAACATTTCAAAATCGACATACGTGTTCGTAGTACCCGTAGTACCCGTAGTACCCGTAGTACCCGTAGTACCCGTAGTACCCGCAATAATCGCCCGTAGCGCGGTTTTAATACTCGGTAAAAGATGTTTGTAAATTTCACTACGAAACCCGCTTGTGTTAATCGTACGACGAATATCTACATTACATTTCGGTTCATCTTTCGCGTCATCTCCAAAATGATATTTGATCACCGCTCCTTGCGATGTCTGAATATCTATATTCTCTAATTTAAAAATAGATTTTGGGAAATAATTAATATTTTTCATTAAATGACAATCCACCGCGTTATCCATAATCAATTTATCAATCTTCTTGCTCTCAATGTATTTCCGTGTGGAAATCCTGAAAGCATTGATATCTATACTTTCTCTATTCGCGTCCTCATTCACACTCGCATGCATAAATACCGAAACGTTGCGTTTTTCGATTCCAAGTCTATTATGTCTACAATTACGGATACCGCGTCCTATAATTTGGTCGGCGCGGTTAAAGTGATACCATGGCTCTATCAAATGGATCTCGCGCGTATTATAGAAACTCAACCCTTCACTTGCTACAGGTGTGATAAGGATCACCTTTATTTTCGCCCCGTCATGATTGGCATCACTATTGATAACTTTAATTAAATCGTCTATCTTTGTATTCCCCATATACTCCTTTTTGTCGCTTGTAAGAATACAGTATTTTGGATTGCGAATACCCTCATACACCGGTTTATCTTTTACGATCTCGGCATTTTTCAAGATATTATTGGTTCCTTCTCGAGAATATCCTAAATGCTCAAGACATATCGCGATTGGGATAATACCTGATATTAAAAAGCGCGAATATATAACGACGATTCCTTTTGATTTGCGAATAAAATTACAAACATTCAAAAACTTTCCCGAATATTTACCTAAATGGTCTTCGTCCGGCAATAAAGCATTTTTATACCCTTCTGTATATTTTAACTCGATAGGGTCAGTATCCTTTGTTTTACTAAAAAAATTATAAAATCCCTTGATACCAATCTCATTATCATATACAATATTCATTGGTTGTAATAGTTTCATATTATTATTTTGTTTCTCGTCGTCGCTGTCGTCGTTCACATCTCCTGATTCGCTTGTTCCTTCGTCATCATCATCTACGTCTCCCGCAAACTCTATATTTTCAAGTGAATCGACGAGTTTCTTTTGTGCGTCACCTAACACAGAGATTACGATCTCGTCGTCTATGTTCTTCAACCACCCGAGATATTCTTTTTTAATCGCCTTATTTGTCATATCTCTCGTAGGCGCGTCCTCTAATACTTTAATACCGCTAATGCTAGGATTTAACTTTAAAGCAAATGTGAAAGGGTTCTTACCTTTTAAATATGATATATAGCGACCTGATAAGTTCCTGATCAGTTCCGCGACATTTGCGTCGTCTATTGTGAAGGTCTTGTTGTTAAATAGTTTTTTGTGTTCTTGTAGAATATGAGAACGCTTGTCATTAATAAGTAATAATTTTAAAAGTTCTAAGATATCTCGTGGTTCATTATACATCGGCGTAGCAGATAATAATACCAACCTGTTATTTACGCCTTTTTCTAGACATTTCATTAACGCAAGATAGGTATCTTTGACCTTCGTATTCGTACTACGTATATTATGCGCTTCATCTATGATGATCACCTTATTTTCTACAATTTTATTTGTATAATTATCCTTTATATATTTGGCGAATCTGTCATACGTAAAAATATTATAGCGCGTTTTAAGTAATGCTTTCAGTTCGCTTTTCAGTTTCTCTCTGTTCTCTTTATCCAATGTAGATTTATAGATGTTAAGTAATTTTATATAATTTTGGTCTGTACATTGATTCGTCAGTCCATCTAGCGTATCAAAGTCATCTATGTTAAATACCTGCGATTTAAAACTATTCTTTAATGCTTGAGGCATAATCACCCAAACCATCGGTTCAGTGGTGATTTGCGAACTTAGTAGCGCCTCAGTGATTGTAATTGCAGAACACGTTTTCCCAACACCGACACCATGATATAATAAAGCACTTCTATAAGGCGTTCGATACGAAAGGAATTGTCCTATAAAATGTTGATAAAGCATCTTGTCAAACTTTCCACATAACTTCGCGGATACCGCATCAAAATCCTTGGCATTTTCTATAATCGGGTAATCAGGTATTTTATGAATTAAAAACTCCTTATTATAGGATATCTTCGATGTAAAATCTGGATCATCCAAATCCGGATAATATAATTCAAATCCCCGCGATTTTGGCGAAGACTTTGTGGACGATCTGGCGGATACAAGGGAAGAACTAGAAGAATTTGACGACGAAATCTTCTTTGGTGGTCGTGGTACATATGGTATAACGGGGACAGGAACGGGAGGTATTTTCTTTGCGGGTCTTCCTTTCTTACCATTATTTTCGCATTTCCCGGTGATTTTACTTCGCACAGATCCTTCCTTACATTTTAAAACACATCTTCCAGTAATTGGATTTCTCTCTTTATTATCAGGACAGGAACTTTTTTTTATCATTCACTTTCTATTTAGATTAAAGAAGATTTATAATTCTATTGCAACCTTATAACTATTATTCATAATATTGCAAAGTATTCTTATTATCTATTACCCTTTATATTATTTTTATTATTTTTATATAATAGATAATGCTAAAATCAGCTCCATTACCAAGGAAAGCAAAATCAGCTCCATTACCAAGGAAAGCAAAATCAGCTCCATTACCAAGGAAAGCAAAATCAGCTCCATTACCAAGGAAAGCAAAATCAGCTCCATTACCAAGGAAAGCAAAATCATCTACATCATCACCTAAAACGCCAGTCGCCTCTCGTAAAACTTTGTCTCCTCCTCCAAATATATCTACTATAGCTGATGATCTTCGTTTGCATATTTTAAATGCTGTTTTTAAATTTGACAAGAGGCTTGATAAAGAAATTATTTCAAATTATTTCAAGGTAATGTCAAATGTTTCAAAAATAAATAGAAGTTTTACGAAATCATTACCTTCTATCACACACTCTTTTGAAAATATAAGTATTATTAATTTACAAAATTTAGAAATAACCAAAGCAATATTAGGTGTTTTGAATAAGACGAATAGAGAAAATATAACAACTATCATATTGCGTAATATTACATTTGATACTGATGAAACTCTTGCCAGCTTTTTAAAGTTTTTTAGTAAAAATAAAAAGCTTAAAATTTTAATATTTGATAATATCAAAGTTGATGTCCAGCCTTTTTTAATAATAATGCAAACTTTTAATAGCCTTCAATGGCTTGAAATTAGCAGATTAGAACTATCATATTATTTGTTTTACGATTTTATAAAAATTTTAATAAATTCAAAATCCCTTGAATATTTTACTTTCACTAATAATACTATTGATAGACGGTTTTATACCTATCTATTTACTCAAGATAAAGACAATGATGCTTATATCAATGATACTCGTTATATGATACATATTTCTAAGGAATTTAATAATGATAGAAGTATGAATACTTGGGGTATGATTACAACAACAGATAACGGGACTATGGTGAATAATTTTGAAGTAAATATTGTGGGAAATGAATTTACTATATATGATTTTATGAACAATTACCGTAATGACTTTGCAAAATATGTTAATTTTGCACAATAGTTTTATTTTATGCTTGAAATGCCTCATTTTGCTATACTTTTTATATTTCAAAACTATTACCAAGTATAACTATAAATTATTTCCTAAAAAGGAAAATTTAATTTTTTAAAAGCAAGGAGTCCGTAATTATAGTATGCGCCTTCTTGAAAATCTCAATCCTCTCTATGTTATGATATTTAATATGCGATAATACCTCGGCATATGTAAGCCATTTTATGTCTCGTACTTCCCTAACTTGCTCAAGACAATTATTATCTAAGAATATTTTGGATTTTTCTTTTACGATCTTCGCAATATAATAAACGTGTTTATAGAGAATGTTGTTCGTGCCAAAGAATATTTCTTGAAACGGATTGATCTCCTTTGTGATTTGAATGTCGTCCTTATACAGTTGCGTTTCTTCACAAAACTCCCGAATCGCACAATCAATATCACTCTCACGAACCTTCTTTCGTCCCTTAGGGAATCCCCACTCCTGTTCTAAGTAGTTGCACTTCACTTTGCTTGATTTAATTACATTCACAAAACACATGTTATTAATTACATAATCAAACTTCATTTTTGACTCAATGTATTCCTTTGTATGCTTAAAGATGTTTTGCGACGACTGGCACCACGTATAATTCCATATCGTGTCAAATGTGTTTTCCAATAGCATCTCCTTCTCATTCTCCGTCATATAATCTACAAGTTGCTTAATGTAATTAATATCAGTTTGATTATATTTTCCGCGAACAAATTCCATAAATGCCAAACTGTCTTTTCGCTGTATCATAACATACCGTATTTCACCATTTTCGACCTTGTAGCAGATAATTCCAAAACTCATAATAGGATGCAAACAATCCTTGTATAAATGACCGTTAATACCGCAATTACGGCATATTTGAGGTCTAAAATATCCACCGCGTTGTTTTGCGTCGTCTTCTTTATTTTTCATAACAACATTATAATATAGTATTGAATGATTTCTTAAATATGTTTGTAAAAATTGATGTATAATATAATATAGAGATAAGAAGGATAGACGCAATATGAAGTTTCCCAGTTTGCTTCATTTGGAATCAACATATCAAAAACACAACAAAATCACGCGAAATCGGAAAAAGGTTAATATTGCTGATTTTCTGTATGAATGGAAATCAGAGGATGATCCAGATGATTACTTTGAAACGCACGAGAGTAGAGGATATTATACGTTGAATTACCAGGTAATCTCACATTTGCTAAGTAATCACCATGTATTATTTAATAGTTCTTATAAACGCAATGAATTCGCAAAATACACAAAGAATCAAATATTCCCCGAAGAAACACTTGAATATATGAGGATACATAAAATCAATGTAAATGATTTCCTCTTCCGACAACTTCAAAATATGAAACTACTATGCGATTCCTTGATAAATAAACTTTCACTATGTAAAGATATATTACCACACTCTTCGCGGCAACTCGTATTATATCGCGGGTTTAATTATAACCGGTATAAATCGCTCCTTGAAAGAGAAACGTTGGCGATCGGCGCTATGATCACCACGGAAACTTTCTTATCTACCTCATTACAAGAACTAACAGCGATCAACTATATATATAGTAATCCACAAAAACCCGAGCATAACATTATGTGGAAAATCATTGTAGACACTGATGTATATGACATGTTCAATTATGCGTTTCTTTCCAGATCATTCCATAGTTGCGACGACAACATCCACACGCTTTACACAAACGACAATATAGGCTGCGAGTTCTTATTAAATATAGGCGCGCGTTTACAGTGTGTCGCGATAGATGTGATTACCGATTTTGACGGGATGATCATAAAGAGTGAATATAAGAGGGATTATATTATATCAAAAAAAATATATACGCAATATACGTTCCGTTTTGTCGGATGGGACTGGGATTATATACGGAATATTACTGCGAATTGGACTAGATATATGAGGTTTCTAAAATCTTAAATCTAAACGGTACTGAACATTTCCTCTACGGCATACGGTTCAACGGTATCATTCATACGCGGGTCGCTGTGAAGATTTGCGCGTTGTCGCACAGGTTCCTTCACTGTATTAAAACCCGCATCTAGTGGAGACAAGTTGTCAGACGAATCAAACCCGGTATAGTCGCCTGTTTGTTGTCTGAGGGGGCTATTATTTAAATGCTGGGATTGTTGAGGTATCATAGATTGTTGCGAAGGAGACACAGGGGGATTATATTGTTGTGCTAACGTCGGTTGCTGTGAATGATGTTGTGCGAGATCTTGGGGCATAGAGGAGGGAGCGATAGGAGGTGCGGGGCGTTGAGGGGGTCTAGGGTTATTATCATAAAGGGGGTTTCCGGCATCTTCCTCATAAGTCTTCATTATATTTTTTGCGTAATTATTGGCATTCGTATTATCGGACGTAGTATCTACTTTGTTATTCGCGATGTCTTCGCTGATCCGTTCATTCGCCATATCATAGGTAGTCATAGAGATAAACAGAGAGATAATGATCATTATACAATAGATTATAATCATCACCGCTAATACCCATGCGAGGAGCCAGCACCACCAGCGCGTATTGTAGTTTCCGCCTGTCACGATACAGGTTAGTTCAAACAGGGACATTAATATCGACGGGATCGTGATTATTAATACAAAGATTACGAATACGATTCGCTGTTCAATGGCGATTTTGCTACTGGTAAATAGGATCGCTAGACATATGATTAAAATCGTTATAAAAAGAGCGATTCCCGCATACTTTGATTGCTCTGACCCTAAAAATACATCACTTAAATTCGTAGTAGCCATTTTATATATATATTCTAATATGATAGAAAGAAAAATAAAAAATGATATTCGCTATTATATAAATACATATTCGCAATAATAATATAAACAATGGGCATTCCTTATTATTTTTATTCCTTGACACAAAAATACAATACGATACTTTCGAACACTACACCAGTTGGATTGGATATGTATTGTATTGACTTTAATGGCATTATACACAATGTAGCACAAGATATTATTCGAAAGCATAAAGGCTCTGACTCGAACAAAGATCTTATAGAAAGCGAGATTATAGCGGGTGTATGGGAGCGAATTCAATATTACGTTGAAAACTATAATGCGGGCAAATATTTAATTTGCGCTGACGGTGTCGCACCTCTTGCGAAGATGTTTCAGCAGAGGAAGCGACGCTATTTAAATATTCATAAGAATACACTGGATAATCTAGCGATAACGTGGGATACAAACGCAATTACGCCAGGGACACTATTTATGGACAAGTTGAACGATGCGTTAAACGATGCGTTAAACGGATATATTAACAAACATAATACGAATGACAAAAAGATTATTTACAGCGGTAGCGATGAGTGCGGCGAAGGGGAACACAAGATATTTCACAGGTTGAAAGATACACCGGCAAGCGACAAAATAATTATTCACGGGTTAGACGCTGATTTAATTATATTATCGCTAATGTCACACAAAGAAAATATATATTTGATGCGCGAGATGAAAGATCCGCATACGAACAGTATGGTATTTAATTATTTAAATATTAAAGAACTACGTAAAGCGATTTTATGTGAATTGAAGATGTCTTGGAATATTGTTGCGGTAGACGCGACCGACTGCGACTTAATAGAAACCTATTGTACGGCATGTTCTATCCTTGGAAACGACTTTATACCGCATCTATTAACAATTGAATTGAAAAATAATGGCATAGATACGCTACTATCCGCCGCGAAACGAGCAATACAAACCAACGGACTATTAGTCCATAACGGAGCGATCAATCACAATTGCCTCATTGATATCTTCAAAGAATTAGCAAATACCGAAGACGAAGATATACATCGAATTTGTGAAAAGTATATAAAGAAAAAGGCACCTTATTCCCCTGGTGGAACACCTGTCCCGAGCGATTACTATGGGATAAAAAACAAGGATCCACTAATCTACACGATCTATAACAGTCCTAATAAATGGCGACAAGAATATTATCGCCTTATATTTGATAATAATATATCCATTGATTCGACGGTGATGTATAACGCGTGTAATAATTACATCAAGGGTATCTACTGGATTTATTCATATTACAAAGGGTATGTGATAGATTGCGAATGGTATTACCCTTATAATTACCCGCCTACAATCAAGGATATTCTCAATCATACGATCGCGAACGAAGTGCCTGTATTAAATTGCGAGAATACGTTTGTTGCACCCTACATTCAACTCTTAATCGTATTGCCAAAATATAGCGTTAATCTACTCGCAAAAAAACATCAACGGTATATGAGTGATATATACGGCGGGTTATTCCATATGTATCCTGTAAAATACGAGATTCAAACATTTCTCAAAACGCAACTATGGGAATGCACACCAATTCTTCCACTAATTAATTTAAATTATATAAAAAAAGTTTTGGAAATAAAAAATAGTTAGATAGATATGTTAGATATTCTTCCTTCACTTACACATGGTTACACCGGGTGTATCGTCGGTGTTTTTGAGTTCCACCATACAGTGTCATAGTGTTCGCTGCTAATGTATTCAATAATTTCTTTTTCTTTTTTAGGATTAACGAGCATATTCAGCCAATAAGAGTTGTATTTGAAGATTGTAGCTATCTCAACGCGATTGTATTTTATTGATACATATTCGTCGTCTTCGTTGCAAATTTCCCTGTCTTCATCAGTAATGTTATTCATATCAATTCCAAGTCTTGTAATTACTGTGACGGCTTTTGTGAGTTCATTATAATATTTTTCAGTATTTAATATCTGCTCTATAATCATCCTTTCTTTTACACCTTCAATTATATATTGATTCTCTTTCAATACGTTTGTGATGATTTTCATAACCCTTGCTTTATGTGTGCGTTTGATGTTCAGATCTGTATCACCATCCAATTCTTCTGCCAAACGATTAGAAAGTTCCTTCTTTGCTTTTTTTGTTGATATTATTTTGATTTGTCTACAAAATTTTTCTATTTTCACTTTATCAAAACTCATCTTGATATTCTTATTGTGTTTCGCATTCTTACAAACGCAAAGCATCATCTTTGCCTTTTCAATATCAACAGATGTAAATGCTTCGTCGTTTGTGAAAATAACCTCACTGAGAAGAGCATTATTCAGTGTGTTTGTCATCGTTTGTGTTCGTTTGTGTTCGTTTGCGTTCGTTTGTGTTCGTTCTTTTGTGTTCGTTTGACTTTGAAATTTAATTTTTAAAATTTCAGATCAATTTTTATATAATATAAAAAATAATAGAACAAATGTATATAAACATATATTATATACTTACCATCTACATAACCGATTATTCTATAATATGAACGATATCTCCGTTTACAAGTTTAATAGATAAGTATATCGCTAAATTATTTAGCTTGACCATGCGAAGTATTTCTTTGAGTGTGGAATTAGAATCTCTATTCTGAAAAGACATATTGATTTCTTCACAAAAGTTGTAACCTTTTACTCCCCTCTTATTTCCATATTTAAATTTAAATGTTGTATTATCTAATATATCTTGTTTTTCCATTGTTTTCCAAATATCAACCAAAATACCCCTAAACTTCTTGTTATCTGACACAATATCCCCATCTCTATTTACAATTATAGATTCCTCAATAATTGATGATGTATAATCCTCCACGAGTTCATCATCTGTAATTTCATTATCATCTGTAATTTCATCATCATCTGTAATTTCATCTTCGTCATCTGTAATTTCATCTTCGTCATCTGTGATATATTGCGTATTTTTATATGTGATGAGGAGTGTTATAAATGTGAGGAATGCGAGGATCGCGAGAGGTAGAAGATATAAGAAGGGTAAGAAAGGTTCTATGTATATGATAGAATCTATATATATGATATATGATAGGGTTCTGATAGAATATATGAAAGATTCTATTTTTGCGAATGGTATGAACGGTTCTATAGATGGAAATGGGACGATAGACTGGAGAGGTAAGAAAGGTTCTATCGGAGTTATATTTGGGGTGTATGAAATGAAAGTGCAATTTTGAATTATTCCCGAGTATTCCATTTTTGGTTTTGGTTGCGAGTGACTTTACGTTTAACTTTATTTAAATTAAAAATAATAATAATCAATTTTTATATAATAAAAACACTATAGGTAATTCCTTATAACAAAAAGCAAAAAACAAGGCAATTCAAGACAATTCAAGGCAATTCAAGGCATACAAGGCATACAAGGCAATACAAGGCAATACAAGGCAATACAAGGCAATTCAAGGCAATTCAAGGCAATTCAAGGCAATTCAAGACAATTTACAAGGGATGATTATACTACCTGTTGTAATGTTTTATTACAA